CGGATCTCTAATTACCAGCAAATCAACTACTTGGCAAGGTGGTCTAGTTTACCTTGAGACCAGTGGCAAAGTAGAAGGCGTGACAGTCAATGGAGGCTCAACTCTGCCTGATCGTACTGCAGGTATATTTGCCGCTGCTATAACTGAATCTGTTAGCCTAGAGGTAACCGGTTGTAGTGTAGAAGTCTATACTAGGGCAGGAATATATGCTCTTGGTGAAACAATGACAGCTAATTATCACCACAATGTAATTAACGGACCAGGTGATGCATCAGCAGGAGTTCCCAATGGCATATTCTTCCTTAGAGGTGTGAATGGTTCGGCTACTTACAATACTGTAACAGACTTATCATATACTGGAGAAACATATCGGAGTACGGGTATAGGAACCTATAATGCCGGAGCTAACATCACGTTTGCTTATAATACCATCTCTAATGTCCAGAATGCCTTTGCCCTGGCTAAAAATACCAGCGGTACGGTGGTTGAGCATAATGAAGCGTACAACTGTCATACTGGTGTCAAGATGGAGTCAGGTGCTGCCAACAGCGTTATTCAGTACAATGACCTACATGACAATGATTTTGCCATACGCTGCGGTTCTGCAATGGGTGGTGGTAATGTAGTTCATTACAATAACTTTGTGAACAATCCAGGTCTTGAATGGACTAGTGGAGACGAGACGTATGTGGGAGCTGTCTGTAACGTTCATACGACCTATATACTTGATGCCGAGAACAACTGGTGGGGTGACGCCTCTGGCCCATTTGATGATATTGGGGATGTAATGGTTCCACCTTGCGGTGGTGTCTATGTTAATGACATGTGGACATCTGGCACAGGTGATAGCGTAAGTAATAATGTAGACTACTGTCCTTGGTTGGAAGAACTTTACAGCACACCAGTTGCGAATGCTGGATTAGACCAAAATGTGGATGAAGGTGTCACGGTTACCCTTGATGGGTCCGATTCAAAGGATGCGGATGGTGAGATTGTTTCTTATCTGTGGGGGCAGACGAGTGGAATCTCAATGACCCTTTCTGATATCAATGCAGTTCAACCAACTTTCACCTCTCCAGATGTTGGACCAGATGGTGAGTCATTTACCTTCCAACTAACAGTTACAGATAATGAGGGACTGGAAGATACGGATACTTGTATCGTCAATGTAACTTGGGATAACAATCCTCCCATCGCAGATGCAGGAGTTGATCAAACAGTGGTGGGTGAGGGTGTCACGGTTACCCTTGATGGGTCCGATTCAAAGGATGCGGATGGTGAGATTCAAGGTTATCTCTGGACTCAGACCGTTGGGCCCCCGGTAACCCTGTCAGATGCCTCCGCTGTTCAGCCCACTTTTGTGACTCCAATTGTTGCTCCTAGCGGTACACGCCTGGAGTTTCTACTTCTTGTGATCGACGATGGTGGCCTACAATCTACTGATATCTGTATCGTTAATGTAGAACCGGAGCCTGAACCAGCGCCACTACGAGGTGATGATAACGGTCCTTGCTTTATAGGTACAACATCCGAATAGTCTCACCTATTGTGAGGTGCCCGAGGTTGGAAGACTGTCCAAACAGATGGTCTTCCAGCCTTAGTGAATTAGCTACTCTACCCCGACTAATGGCGGTGGTGTTGATCTCGCAATCATTGATGATTTGAAAGTTCAGCTGAGGGACGAGAAACAAACAACCAAAAGCTCGGGCGGTTAAACTTTCCGATTCTCAGTGACTTAACCGAATAAACGGAGGAGAGGCCAAGGACTTGTCTTTCTTCTAAAAAAGAGGAGGTGAAATAAATAAGAACAAGTTAAAGTCCATTTTTGTTTAAGATTTAGTTACAACTAACAGATAATGTTAAGAAGGAGAAAAGATTATGAAAAAGTTATTTACATTACTTTTTGCGTTAACGTTAATCTTTACGTTTACCGGGATGGCCCTGGCAAATGATCTTAATGATCATCCTGATGGTGATGGTGCGGTCATTAGTACTGGATCGTTTAATATCGGAGCTGGATCATTTGGTGCTGGATGTGATATTGATTGGAAAAAGATTCCCAATGGTGGAGCGTTTGGTATCAGCGGAGCCGGTGGACTTGCCGGAGCCAGTGCTTATGGCTATATAGACGGTGGAACTACTTCGGGTGATGTTTACACTATCGGTGGTGGCCTCTCTGGAACGGATGCCTATCGTTGGACACCAAAAGATCAAGATGAAAATCCTCTTGGTGATAAGAGAATTGGTGTTGGAAGTCACAGCGAAAATGAAGCCATTACTGGTGCTGGTGCTGGAATCGGAGTTGATCCCAATGGTTTTGGTAATGCCGCAACTCAAATATGTGGTGCCGCTACTCAGGGTACTCTGAATGCTTCCTATGTCACCGAATCTCCTCGGTATTTTGACACTGAGGGATTTTCCGGTGGTATTGCGGGTCAGGGTTCTATCGGTTGTTTCCATGGCGAGGGCAGTATCAATACAGGCTCTACCCCTTTAGGGGTTGAAATAGATGCCGAAATTGCCATGGATGGTTACTCATACTCCGAATCATATCGGTTTGTAGGCTGGCATAATGGGTATAAAACCGAAGGTATGGGTACATATGTTGGTGCTGGAACCGACATCGAATCTTACGGATACGGCGTCGGATACGTCGTTAATGGTTACGAACCTAATGGCAATCCTGGCCCACCTGGCCCACCTGCCTATAGTAATGTTGATGGCGGATGGACTGCTGGTGGTTTTGCTGCAACGGCGACTGTACAGAACGCCCCAGGTATAGGTGGAGCAGGAGCTTATGCAGTTGGATCCTATAGTGGGTCAGGTCCTTTGAACACCAACTACACTGGAAGTGCTAATGGTTACAGTGCTACATCTGTTACTACTGCCAAAAACATGAACGGAAGTATCAATACTGCCAGTGCAGGTATGAGTGTGACCAGCACGGTTCACTAAGACAATCTTAACCTGGTGGGGACTGTTTTCTATGATCAGTCTCAAACCTTAAAATGTTAACAACTTGAAAGGAACATAGTTACTAACTTAAGATTTAAGGAGAAAAAGTTATGAGAAAGTTAATCATAAGTCTTTCAATAATTGCGTTATTGTTTGTGTTCACCATGCCAGCGATGGCTTTTCTTGACTATATAGACGATGACAGTATTACGGCTGAGGCTAATGTTGAGGCTGTCGCTGTTGTAAACCAAATTGGTGCTCCTATTCCAAGAGCTTTTCCAATGGCCCCGGAATATCACTATCCTGGTCTAATCGGTTACTCTGGCCCAGCCATGGCGTCTTCAAACTTCCGGAGTATGAAACAGATCGTTCTGTATTCCAACGTTTGGAAGCTTAAAGACCTCCAGAATATCCTCATCAAGGATAAACTGGTAAAGAAGCATGAGTTGATCACGGATAAGAAGGTCCTGGCCAAGACTATCCGAGTCATCGTTTCTAATGGGAAAGCTGAAAACGCTGCTGTTATTGGTTTCGGAACCAGCAAGTCAGAAAACGGTGCCAACTCGGTTGGTGTGTTTGCGATGGCCTGTGTTCGAGCAGCCAAAATGGGTGCTAATGCTATCCACATGAATGCTGAAGGTGTAAATCGAGAGTTGAAGTCCTTCGGGTGGGGTATTGGTCTCGCAATGACTCGTGCATCGATTAACCATGATGAAACTGCCGGAAGTGTTGCTGGTGGCGGTACTGGTATCGCTGGTGCCAAAGCTACTGTTAAGGATAATCCCTGGTTACAGTGGACAGCACTTAAGGTAGGCAAGTAAATTATACCGGTTCGTGCCTCGGTATAATGGCGAGTGGTAGAGGGGACTTAGAATCTCCTCTACCATTTTTTTGTTTATTTTTTTGTTAGTCTTACTACTTTAAGTTTTCGTCTTATCTTAGCTACTGTCTTTTTATGTTCTGGTTTTCCCCACAATTCTTTTAATTTTGCATAAGCAGTATAGAATAGGGCTAATCCAAGATTATATAAAGACTTTCCCATCCAAGGAACTGACAGACCAAAAACAGTTCCAACTCCAAACAATGTTATTAACATAAGTCCTTCTGGACTTACAAATAAACTTTCAATTGTAAAAACACCTTTGAGAGCTAATACAATAGTTTCAAAATTAAAGTCATATTCAAGGTCTCCAATGAAAGTCATATGTAACCACATATAAAGAATTAACCCTGCTAAGACAATACCAGTAATTTTCTTTAATAGAGGATAACGATTTAGTACTTCATCTACTTTCATAGCGCCTCTTCTCACTTTTTCAAATATCTTTAATCTAAAGATTTCTCTGAAAATTTCAAACAAACCATTTCTGATAAATCCAGATAGTTCATTAAGAGCTCTGAAAATCAATCTGAGATTAAACGCAAAAGCTTTTAGTAAACCAAATATATCTCTTTGTTTGAACGACGCAACGATAGTAGACGTATTGATTTTAAATTCCTTAGATATCTTTATAAGACTTGTTTTTAGTTCTGAGAAAACTCGGACGAGTTCTCTGGAAAGTCTGAGTTTCTTAATCTGGTCCCAAAGACCTTCTGATAAATGTTCTAGAAAAAACTCTTCTGATAACTTGTTAGACATAACTAAATCTAATGCTTCACAATACATTTCATAATCAACAAAGGAGTAGTCCTCTACAATTCTATCGTATTCTAGTAATATTAGATAGTCTTGAAGGTTCATTACTTCTCCTATAATGACGTCCTTTACAGAACTGTATATTATTACTCCCACACATCTCTTTCTGATAACACTGCATATGTTACTCCACCTTTTCTTACTCTTAAACTTGTTGCAAGGATGTGACTTAAATTTGAAGATAAGGGAATATATCTTACCGCACCAACATAAGCATTAAGATAATTGGCTATACCATTTGAATTAGGATAAATTTTCATATTCTGTACTGAAAAAACAGTTGTCACAACAAAATCATCCCAATAAACATATGCATCATCTGGACTCTCGTAAACATAACACTCTAAATCTACTCCACCGGAAGGCCCCATACTCTTAGAACTTCTCTCTGTCCATTCAGTACCATTTGTTGATGAATAAACTTTTGCTGTGCCATCTGTTAATGTCATTCTTAACCAAAAAGGGGTAGATGGTATCGTTGTACTTCCACCAGTCCACTCTAATACCCAGCTTAAACCACCATTAAAACTTACAGCCCCAATATAGAAAGAAGTAATCCCATCCCTGTACATTAAATCACATGACAAAAGAAATCCGCCTGATCCTCCATAGTCAACAAGTTTTGCGCTTACATCAAAATTACCTACTATTGACTGAGATACAGCTGCTTGTGCATCTCCATCAGCGGTCAATTCCAACCTATTATTTTGTTCATTTATAGTATAAACGCCATAACTGTTACCTGTCGTCCACCAAGCGCCTAACGAATTATCGTCGAAATTATCAGAAGTTAGATCTGGATTAGTACTACCTTTACAATGCAGTTCTTCTGTTATAGGATCGTTAGTAAATCCTTCATACCAAGTAAAATATACAGAATACTTTTTACCAGATCCAGATATATTTACAGCTAGATTTTCTGGAGTACCATAGTTATTTTCATTGTCTCCTCTGAATGAACCTGTATCAGAATCATAATAAAGAGAAACAGTAGCCTGAACTACTATACCAACATAATAATTACCAGCTGTTACTTCTGGGGATGTACCAAATGTTCCCGTTTTAAATTCTTTGACCGTGTCAACTAATACAGCAGGAGTAATAGCATTACTTACTATAACACCAGGTATTGCATCCGTCCATATAACTCCTTTAATATTAGTTGAACCAGCAGCTACATTACAACAGGCAGATAAAGATGTGATACTCTTAGGGTCAGTTATATCTCCTAGTATAACAACTTTCGTAGCATAAGCATAGTCAGCTGGCATTGATGTACTTAAACTTCCACAGGTATCGTAACCGAAAATAGGATCAACCGTTATAGGATAAATAGCAGTATTAAGAAAATCTTGTGGTATACTTATAGTTAATACAAGTTGCTGACCTCTTCCAAATCTTTTCTCATCTATATTTAATTCACACCACACTCTTTTGTTTTCTGAGTCAATTGCATAAGGTCTATAGATATGTGCTATTTTACCTGTCTTGTAATTCTTCCCACCTATTCTTGAATAGTTATCTTTCTTCGTTTTATGATATACCGCATAAGAACCTATTACATTTTCTGGTGCAAAGCATCCTTCATCTATTTCTTCCTGTGTTAGTGGAGGCTGGTAGAAAAAATCCAATTCTTTACTTTCAATAGTATATTCAAGAATATTACTGTCAGGCTTCTCGTATAAAATAGTTTCGAGTTCAAATCCCCCTTCCTCTGTGCAACAAATCTCACCACCTTCTGTTGGAGAAACAGGTAAATCATATAGATTGACTTCTAATTTCTTATTCTTTGAACTCCAGCAAATTTTATCATTTATTATTTTATGAGAACCCCCTTCAATATCCTCCTTTAGACGAATAGAAAAATTACATTCATTGTCCCAACGAAGAAATTTTACCTGTGGATAAAAATTACTTTGTTTAACATCACCTATCTCAACCACATTAGAGGTCTTTCTTTCTACTCTATATGAAGTATCATTTAGTTCTATAAAAGACATATCTTATCTCTTTATGCAATCCATATACAACCGTTAACTAAATCTGTGGGTTCGTTTAATGGAATGACTATCTTTTCAGGACATGTGAGACTTGATGTTGTTGGCAGTACAACGTCGTCGGTGTCCGATACAGTTATACCAGTACCCTGCACTCCCTTTGCTCCATCACTACCTCTAACAATTGTATGGTCAGCTATATTTTCAGGAGCGGAAACACCACCACCAGCAGCTTCTTCTGGTTTTGTTCGTTCTGCCATTTATTTACCTCTAGGTTTTTAGAATGGTCGATCTTGTAAAGTTAAGATTTCACATTCAATTATCCCATTTCCGTTAAATTATTAATCTTCTTCATAACCACCCGCTTCTGAGCCCCCAACACTGAATATAAGCCCATCAGAAACTGTAACTTTAAAATTTACACCATCATCAAAATAACCTTCCCAATTTCCACTAGCTAACTTAGTTAGCCCAGCTTTTATTGAAGATGCTGAAACTTCAAAAGTACCAAGCCTGTCAAGGTAATCATCATGATCCTTTTGATGTTTCTTATTATAAGCATCCAATAATCCCCCAAGAGGAATACTCCAAAGATTGGAAGGGTTACCTAATGCTACTTTGAGTTCGTCCCGCCTAAATATGTAGAAAGTATTTGTTTGATGACTAAGAATCATAAAACCAGCTAATGAATTACCAGCAATAGCAGAAAAAGTACTTTGTCCAACAGCATCGCTACTCTCTGCTCTCAAACGCACCCAGCTCCTACCAGAATCTGCGGAATACCAAACTCTACCAGTAGAAGCAGTATATCTACCTATAGCTAAAAATATCTCTTTGGTGTAGGCCCAAATCGCGACGTCACCCACTCCAGTACCAACCATAAAATCTCGTTTAGTCCAGGTTGCTCCCCCATTCTCAGTAACAGAAACAAACGTATCGTTCCCACCAGAAGAATCGACATAAATTATAACCATATTGTCGGCATCAACAACAGACAAATCGGACAACCCGTATGTACCACCAGTATCAATATCAACTTTCGTCCAACTAGTACCTCCATCAAGAGTCTTATGAAAGTGTAGATTGCTTGCTTCAGAGACTGTAACATAAATTAAATCAACACTAATAATCTCGCATCTCACAGCTTGGGGAGAAGTATATGCTGTTGCATAGACCTTAACTGGGGATGACCAATTCGCACCACTATTGACTGACTTTGTAAGATAGAGACAATCATCGACCCCACTTATGAAAAATACGTAGATTGTGGTCCCATCCAATGAACAAATGTCAGCACACCTGACATGAATATTACTAGAGACCTCTTTCAGACCAGCCCAGTCAACCCCAGCATTAACAGACTTCTTGAAATAGAGCTTGTCACTATCTTTTCCAAAAATGACTAGAATGTTATTAACATCTATAGTCTCAAGCCTGATTGTATCTTGAGCAGCCAGATCATGTATAAGAATTGCAGCTGGCCAATTTGCACCATTATCTACAGTCTTCCTCAAAGCAGGTTTTGTATCCCAATTAATATGAGCTACATAAAACACATTATCATTAACGGCATTAACATCGGCTTGTTGAGGAGATGCACTACCTATGTTAGGGCCATATGTAGGCATAGGAGTAGGTATAAAATGCCCATCTAAGAGTAAAATATCTGTATTCTGGGCATGCTTCTTAGAGATTGAATCAAGATAGTTAGCCCTAGTTAAAGAACCACCACTTTTAAATCCCAAAGAAGTATCCTTGACATTATTAATACTTTTGTTGTTCATATCAAGGTTAGAAGCAGCTGGATTTGTCATAACACCTGCAACAGCAGAAGCTGGTATTGCTGGTTTTGTCCGTACTGCCATTTATTTGCCTCCAAATTTTTTAAAACGGTCGATCTTGTAAAGTAACATAAGTTAGAGAAAGTAATGTAGTTCCAGAAGCATTCTCAAGATACACATACAAACTATTAGTTACTGGAGTATCTCGGTTCTTAATAACAAAATCTTGAAAATTCTCATCTGAATGATCTAAGTTAATACTATCATAAGATAAGACTTCATAAATCGTATTAAGTTTAGTAACATCATTTATATTGAGAATTCTCATATTAAAATCTGTTGAGCCGCCAGAAATCGAAAACACAAGTAACTGTATAGCGTATGACTTTCCTCCAGTCGTTCTGAGATTTGGCATTTGTCGATATGAAGGTTCATCATTCGCAAGACCAGGAAGTTTAAGTTCTACTAAAGCAGTAGCATCCGTAATCTCCCACGTAGCAATGATATTTGGAGGCATCGAGTACGTAACTTCAGTACCTATCAATCTTGCAGACATTATTTAAGTCTCCTTTTAATGTTTGTTAATTAATCACCAAATTCAGGTGTTTTTTCTCTTTGAGTTTCAACCCACTTAGCCAATTTCTCTTGAGTATCGTCTGCCCATTTAGAAATTTTTGGATTCGACTTCTTCATCCAAACTTTTAGGTTTATTAGAGCTTTACTAATTTCTTCCCAACCCTTCTTTCTAATCAAACCTTGGAAATGACTCAAAGGAAGTTTCTCAACATCTCCTCCTTCTGGGACTTCTAATATTCCAGGATGTTTAACAGCAATCCTAACTTTCTGTTCAGTTTGATATAACCTGTCTAGATAACCCGTAATTGGATTCTCTCTCATTTCTTTCGTTGCTCCTAATGTTAAAGATCTGATCTAAAATTTCGACCCCTTAAGTTTATATTGAACTTAGAAATCTAGTCTTTTTACCAGCTCTAACTAGTTATAATCATTGATACTTTTTTCTGGAAAATTCTAAAAAGTAACTTTCTCAAATCTTTTTATAAGTATAATTCCTCTAAATAGTCAATAGAAACATTCTGGTAGTTATGATTCCTATCTTTTAGCTTTAACCTTTTTAGATTCCCTCCTTCTCTATAAACTACATGAACCCAACCATCTGGCGGGAACTCAAGGATTAAAGTCCGAAATTCAAGATTCTTATATATCCACTTAATTACATCTAACAAAGTAACTCCTTCTTCTAATGGTTCTATATCGGAAGCTTCTCCTCTACAATGATTACTATTTATACTTCCACCTATAGCTTTATTTAATTTTTTAGCTCTGAATCCACTAGTTATTCTAATTCGTCCAAAGTGGTTTCTAACTGGTTGCAGAACCATTACAGCAAGGAGCTCAATCTTTTCCCACTCTTCATCAGTAGGAATATTATTTATTCCAAGTCTTATAGCTGCGTCTGATTTAACAAATTCTTTATATTTAAAACTTGGTGCTCCAGGAATTCTTGCTTGTAAATCTCTCATTCTATCCTCCCGTTCCTCCTCCAATTACCATTCTTGTAACAAGATATATAATCACTGCTTGAACTATTAAAAAGCCCATACCAATAATTTTATTCATATACTTTTCTGTAAACGAAACTTTCTGTCCCATCACAGCAGAATTAGTTTTCATATTTCCAATACTTGTTGTTAGTTCATGTTCTACTTCAAGTCTCTCCTTATGACAATCTTCATAATGTTGTCTCGAATCTTCCGTACATTTCTGTACATTATCCATCTTAATTTTTAACACGTCTATTTTACCTTTTAACTCCCCAATCTTATTATTACTATCGTCAGTTCTATCATAAATATCTTTAATATCTTGCGGCACAGACTCAAGTTTACCTAATAGTATCAGTATCTGTTTGTATTCCTCATTGGCAGGCATAAATTGTCTCCTTATTCAAATAGAGATTGAGTTCCAGTAGCTCGTGATCGTGTATTATATAGTTTACTTAATTTGTTACCAGGAAGATTTTCATAACTGTTTCCTTGAAAAATTCTAATATTACTTTCTAAAGACTTTAGTTTCTCAATAAATTGATATGCAGAATCGACAATCTGAATTTCTTCTGGCTCAGGGTCAGTTTTATTTTCTAAAATCTTTATTAGAAAATTGAGAGTATCTATCATCTCTTTACTAGAATTAAGTTCCTGAAGGAATTTCAGAGTAATTTTATTTACCTGTGACATAACTTATATCTCCCTAGTTTACTCTTATTTACTTTTTTTAGGTTTCCTACCCTCGAAAACGCAACCACATGATTCACAGTAGAATATAAGACCTTTAATACCTTCTGGATCGTCTGGTAGGGGCGATGGACGTCTTTTTTGAACATCTATTTCTGCGTCACATTCTGGACATTTAACTATGTCTGCACCTAAATGATACTTTACACCATGTTGTATAACTTCAAATTCAAAACCCATGTTATTAACCTCCTGGTTTAGTTTCTTCTATAATCTCAATAAAAGGTAGATTAAGAACTTCTTGATTTCCAATCCTTTCACCACTATTTTTTACCATATCAGATATCGTTCTTAACACAACAATATTTGTATTCCTCTGTTGTTCACTACTTTTCTCTACTCCAATTAATCGATTACTTAAATCTTGAATCAATAGAAAAGTTCTTCGAGGAGCACAATCATGAACTAATAATGGTTGTCCATCTCCTCCTGGTTGTTTGGGTTGCCACCAACTTTCAATATAATTAGGACATTTATCTTTAAACTTCTTCCACATAGGACATTCGCCTTTTCTACATGTATCTTCCATGAATTAATCCTTTCTCGCCAAAATTCCTACATATGCCTGCGGTCTCCATGTACTTGGAGTTCCAGAATCTAATGTATTCCCATGATTATGAACATCTCCTCCTCCTGTACTACTAGTTGGAACAGTATTTGTAGCATAAGGAGAAAAATACAAACCACCCTGACCACCCTCAACTCTCCAAGTATAACGGTCTGGCCTATCATGTGTATGAGCTGGCATCTCAGCTTTTGTTAATTGATGGTCTGCCGTAGTATGTAAATGATTTGGTTGTACCCATGTTCCAGCATTATTTCCACCTGCTACATTATATGCATTAGCTCCACCCTTTACTGCAAGTAAACTATCAGCCGCAGCAATTAAAGACCATCCAACAGGAGATACATCTTGATAGAACCACATGCTAGAACCAGATGGAACAGGAGGTCCAGCTGCTACGGGTCCAGCAGTCCATGCCGACCCATCACATACAAAAATTCCAGTTTCACTCCCAGAAATAGTAGCAAGTAATGTAATTCCATTGCTAGCATAAACATTAAGTACATTCCCACCATCCGTATTAGTTATCCAAAAGATTATACCATCTGAGTCTGCTTCAGTTGGCAATGTTATCTTTCTATCAACACCATTTGGATCTAAGAATTGAATCCTTTCACTATCCGTTGCTAACGTCTTATTTGCATTTAGAGTCTCAGTATTAGTACTTTGTGAAGACAATATTAATAGAACGTCCGACAAAGAATATCTTCTTTCAGTCACTTAACTTTCTCCTTATTAATTAATCTTTTGTACAAATAATACCAACTCGTGCTTTTGGTCTATAAGTATTTACAGTAGCACTATTACCTGTATTACCATGATTATGTGCTTGACCTCCACCAGTATCGCCTGTATATACAGTTTCAGTACCACTTCTTGTATTTAACCAATTATCAGAAGACGAATATGTCAAACCATATGTATTATGAACATAACTATGGTGATGTACCGGCATCTCAGCTATCGTTAATGTATGGTCATCTGTAGTATGTAAATGGTTTGGTTGTGTCCACGTTCCTGCACCGCTCCCACCAGCTACATTATATGCATTAGCTCCACCCTTAACTGCTAGAAGCTCATCTGTAATTGTTCCATCAATAGTCCAACCAACTGGTGCTACGTCTTGATTAATCCACATTGGAGTGCCAGTTGGAATATCAGTTCCATATCTTCCAGAACCAGTTGCGCCCGCTCGCCAAACAATACCATCACACATAACAAAACAAGACTCAGCTCCGCTAAGATAAGACTTAGGAGTAACTCCATCACTAGCATAAACTGTCAAGAGATTACCAGCTGGTCCAGCAGTATTGGTTATCCAGAAAATTATACCATCCGAAAGAGCTTCAGAAGGAAGTATAACATCTCTATCAGACCCTCCTGGGTTTAGGAACTGAACTCTTCTGTCGTTAAAAAGTAGAGTTTTATCACCAGTTAGTGTTTCAGTATTCGTTCCAAAGGATATAATTTTTGCAAAAACGTCTGGCAAATTCCATTCTCGTTCAGCCATTAGCTATTTAAACTCCTAGTTAATTCGTACCAAACTGACCCGTCAAAAAGTAACGATATCGTATCGTCAGCAACTCCAATAAAATCAGCACCACCCTGTAGAGTTATGTTAACATTATGTTGAAATGTTGTATTACTATCTGTAAAGATAATACGTTTCACATCATCAGCTCTACAACCATCAAAGTTTGTAATTGTGGTTGGAGCTGAAGAATTTGTTTTCCATGTTCTATAGTCAGATAAATCGGGTGTTGCATCACCATCTGTCATTACTCCAATTCCTCTAGCAGATGGACCTGCAGGGTCTGAAGCATAGGCGTCTCCAAAAACTTCTTTTCCTAAAGCTTCAATTCTTAAGTTTAACTGTACTTCAAGTGACTTGTATGGCATAAACCAAATATCACAATTAATTGTATGACTTCCTTCTTCAACACAAACTCCAATCCACTGAGTGAAAACTGCTGTTGAATCAGTAATAGCACCAGCAGTCACTGCAGAAAGATAAACTTCTTCTCCTTCTGAAATTGTCCTTCCTGCTTCTATGGGAACATTTTCGACTTTACCATATAATCTAGCTTTTCCACCAGTAGTTTTAGTTCCAGTTTGTATCACAGCTACTTGGGCTAATGTATCAAAATCTGTAGCGATAGCAGGATGTAAATTACCGTCTGTTGCTAAGTAAGCAAGTTGTCCCACAGTACAAGTTCCAGTATCAGCTACATCTCTTAAGTTTGCGAATGATTCCCATCTATTTGATAAACCAAAGAATAACTCATTTTGGTCGATAACATAAATTAATTTAGATTCATGTTCATCTTGATCAAATGTTGGAAGAGTATATTCAACTCCTGCCCATATAGGTACATATTCTCTTTTTATAGTTACGTTTGTAGGATCGTAGTCATGGATTGACACAATATGACGAGCATCACCGTCTCCTTGTACTAAAACTGCTTTTAAGAATAAGTACGCAGCGTCGGTTATATTACCTCTTTGGTCTGGTCTAAGGATTCTTATTGAAGCTTTTGGTGATGGGCGAGCTTTTGCGAACGAATAGTTAACTGCTATGTAGTAGTATCCTTGTCGATCCCATGGATTTGTATGAGGAATATAAAAGTCTGAGTCAGTCATGTCGACTGTAAAGTTAGAAGTGAGTTCTACAAGAACTTGGTCTTTATAAACTATTCCTGTAGTTATAATAATAGCAGTAGAATCAGAAATTTCAATATCTACTGAATGGTGGTGATCAATACAATCTGCCCCTCTCGTTGCCAATTTATGGATTAGATTTACAACATTCGAATTATATGAAGCATAAGGGTCAACATTTCGTACTTGATCTGGATATATTGTGTCAGCCATCTATCTAAATCTCCTTTAGAAATTTCCTAAACGTTCGAGAGACTCCTTTTATTTTTGTTCTACATATTGTAGTTATCGGTACAAACTAACTTCGAAGTTATTAATTAGTTTTCTATATATATTAATACCTGAAGGTAAGTTTGTTAATTTCTAAGAGGAGAGATATGATGAAATAATAAGAGTGGGAGATGCCGTACTTTCACGACATCTCCCGTAACATCATTCATAACTTAATAGTATTTAATATGAGTAGTAAGTTTGTATTTTGTTCTAATTAACTGATCAGATCAGTGGCTTTTACCAAATCGTCTATTAAAGGACTATTAGAATTAACTTCGATAACTTTCCATCCATTATTACGAAGTTTCACATTTCTGGCTAAATCCATGTACCGGTCTTCATTATGCCAGAAAGCACGAGGAAATTCAAAGTCTACCTTCAAAATAGGATCAGCGAAGTCTGTAATAAACTCATATTCTAACCTTCCATCTGGAGCAAATATTCTGATCATATAGTCCTGCTCTATATTACGAAAACTTTCTTTTAGAAACCTTAAAATGTTATCCTTAGCTCTGCTCATAGGGTCTTGTTTCTTTTTAGGTAACTCTATAACAACTTCAGGAACTTCTTCTAATCTTAGCTCTTCTGGTTCTTCAACCGATAATTCTTCATCGGTTATTATATCTTCTATTACAGGCTCACCTTTTCTTTCATCTTCTTTTTTAAACAGATGAAGTTTTCCAAACTTTCCTCTAGATCTGAATTCTTTTGATGAAAGTGGAGCGTCAGGATATCTAGTTCTATACTGAGCAAGTGTTACATCATGTATCCTTGAGAGATGTTTTGGAGAAATAACGAGAAATGCTTTTCCACAAATCTGACAAACTACTTTCTCGTTTTCATCAAGCTTAGGATAGGGTAGAGATTCACTCATTTCGTTCTCCTTTCAATTCTTTTAACCATTTATAGTTTGTTCTAAATAGGAGATCTCTTGAAGAAAAAATATCATTACTTGCTCGGAGTTGCCGTACATAGCGCTCGTGAAGAAAAAGCAGGTGACTTCTTTCTAAAATATTTTTTAAAATATACTGAAAAAGATGTAGAAGCAGTAAACCAAGCGATTGAAATGTCAAAAAATGAAATGTGGGAAGCCACTATTGAAGAAGCACTAAAAGCATATAACAAATCAGGTTTAATTTCCCTTCTACAGGGTCTTCTCCTCTCTTCTGAAGCAAATGATGCAACATTACATCATTTTGTTACAGAATATAAAACAGAGGAAAAAGTTTTCGAAACTATAGTTTCTCTTGCAAACTCTTGCAATTACCATAAAGAATTACTAAAGGAATCAAGAATCTTAAAATAAGGAGTTAAAGAATGGGAAACGATACAACTACAGAAGATACAATTACAGAAAATTCAAATGAGGAAATTCAAGAACCAAAAAAGAAACAACCATCATGGTTTACTGTTATTGTTATAATAGCAATAGCCGCTATATGTTCTTACTTAGTCACTGCAATTCAGTATAAAAAAATAATGGACAATAAAGAAGAACGTATTGAGTTTCTTGAAAAAGAGATTAAAATTCACGAAGAACATGTTGAGTTGCTTACAGAAGAAATTGAAAATTCCAAAGAACAAATGTCAAAATATCTTGAACTGTTAGATAAACAAAAAGCTTTGGCAGAAGAAAAGTTGGTCAGAGATAAGAAGAACTATGAAAAACTTGTTGAGTGGGTTTATAAAAACTCTTCTAAGATCTCAAGGAAAACAGCAGAAGAAATAGTTAGTTACACGTTAGCAACCAACTTTCCACTGATGCATCTAGCCATAATGAAAATCGAAAGCAGTTTTGATCCATCTTCAATTTCGTCCAAAGGAGCTTCTGGAATCGGTCAACAGATGCCAAAGGACTACAAGGAACTACTAATCCAAGCTGGAATCATATCTGAGTGGAGAGACATCTTTAATATTCCACAGGGTGTCAAAGCCACAGAATTTGCTTGGAACGACAAATTTCAACTAGGAAAGGGCAACGTTCTGGAATCTCTAAAACTGTACTATGGAGAAAATGATAAAGATTACATAAATCAGGTATTGATTGATTATCATTATCTTGTATATTTACGTAATTTTAATGGATTAGAGGAGCAGGAAAAAAACGATGAAACAAACATAAAGCTATTAAAGTAAATTAGAAAAAATTAATTAGAAAAAATGGGGGTGGAAAAATGAACTTAAAAGAAATAAGAATAATAGAGGATCATTTCGAGAAAAAAATCATAAAAGTAGAAAATAAAGGAAAGTTTTTTAAAGTAGAATTTTCCGACAGTTCAGTAATGGTTTTTTTCAAAGCGGAAGACCTAGCCAGGAGTTTAGAGAAGATTCGTGAAGAGAGTATAAAGATTTTGTCCAAATGTTCGACAAAAACTCTAAAAGAAATCGCCAAATTCTGTAAATACAATATAGAAAATGAACCTTTGGTAAGTCTTTATTTTAACAGAGCTGAAGAACTTTCCAGTCTTCTAGAAAGAGCCTATGTTGAAGTCAACGGACCAAATATCTTGCATTTCTTCATAAAAGAAATTGATATAAAAGTCTATGGAAAGGCACAAACATTTATGAAACAAGTGACTGATTTATATACCACAATAGAAGAAGTTCTGAACTCAAAAGAAAAAGAAGTATCAGAAAAACGAAATCATCTTAGAATAGTGAGAGGATAACATGGCACATTCCAGAAATGATACGTACACACGGTGTAAGCAATGGTGGAAGCATTTGAGATCATGGAAACGTGTGCAAGCCAAACAGGAAAGGCAGGCTGCCAAGAAACGCATTTCAAGGGATTCAGTTTAATATAGTCAATTAATTGGAGAAAAAATGGAAGGAGATCAGGATGACGAAAACTTTTGAAGATCCAGTCTTTCTGAATAAAATGATTGAAGATGGAGAAGAGGCACTCAAACATCTTGAGAAAGACGATGGATCATATGTTAACACATGGTTAGAAAAATATGGCCAGCTCGTTGAAGAAAAAATAGAAGAAGACTTCTCAGATCTTCTTCAGGAGGTATTGAAGTGATGAACATTGGTTTTACAGGAAATAGATTAGGAATGTCTCGTCGTCAAATGAGAGTATTTAAAACGATAATGATGGATCTTATAATGAATACTAGAACTTTTCACCATGGTGGATGTATAGGTTCTGACAAACAAGCACATGATATTATATTTGGAATACGGAACGACAAATCTATCAACCTTACATATCCTCTAAGTGAAAATGTAAAGATCATTGTTCATCCATCAAACAATCCTGTAAGTCGAGCTGATTGTACCCTTGATGCTAATGATGAACGATTAGATGAAAAACCACCGTTGGAAAGAGATATGGATATAGCGAAAAGTTGCGATATACTTTTTACTACTCCTAGAATATTAAGAGAAGAAAGAAGGTCTGGAACGTGGGCAACTATTAGATACGCCAGGAAACTTGGGAAAATGATTGTAGTCTTAGACCCGTAATTTCAATTTAGAAACTTTAACTTCAAACTGGGATGGAATTATGAAAATAGAAAAGAAAGGAGAGTTCTGTAAGATTTGTAGGAAGAACGTTATGGCAGAACGTGAGAAAATTAATTATTTCTCACATCTCTGTCTAATGCTTCTAACAGCTGGTTTAATATCTAAATTTAAGGACCAGCTGAGAAAGAAGGAATATCGTTGTCCAGAATGTGGTAGTATAACGAGTGGTCCCACTAAAGGAGAAGTCATCCTTATGGGAGAATCTATCTTATGATGTTTAAGAATAACCTGGGATCTGCGAAAGGTCCCAGGTCGTTTTATTTTAATTTATTCTAGAAAGGAAAAAAACATGGATACAAGTTTGGTTACTCAAAAGTTCGAAGAGGTTGGCGCAAGAGTAAAATTTGGTGAAATCCGACCAACTCGTGAATCAGAAGGAGAAAAAATCAGGATTGACATTAGAACAGATCGTCTTGGTGAATACTACCTCATCGATGCCAAAGATGAAGTTTTTGTTGATATACCTGATGTGCAAAAAGTCGACAGACATCTACTACTTTTTGCGAGAGACCCAGAGTTACGGCGATTCCTATGCGGGCATGATGAAAGGAATTGGTTCATAGCTGCAATTCCAGAAGATAGTAGAGCTTCTAATGTTAAAGAGGCGAAAGAGTCGCTCAAACCTCGGGATGTTAAATTCTCTGAAAAGAGAGCCGGTGTTAAAAAGAAAGACTCAGAAAAAAGAAGAACTAAAGCTTTCGTGAGACAAGGAGAATGGTTCTTTATTCCAGTTCCAGAATTTCAAGTTCAAAAAAGCTTAATATTAAAGAACGAACCAATTCAAAGAAGTAGAGGAACTCCTCACATGGTTGAAGAAGTTTTCCGGAGAGGAGGGGAAAATCTTTACATCAGTAGAGAATATCCAAACGGACTCTCTGAAAATAGGTATCAAGATTTGATTAAATCAAATCCAGAACTTAAAAAAACACACTGGGAAGTTCGAAGAGTCAATCCTACAGTTTTTGGAAGAGGACGGGTTACTCATAAAGATCATAAAACTATCGTCCTCCAATTCTGGCATGAGATTATAATGAATACTGAGTTTCGAGCTCGAGCTATGAGAAATGTTGCCTTTATAGATTGAGGTGTTATGATGACAGAATATGCAAAGTGTATAGGTTGTGGATATTGTTGTATAAAAGCTAAGTGTTCAGCTGCTTTAAGATTGTACCCAAATAGTAAACAATGTCCACAACTTATTTGGAATGGTGAAGATACAAGATATTATTGTGGACTAATGTTATTACCAGGAGAACTTGGTAGAGTTTATAGGAAGGAATTATATGCAGGAACGGGATGTAGTTCAAGCTTTTGTAATTCTTGGCGTAAGGATATTAAACGACGAGATAAAAAAGATATTGAAAAAGTAAAAATAATTTCTCCAATAGACCAAAAGTTCCAAGTTTTTCTTCGTTCTCTGGGTAGGCAAGTTATGAGTACTGACTTAATTAAATTAACTGTTTCAACTTTTGTTGCTGACTTAACACAAATGGGTTATGAAGAGTCTTATGCTGAATTTGTTGGAGATAATGTATTAATGTATATACAAAATAACAAACATTCTTTATTCTCAAAATTTATGGGGTAGATATGTATTATTTCAAAAACATGGCAGGAAAAACTTGTAATGAAGAAGTAAGAGAAGAATTAACACACGCTGGTATTATACCAATATATCCAGTTACTCTCAAACATTCGGAAGTAAAAACGTCTGTAGCAGGAGTTCTTGGTTGTTGGTACGATCCTGAAGAAATAAAAGTCAGTTTAAATAAGTCTAGAATACTCCAAGAAATGGACTTTTTAGAATTGACAAAGGACCTTTTCAGATATATTTTTTCGAGAGCTTGGACATACTGGGTTTGTCATGGTCCGGTACCATTAACAGTAGCTAAAGAATTATATTCAACTGAAATTGGAAAGAAGTCTGTACGAGTTACTGGTAATTGTACATGTCCACCACCAAAGGATCCTTGGTTAAATCCCTATGATGGACCCTATGGAACAGAGGGTTCAGCAGTATATTTGTATCATATTGACACAGTCGAAGGATTGAGATTATTCGTAGACAAACTGAAAGAATACAAACTTGACCAGGTTCCAAGACAATACAAGTTTAGTTAGGAGAGACCATTATGATAAAACTAAATATAGGTGAGGCAATCCAGATCTTAGAAGCACTTTATAGTTCAGACGACCCAATAGAATTTAGAGGAAAAGAAACATCTCCAAACGGTCTTCTTTATGATGACTTTGGTCTTTACGAAGCACAAGGTGCTTCAGGAATTCGAATTCAATTCCATACATTAAGTGGAAAAAAGATATCAGGTTCGTTACATACAATGGTACGAGAAAGACTAGGACTAAGCATCAAACAAACAAAAACAAAAGAACCTAAAAAAGTTGTGAAAACGTATCATTTATATGAATGGGGAATGCGAGGAAGTGGTGAATTCCATCCAGAAGTAATAACTGAAATTCAAAAAGACACTGAAATAGACTTCTCATTTAGTGGCGATTCATTTGTAGATTATTCTACACTTGCAGATGAAATTGTTCAGCAACTTGCAGACCACGGTTTTAAATATGATTGTTATTCTGATGACGACATTATTATAAAGATAACTATGTCAAATAAACAAGAGGAATAAGTTATGTTACGAGAACTTATAGAGTACATAAAATGGTTACGAGACGGTAAACCAATGCTTACTTATCCTGGTTTCCATTGTGGAGCATGTGGTCGTTGGGAGGACGAAGAATTCTCTATACCAAAACATAAATCTGATGGAGAATGGGCTGATACATGGGGATTATGTAAACAATGTATACAAGAAAGTACAGGAGTTAATCATGAAATACAAAGTCAAATATCAAAGAAGAAGTAGAGACGGTTATTCATTGAAAAACATTACAGATATATTTTCAACTGGTCTTTCTCAAGAAAAATTTGTTGAGGTTTTCAATAAACTGAGAGAAGGCAGTAGCACAATGCCCATAACCGTTAACGACGTAAAAAAAGTAAGATTTAATAGAGTAGAAGTATTTTCTGTTGTCTTACTAACAATTAGTATATTAGTAGCAATTTTCTCATTTCTTATGAAAAACTAAATAAGGAGAGACAATCATGAGAAAAGTTAAGTTTAAAGTAGTAATAACTAATCGTCGTATTAGTTACTATGCTCAAGGGAAATATTGTAAAATATACAATAAAGGTGAAATCGTAACTGCCGAGAAACATACAATTGGTATTGCAGTATTTAAAAAGAAACAGAACGCTGAGAAATTCATAGATAGACATGTCGTAGGACAAATCATAACTGTAGAACCAATTGGCAGAGGAAAAACTTTCAGTCTTGTTTTTGGTAGTCAAGATGAAGATTCATTGAATTTCTTTTATCATGAACTATCAGAATGTCCTAAGTTTCTTGATTTTGCTATAGACAGGTCAATAACACCAAAAGGAACAATCTTCTATCCAGCAGTAAAAGTATTAGATTAAAGGGATAAGACTATGATAGACCATAAAACAATAACTAAATGGTTAATAGATTTTTCTGAGGACAGAGAATCTATACAAATTGAACTTGACTCTAATGGAAGTCTTGCTGATATAGTCTTCAATGGAAGTTTTGAAGAAATGATAAAGCATATAAAATATGTGATAAAAATAGATAAAGTTTCTGTATTTACAAAGAGACAAATTCAAGCAAGACTTATCATACAACTTACAAACAAATATGGACTACAACTAAATGAGTGGTCATAGAAAGGAGAAGAAGTGTTTAATAACTTGTCCACAAAACTAAAAGTTAGATCATCAAGGTTTGCGAGAGAACATTCTAGTGGTCTCGCCAAAACAATTTTCATCTTGATTGTTGCAGCGATTTGTTTTATACCGTTCTATATTGGTTTACTTTTTTGGTGGTTGATATCTCCATCAGGATTTTGGCCAGTTTTTGCAACATCAGCATTACTATTAGTAATTTTCGGTTCAACACAAACAATATGTCTTATTATTAGCATCATTGTTATTATTAATGTTCTAGTTGAAGATCTCTAGAAACAGGAGAACATAATGAGAACAGAAGAAGAACATGTTGAATATACAAATACATATTACATATGTGAAAGATGTAACTACAGATGGTTAGGTTCTAAAATATATATTGTTTGTTGTCCTAAACATGGTGATCTTTGTGCTCATTGCGCTACAAATATAGACCCTAAGAAGCTAGTCTTCCCTTTTGTAATATGTCCAGAATGTAAAATTACAGGAAATGAAATTATAAGTTACCAGTACCAGAACAATAACCCTCCAACTGGTCCAAACTGTCAGTGGGACAAAATACTTTTGCCAGAATCTTTCGTAATAATACGAGACGATTCATCAGGTTATTGGATTGGTTCTAAAAAGGAGGCAGTTGATGAGAATAATAGTTAAAAATATTAAAGTAAATCACTACGTTTGCGAAAGATGTGGACGTGAATGGCAAGAGAGAATGTGGATAACAAAATGTCCTAAACATGGAGAGTTCTGTGCAGATTGTTCTATTTCCGAAAACGGGGAAAAGTTAGTATGTCCAGACTGTCGTTCTGAGATGGCTAGGGATATACAAACAATTACATACCCATACGTTGAAATAAAAAAAGACTTTGCAGGAGTTTGGATTGGTTCTATTTCAACTTAGAACAAAATAAATGGGGGTGAATGGCTTCGACGGGGACAATGAAATATATGTTGCGTATCGCGGGCGGCTGACCGTGTTAAAACCAGTCAAATTAAACATAGTCGCAGATGACTATTACCAAGAGATGCGCTTAGCTGCGTAACTCCGTTCTTTTCCCGTCCCTCTCCGTGGACTCGAAAAGAGCGTCGACTTTAACGGAGATAGCTTGATTTTCTGTCCACAAAAATCAGGCGAGACACTGTGGACTTAATCTTCATACAAGTTGTCTGGATACGAGTAAGAAGATGACATTTATAATCCAGAATATATACGTAGAAGCATGTGTTGAAAGTTTTCGGACTCGGGTTCGATTCCCGACACCTCCATCCAAGGTTACTGGAGAAACTAATGGAAACTATAGGAAAGACGTATGTCAGCAAAACAGACGAAGAACTGAAACAAGTCGCGTTAGACTTATTTAAGGGTATTATTTTTTCGGATCGACACTTGATAAATGAACCTAACATGCTTACTTCAGTATTCATGGTACTTCCAATGTTAGATAAAGAAAAATTAGAAGAACTAAAAAATAATGATGTACATTTCATTTTTGAGTATCTTGATAAAGCTTTGCCGAGGTCTATAAATGGCTGTCCGGCATTTATGTCACTACAATATCTTGATAAAGACGACACTGAAAAGATGTTTAAATATTATAGAGAAATAGAAAGAAAAGTTAAGTCAGTATAATTAGCGTCTATTTTAAAGTCACTGGAGAAACTGGATTATCGAGCCAACATCCAAGATGAAAATTTAAAAAGCGCTCCTAGAAGTTTCTCCAGTGACTCCTTCCTTTATTCCACATCTAATAGTAAAACAAATCTAACAAGAGGCAACTACGATGAAACGAGATTTAAGTTTCTTAAATAAAGAAATAACAAATCGAATAAAAAAGTGGATTATCGAAAGTAATAAATGGAATTGTCCATTCCTTTATAATGTTATATACATGGATCCTCAATCTGGACTTACACACCACTGTAATTATTGTGAGAAAATATTTCCAGGAATCAAGGGGAGACAAAACCCAAAGACAACAATAAGAAATTGTCCTTGTGGCCACTACGAGTTCAGATATGTAAAACGTATAGCCAATCTCATAATCAAAGAAATACCTAAATAAAGAGGCAACTACGATGAAACGAGATTTAAGTTTTTTAAATAGACGAATAATACGTCGAATAAAAAAGTGGGTCAAAGGTAGTAAATGGAATTATTGTCCATTCATTTATCAATTACCTAGCTTCAGATTATTTGGTTTTAAATCTAAACGTCGATGTTATTATTGTGAGAAAATATTTCCAGGAATCAAGGGTAAAGAAAAACCAGAAAGAACAATAAGTAATTGTCCTTGTGGCCACTATGAATATAGGTACGTAAAACGTATAGCTAACCTCATAATAAAACTAAGTTAATAGAAAGGAGGCTTACAGTGTTACGTAAAGATGGAAGAGTTAAGTTCTATACAGTTCAGTATCTTTCCACAGTATCTAACCAGTGGACAGAACTCAAGCTTGAGAACTTTATTGGTGTAAGTCAAAAAGATGCTTACAACCCGCTTGAAGAACCCTATAGAAGTTTTACATTAAGTGGGAAATGTTGGCAAACAATCGGAGAACGAGGATGTTATAACAAGAAGGTTGCTATCAGACTTCTCAAACTTCTCAATGCAAAATATACTAAAATATCTTTCCGTGTCATACATGTCGAAATGTGGCAAGAAACACAACAAGTATATCCTCACCAACACTATCCAATACCAATACCAAGGAGATAAAATGTTAATTGAGATTGATGAACATGTAATCAACAAAGTTAAAGACATCGCAAAAGAGAGCTGCGACAAAAAAACTGATTTAGATGAAATAGACGAGTTCATACAAGACATAATTGAAGAATGGATCCTTAGAAAAGAAACTTTGAAAGGTTAAGGAAGGAATTATGTTAGAAAAAAAAATATGTAAGAGATGTCGTATAAAGGAATTCAATAGTAGTAAAGGATGGAACGAGTTCACAGAATCGTGGTTCGATCCATACATATACAAAGTGGGTGGGACAGTAATCCGTCCAGGTCATGTACATTGTCCCTACCCCATACTTGAGAGATGGAGAGAGAGGGCATTAGAAAAGATAAGAAAATCTGGATTGTTCGAAAAATGGGAACTTGGTCTCATTGAAAGTCAGTTCGGAATCTTTGATTCTCAAGTACATTTAACAGAAGAAGACCCCCCACCATGGTGTCCTTACAAAAAAGAACATAGAAAAGATCTGAAAATTACATTGGACCATGGATCTAGTCTAAGAGAAAGATTTAGTTAAGAAACTAAAGTTTGGAAGGTGATGATTTTCCCACCATACCCACCAAAAATGGCGCGGAAAGCATGTTTCAGCCAGTCATCACCTTCCATTATTCATAAGAAGGAGAAACCAGATGGAAAAAGAAGATATTGAAGATCTCAAGAAAATAAGGTACGAAGTAGAAAGGATAATGAGCTCTTTCTCAAATATCAATAAGATCCTAAATTATTGGATTGAAAGGCTCGAAAAAAAAGAATTAAATACTGATGCCAAAGGAGAAGCAGATGCCGATAGCCTGTAAATATTGTATCGCTACTAAGGGACTAAAGGGAAGTGATATCGATAAACTTCCTAAAACCAATGAGGAACTTTTTCAACATATAGAAACGGAACACCATGTACCAATAATTAGGGAAAATGAAACAGAAGAAGAATGTTTGGAGCGGTTTAAAAGAGAGAATCCAGAAGCTGGTGGTCCTAACTGTAAATGTCCCGCTTGTCAACGTAAAGGAGAGGTTCAGGATCTGTTAAACGATCTTCAATGTCATAATTAGAAGAAAGGAGATAACATGTCAATCTTTCCAAAACCAGAAGTTCTTAATGAGCAAATTGAGGACGAAAAGTCAATATATAAATGCTCCAACTGTAATAAAGAATTTCCTGGAAAAGAAATGAAATTTCAAGATGGTCTTCCAGATAATTTTCAAATTGCAGGTCTGGACCAAAACCAAAAAATACCACAGTGTCCTCATTGTGACAAACTTGCGTTTTTTGGTTTTGAAAAAGTAAGATAAAAGGAAGGAGCATGAATAAGAAAAAAATAGAATATCTTTTAGATCATTGGAAACTAGGAATTCATCTCGTCCTGCATACCAATAGATTCGGGGTGAATAATGACTGGTGGTTTCAGTATCGTGAATCACTTTTTGGGTATCGACCTTGGTGGAAAACCCTACTTAACTTGATTACTGTACGTCCAATGATAAGAAATTATAAAGCTATGAAACACAGAGCTATATATCTTGGCTTTATGCATCCAGATGAAGTAAGACTTTTATGGGGTAAACACCCCTGGTTTGATGATTAAAGAGAATATCGGAATCAAGAAAGGAGTATAACTTGTGACAAAAATGATAGAACTATATATACAGAGTCCTAAAACGGAGAAAATTAAAACCGCAAAAGGCACAGTGGACTACTCTGATTGGTTAGAACAAGAAAGGGACCGGATTAGTTCAGACCCGACTCGGACTGTAGAAGTCAGGGAAAGTAAGAGTGGTGATCAAGTATCTCTCTGGGTTGATGTTACGAAACGTAAACGTATCAGAGTATAGCCCAGCGGAATGCAGCAAAGTAATTAATTTTAAACGGAAGGAGTTACTTATGGGAGAAATGATAGAATTATACAAACAAGGTTTCAAAACAGGAAAAGTTCAAACTATAAAAGGTACAATGGACTATATTAATTGGTTAAAGCAGGAAAGAGACCGGATCGGCTCAGACCCGACTCGGATTGCAGAAGTCAGGGAAAATAAGATCGGAAATCGAGCGTCCCTTTGGGTTGATAATCTTGTAGAATATTAACATACTTAAGGAGAGCGGAGTATAGCAAAGCCAAACACAGCCGAGCGCAACCTAGCGAAACATAGTTAACTTAACGAGAAGGAGAAATAGTTATGAAAGAATGGCAAATAGACATAAAAGTTAAGGGTCTGACTGATATTATGTTTGATCGTTTTTACGATCAAAGTAAAACGAAAAGACCACCCGAAGCAAAAATGTACATCAACGATGGTATTATTTCATTTCCTAGTATGAATATACGTGCTTTCCTAACTAGCCAGAGGAATGGTGGGTGTGTTCGAGTATTTGAAGGAAAGAACTGGGCAGACTATTATCGTGTCTGTCAGTCCTTTGTGAAAATCGAGGACTGTTTTATTCCATTCCTTGATGAAAATGAACAGCCAATTAAGTTCGATAACTTCAAGGAGAAAACGTTCATATATACTTGTAACGTATTGGTAGGACACGGACAAAACGTAAGTCGTCAAACTATTTCAAGACCAGTACTTAGACTGCCCTGGTTTCTCGAATTCCAAATTATACTCTTCGAGAACGAACTTATAAAGTTAGAAAAACTCAAAGAGTATTTCCAACGAGGTGGTAAGCTGATTGGCTTTGGAAATGGGAGACCTCAGGTTGGCCAGTTCGAAATTATCAAATGGGATGTAAGGGAATTACAATCATAGCTAAGCCAAGTGAAGCAAAGTATAGCGGAGCCTAGCGAAACGAAGCCCAGCATATGAAACGTAGATATCACTTAAGTTGAAAACTTCTAAGTGGTATCTACGTTCTAAGTTAGAAGTTTAAAATAAAAAATTGTAGTCTAACGGAGCGGAGTAGAGCGGAGCATAACGCAACTTAGTATAACAAAGCATCGCATCAGTTAAGAAAACAATGAAATAGAAAAATACTGGAAGTACTCCCTCAGCCGAGCAAAACACAGCTGAGCAGACCTAAGTGGAGCAGAGCATAACAAAGCATAGTAAAAACAACGAAATAAAAACACTGAAAGTTTTGGATCGAAGAGGAGCGAAGCTAAACGCAGTAAAACGCAGCTAAGCTGAGCCGAGCGAAACGAAGCGTAGTTTAATACTAGTAAAATAGAAGAAGTGAAGTATTAAAGATATTTTTTCAGTAACTAAAACTAAGCAGAGCGGAGCTGAGTACAGCAAAACAAAACGGAACGGAGCGACACATAGCATAGCATAGTAAAAATAACGAAAAATATAAATGTTATCAGAGCGCAGTGAAGCTGAACACATCAGAGTATAGCCAAGCGTAACTAAGATCAGCGAAGCAAAGAATAAAAAACGACAAAAAGTAAAATGGATATTCCGGAGCGCAGCGAAGTTTAACCAAGCGCAGTCCAGCCAAGCACAACCCAACAAAGCAAAGCATAGTCACAACGAGAAATGGAATACTAAAACATTTTTCAGAGCGGAACGAAACAAAGTGCAACGAAGAATAACGAAAAAGTTTCAAAGCGCAGCTGAGTATAGCGCAACACAACTAAACCAAGACCAGCTTAGCAAAGCACAGAACAACGAAAAATACCAAAATATTTTCATAGCATAGTGAAACAAAGCACAGATAAGCATAACTTAGCTCAACATAGCAAAACTCAACTGAGTAAAGTAATAGTAAAAGAATAACGAAAAATACTAAAATATTTTCATAGCAAAACTAAGCACAACAAAGTCTAGCTTAGCGCAGTTCAACCTAGCGAAACGAAGCAAAGCATAGCAAAGAACGAAAAATAAAATACTAAAATATTTCTATAATACAGCCTAGCTGGGCGAAGCATAACTTAGCTAAACGAAACGAAGCGGAGCAAAGCATAGCAAAGAACGACAAAGAGTAAAATAATGAATATTCCGCAGCTGAGCGAAGCAGAATAGAGCAAAGCGGAACACAACAAAGTACAGCGGAGCATAGTAAAGAACGAAAAATACTAAAACATTCACCTAGCGAAGCCTAACCAAGCAAAGTACAGCGGAACTTAACTTAGCGAAGCAAAACGAAACAACGTAAAATTGTCACCTGACCCATTTCTGAGTTAGGTGACAATTTTTTTGTTTCGAGTTCGAGTCTCGTCTATTTATTAGGCACCAATAGTAAGCAGAGCAATACCATTACTTCTAACCAACGAAGTCGCATAACGACTCAAGATGGTTAGACTTGGAGTGTGACCAAGTGGGTAAGGGTGAAGAACTGCTGGAACGTAAGGACAATATAGATACACACACTTCAGTTCTTCAACTGGTTTGTAGATCACTACCATTGTACCTTGTGTTACCACTCCACTTGTTAGAACCTTCCATTTTCCACCAGCAACAGTAGCTGAACGATATCCAAGATCACCATCTACACTAGAAGTTCCAGTATAGTTAAAGGTTTGAAGATCTTCAAGGATAGCAACATCTAGAGGATTCGCTAGAATCGTATTAGCAGCGTCCATATTTGTATCGTTGTATACTTGAGCAGAAAGTTGGTTCAATACGGGAATGATATTTTCATGCCAGTATTTAGCACCCCAGTAGTAAGTACCAGCTGGCGTTCTATTAAAGTTAGCTGTATGTGTCGGAGAATTCAGTCTGGTGCTTCCTACAATCAAGGCGTTGATAATTTCCCTGTCGATATCTAGCGCGATTTGTTGTCCAAGAATATTCACAATTTCTGCTTGCATTGAAAGATCGAATAGAGCCCGCATATCTTGCTCCATATTGATTGTCCAGTTTGCAGAAATTTGACGATCCCTAGCATACAGTCTTACTTTATCGACACTTAACTTGACTGCGGGGTTGATTCTGTTTTCTTCTAGTGAACAAGTAACTCTGAATCTTACATATGCAACTCCAGTAGGACCTCCAACAACACTAGAAATATCTAGAGTTCCAGCTAGATAATCAACTTTACCAGAAACAACATCCTCAACTCCAGTAGTTGCATAAACAGTTGCAGAAAAATGTCCTTCAACAGCTGGGATAATTGAAACGTCTACCCAAGTCGTACCATCAGGAGAGACAGCTGTAATTTCGAAGTCTCTTTCAAGATGCGCTTCCGTACTAGATACTGCAGGAGCAGGAATAAGACCTAAAATGTCAAAATTCAAGGATGGAACTGCAACTGATGCATAAGTTGGAATTCCAATACCTGGTCCACCTGAGATGTCAGTTCCAGTAACAGGTGCAGGAATCAGAGCAGTAGTATTCGCAGCTGAGAATTCAGCGTTGATAAATGCTTTTATCGTTTCTGGTTTATCCATTGGCGACAAAGTAATTGCTTCTTTAGCAACTAGTTTAGGATAAAATACTCTCAGTATTGGAAGAGTTAACGTCTCATAAGGGTTGATTTGGAACATTGAATTTTCTAGTAAATTTACTCTTGTGTTCTCCGCTAACTGTATAAAAACTTCACGATCATGCTTATTCTCTAGAGACTCAGCAAGAGCAGTTACATACGCCTCGAAAGCTGTATCGTCTACAAGCACAGCTTTCATGTTTCCAGGTTTACTAGGATCCACTCCACTAACTTTCTTAGTAGTCTTATAGACTTCTTGAAGTAGTTCCTTCATAACAATTTTCCTCCCTATTATTTAATTGAATAGTAAATTAGATCTAAACGGTAAACTAATTTATTATTTGTTCTAATCTGAAAGTAAGGAGGGATCAGTACTTTTTTAAAGGTAGGAATTTAGAACTGTTCTAAGGAGAGATTTGTAGAATAGAAACATTCTGAATTAAGTAGTAAACCTTTTACTAATCATTCTTAAAGTTTGTTTTAAGTGGTAGTCTAGTTTATCATTAGATAAGCTTTCAATAACCTTCAATAAAACAATAATTTCATTTTTTAAAGCTCCATCATAAACTAAACCAGATGAAACTAACTTAGAAATTCTATCAACTAATTTCTTTGTTTTTTTCTTCTTATTATAAACTTTCATTCTTCCTTCAATGTTATCTTTAGATTCTCGTATAAGTCGACTTTTTTGTTTTAACTCCTTTTCCAACTCCTTAACTCTAGATAATTCTTCATGATATATCTCACTTAAAAGTGGATATATATTCTTAACTATTCTCTCTGATAAATCTAATTTTGTTCTATCAATATTTTCTTTTGTTACATCTGGAATACTCGTTTCTATAATATTCATAATTCACTTCCTAAAGTTTCTAATAAATCAGAGCGTAACTCTGATACATAATCTGACAATATATTTATTCTTTTTTCTAAATCATTTTTGATTTCTACCGAACGTTGGATGAGTCCATTTTTTTTCGAAACCTTCTCTTCTAAAATCTTTATTTTTTGTTCAACATCTTCAGTTTCAGATTTTAACAAAAAAGTTTCATCCGTCTTACATATAGCAAAGATAGTTCTCATTATATTTGGAACTGGAAACTTCTCAACTTTTATTTCTCTCTTCACTTTTTCAATCTTCATATAACACTCCCAAAATTATACCCATTTATTAAAGAACTTAATACACCTAGTCTCAATTAGTTTATCAAAGTAGTCCGGTAAGAAACACCTTCCATTAATACAAACGAGTCCAACTTGTTCTACTAAACAAGAAGACTCAAACTTCATCTCATTAAAGTCTACAACTGCTGCAGAATGTGATGGCATAGAAACAGCATCAAAAGCAATAATAGTAAGAGGAGATACTACAATACTATAATCTTTTTCTCGTTCAAGTTCTGCAAGACCTCTCATCGAAAAACCTATTCCAGACTTGTCTCGTAACAAACCTAGTAGAATTGCTCCATTAGGAGTAGATGTTGTTTCCATCTCACTAAGTAAATGGTTTTCTCTAAATTCATAATCTCTAATCAAATGAGAGACTTCTTTCAAAGCAACAGTGGTTTGTCTTATTGCATCAAATTCTTCATTTCCTTGTAGGAAAGGATGGTCTAATTCATTTAAAAATGAACGTCTTTTCATTCTTCCTTCACAACCTTCCATTGCCTCAGCCAAAACTTTCTTAGGATACATACGATTGTTTTGATTAATTTCATTCATTGTTTGGATTGTACAACGAAAAATTGCTTTCGACGGATCACTCTTTATTATTTTAGCTTCTTGATAAATAGCACTCTCTAAAATAAAAGATGACATATTTATTTCCTCTTAAATAACTTTATTAGTAGTACTACTTTTCTTAGACTTATAGTAACTATCTAATAATGTATACACAATATCTAAGAACTCATAGAAAACTACAATTATTTCGTCAATCTTATCTTTGAATGACTCTAAATTTGAAGTAAGAATCTCAAATAAGCTTATTGCCTCAGATACATAATCTCGAAGTTTTAACAAAGTAACACTAGATGTAGTCGAAAGATATGACTCAATTGAAACTAATCTTGAGTATATTTTCTTCAACTCATAGATTCTACCAATCTGAGATGCAGTTTTTGGTGGCTCTTCTATACCCATACCCATACCCATACCTGGCATTTCTCCACCCATTCCGGGTACTACACCTCCTACTTCTCCACCAACTGCTGCTGCTTCTTTCTCTTCTTCAGGTGGTTCTCCCGCTCTTGCTTCTTCATCAGGAACTGTTTCTTCTTCCTCTTCTTCTGGTACTTCTTGTTCTATTCTCACATGTGTCGTATATTCATCCTCATCCGTTTCATACGGCGCAAAAGGTACATCTAAGACGTCATCACGGTCTCTAATCTCTTGCTTAAACAACGCATCTTGTAACTGTTTTAAAATATCAGAAGGATTGGCCATCCAATTGCTTCCTTTATAACGCTAGTAACTGAGCCATTTGCGCAGCAGTTACTGGTGCACCATGATTATCTACCTGTATTCCAGTCCATCCACAAGCAGGACAAGTCCATCTAATAACTCCGTCTTGCGCAATAACATCTTCTTGTGTCCCAGGAATAAACGTCCGAACAACATCTTTTTCCATTCGGATAGCCCAACCTCTATTTTTACAATTATGTCTATTTTCCACTTTATTTTCCTCCGTCCTAAGCAAAAATAATCTTACATTGCTTGTAACACAGCTAGTCTTGCTGCGGTTATCGACCTCCCATAAACTTCAACGAACGTTTGAGTAGGAGCATTACAACAAGGATAATCATAATGCTTAACTATTTCCCAAGAGCCTCCTCTCCAAGCTCTACGAACGTTAGTCACCTTAGCAGTTTGTGGAATACCTCTGTTATTACAAAAACATTTGCTGTAACTCATATTATTTTCCTCCTGTACATTATTTATAATTTGTTCTATTATAAGAGACCTTTTGTTAGAAAGCAGCTGTTCCCATTCCGCCCATTCCACCCATGCCTTCTTCTTCTTTCTTCTTCTCTGGATCTAACTCTTTCTCAATTTTACTACTAATTTCATACTTTTTAACTTCTTCCCAATCAACTTGTGACAGATATTTTTTCTTAGAATATTCTCGAGGAATTCCAATTCTTTCAAGCGTCTCAACTAAACTTGCTAACTCACCCATATATCTTGCTTCACGTTCATATTGAAGTGACCGAGGAACTGGTAAAGCTATATTAACAACGTCAAGGATTGTTAGTGCTTCCTCTGGATTAGTTAAATCAAATACTTTCTCAATCAATTCATTAATCTGGTGTGTAAAATACTTTTGGTGACCAATTATCGTTCTAGCAAACAAAACATTTTCTTCGGTTAAAGCAGCTTTATTTGAAAGATTTTCTTCAATATTAATAAAACTTGGAGGAACACCTAAACTAGCAGTTAATTGGTCTCTCATAAATTTGAGTTCGTCAACCTTAGACCTAATGTCCACATTTCCTTCATTAAATGTTGAAATATCAACAAAAGCTTTACCATCTTTCTGAGGAATATAAACATCTTCGAAAGTTGTAATCATACTAGGAATTGTATCAACTGTTCCGAATGAATCAAGACTAACTTTTCTCTTTCTAAATTCTTCTTTCATCGCCTCAATTGCTTTCTTTGCGTCTCGTGGCAGTCCAACCTCAATTGCAATTTTTCTTTTCTCAGTCGAACGTGAAAGTCTCTGAATTGCTAAAGCAGTTTCTAATGCGATTAAAACTTTCGCAGAAAATTGACCACTATCAAATATAGACTCACCATAAGGATAGTACTTAGTAGAAGGAACCATAAAATGGATAACTCGATCTGGTGGAACATACCTAACATTCATTGTATTATTAATATCTGTCTGTGAAAGCATTGCTTTAATTATATCTTTTAAGTCTTTAATTTCTTTAAACTCTTTCATCTGTGGTAATTTTTTCTGTAAACTTTTAATAATTGACATACAGATATTATTAATTGGTTCGTCTTGTATTGATATTCCAGGAAAAAGTGTTATCTGTGGAAAAACTAGATAACCAAAACATAAAGGAAAAAGAGAACTTTGTAATTTTACTACAAATTTTGGCTCGTGAAATATTAATTTTATATCACTAAGGCTCATTTTATCGTTTTCTTTTTCTTCTTTTTCTTTACTTGTTTCTTCAGACTCTGCAAAAGACGAATAGTCCATTGTTATCTCAAATTTCTCTTCTTTATTCAATGGAACTTTTAGGACCTCTTTTTTTCCTTCTTCTATATCTTGACTAACATGTGTAAAATATTCAGCCTCAGTTAAAATTGATCTACTAGTTAAAGCAGTTTTTGGATCACCAATCTCACAGAAAAGGTCACCGAACTCAAGAGTGTTTCGAACTATTAAATTTAAATGTCTTTCAAGGTCTAATTGTTTTACTACTTCTTGAACAATTCTAACTTTCGATTCTGATGGTGCAGTCTCATCCTCTAAGAGGGTGGATGGTTTAATCTCTAACGAAATTTTTGATATATCATCTGGTGACAAAATACTATCAGTTAAAACACTTAATGCTCTATAACAATAGTTTATATTTGATACTATTGCTTCATAGGTCTTATAACGTAGAAGTCTACCACCTTGGCCGAATGCAGCAGGGGTAGAACCTTGTGTAAATAAACCACCAGAAGCAGCAACCTGTACATCTGTTGCACCTTTAGATATTAAACTTCGAACCAATTCAATATAACCATTTCGACCAGACTGTGATTTATAAGCTACAATGTTCTTAACAGCTTGGTCTAGCTTTTTATCAATTTTTACTGTCGAAGTTCCAATGATACTAGTTTTTAGTTTTGAAAAAACATCTTTTAATGGCATCTATTTTTATCCTCAAGAAAAAGAGATAACACTTATTCTCCTGTCTCCATTAAGTTTTCGATAGCGTCTTTACGTATCTCATCACCCTCATATTTAGTACTAAAAACTTCCATGAGATTAAAAAGAAAAGTGTCTTCATCACCATACAAGTTAGTAAACTCATTTGTAAGCATCGGTCCCATCAACTTTATAACAAGACTTGCGAAGTCCTTTGCGAATTCGTTAAACTGTTTATCATCTATTTTTGTTGCTTCTATTGAATAAATTAACATTCTGTCTTTATGAATTATATCATAGGCTTTTTCTATAAAAAGACTCTGGACTCCAATATAAGTCTCAAAATTAATTACGTACTGAAGATTTTGTTCTTTCTTTCTAGGTATAAATTTTAGCAAACCAAAAAGGACAAGGACAATTAATGCTCCAAGTAATAATGCTTCCAAACCCATCTAATCACCCTCTGTTATTATGTCGACTTCTTCTTCGTTTTCGAGTTCAGTTGACTCAACTGGTTCTGACTTTTGATCTACAATATCTTCACTAGTTTTTTCTTCATTTACCAAAATTGATATAACTTTATTTGGTCTCAAAACTACAGAACTAGAAGTAGTATGTAATATCGAAATATTCCCTAACTCTAATACTGCAGATAATTTCTTTATATAACTAGACAGGTCAGAATCATCTAAGTCAACAAGTTCTATATTACTAACGTTCTCTTGAAAGATTACTATTTTCTTCATTGTCTTCTCCAAAATTACTATCCGTCTAAAAACCTTCTAAAGTCGACTTCATTTCTAACTCTTCTATCAAGGGTTCTGTAACAACGCTAATTTCCTCTTTTAACTTATCTTCCCTAGTAGATAACACAATTGAGTAATCAATGACTTTAGAAGCAAATCTTACTTTAAATATATCCAATTCATCTTTAGTCATTTCTAACTCAACTGGCGACCTTACAACTCGATTTCTGAAAAAGATCTTTTTTCCTGGTGTTCTAACCTTTACTATATAAAATTCTGACATTTTGATTCCTAATTCAGAAGTTAGGTGAGTTCTATAAAGAACTCGTTTAGGAACGTTCCAATAAATTTAAACTACAACGTCTTCGGACTCAATTTCGTCGACGTCGTCTTCAATCTGTTCTTTGAAAATTTGGAAAGTTTCTTCTAACTCATCTTCGTCTTCTTCATTACCTTTTGTTCCTGGCTTACCCGGACCACTACCTAATGCCGCAGGCGCAGGTGGAACTTGTTCCTCAACTTCTTCCATTTTCTTATCTACATCTAATTCCTCTTCCTCTTCCTCTTTCTCTTCTTCTCCAGCTACTTCTTCTTGTTCAAGTTTTGCAGCTTTGACTGGATGTCCTTCTCCCTTATCCTTGTCAGGCGGGACCTCTTTCTCGGCAGTACCTGTACCAGCAGCTTCTGTTCCGGCTCCCTCATCACCTTCTTCTTCCATCTCACCAATTAGTTTCTCAATAATTGCATCTTCAACACTTTCCCCAACTTTTTCAGTACTCTCTCCAACTTCTTCCACTTCTTCCTCAGCTTCTTCTGCCGCTTTTTCTTCTTCCGGCGTTAATTCATCTTGTTCTGCTACTTTCTTTTCTTCTTTTTCTTCCTCTTCCTCTTTCTCTTCTTCTCCAGCTACTTCTTCTTTTTCCGTAACTTCTTTCTCAATGTCTTTCTTTGCAGCTGCGATATTATCATCAGGAACTTCGTCAACCACGTTATCTTCATGTTCTTCAATAGAAACTCCTTCGTCAGCACCTTCATTGAAGTAGTATCTCTCTAAAATACTTGCAGCATCCTTATGAGTAGGGAGTTCTCCAGCGCCATCATAGGACATAATAGGATCTAACATCGGACCTTTCATGTCAACTGTCTTTGAAGTATCAAACTCAGCAATAGCTTCTTTTAACAGTTTAACATATGAAACTTGTTTTTTGCCCATAACAAAAACCTCCTCTTACTTTGACTATAAAATTTCTTATTAGTATTATTTTGTTCTGATCTAACTTGCTTATTAAACTTAGTTCGAATCTAAAAACCACTTTTCAATTCCGAAAAACCTTTAAATAAATTGTCAGAAGTAACAGTCGCTTTGTCAATATTAGACGCTTTAGTTCCAGAAACAAATTGGAACTTATTAAAATTAACTGTAAAGTCAATCCCCACATTCGCTCTTCCACTTCTATTCTTCCCCACTTTAGCATGGACTATATCATCTCTTACAGGATCTTTTGCTAATAAACATACAAAGTCAGCATGCTCCACTTTCTTAATTGACTCTGACGTTTGGTCTAAATTCAACTCACTAGCTTCTTTTACTCGATACGCTGCTCTTCCTAGTTGTGTAGCAGTAACTACAGGGATACCATATTGTACTGCCAATGTCTTCAATGACAAAGTAATATGACCCAACTCTAATCTATATAAATCATACTTTGTATCAGATTTTAGAAGGTCTATGTAATCAACAAAAATCCCACAAATAGATTCTTTTCCATATTCCTCTATTACATCATCTAAAACTCCCATCAAATCAATAGCACTTATAGTCATTGCTGGAAAGTACTTCATAATTATTGTTGCATTACTTTCCATTAACTTATCGTAGATCATCTGTTTCATATCTACTTTTTCTTCTCGAATATCTCTCATAACTTCTATAGTTGTTTTTTGAAACAACGGTTGGTAAGTCCTCATTAAGGACTCGTCAATTGTATTCTCCATAGTTACATAAACATAAACCTTATCTATTTCGCCTTCTTTTAAAACTTTTTCCGAAAGAAAACCTCGTCCTGTTTCAGCAGATTTAATTATTAAGTTATTCAAAATAGTTGATTTCCCAGCGCCAGTTCCTCCACCAAACAAATATAACCTTGAGGGTTCGAATCCCCCATACATGATGTCACCATCAAAAATCGGAAAGCCAGTTGGAGTTTTACTCTCCCGATCATACTTCTTTTTTATAACTTCTATAACACGGGTATAATCATCCTTAACTAAATCTAATGATGCAGCTGCTTCAATAGTCACAGCTCGATTTGCTTCCATCATATTAGCGTATAACTGTTTAATTGTAACTTCATAATCTTCAACCAAGTCTTCAATAGAGTCAAACGACCCATCTTTTATAGTATCTAAAACTTTACTTAACTCATCATAATTACTAAAAATCAAGTTTATTTTCTTCCTTAACCTAATTTGTCTAACAATGTCATTTATCTTTACACTAGACAATTTCTCATTCGCTTTTAAGTCTAAAAAGTCTTTATATTGCTTAAACTTTTCACCAAACGTTATACTCTCTATAATAGACTCAACAGTTTTATCTTCCAGAAACATCGTACAAATTTTTCTTAAACAGTCTAATTTACTTTTTACTGTTAACGGAACTTCTATTTCCTCTTTCTTTTCATAAGAATCAAGAATTTCTATAATATCCCTATACAAACTTTTACTTTTCTTAACTTTAGATTCCTTACAGAGTATTAAAGAAAAACACGAATTCAAAAAAGATTCAGTTATCAAAACTATCCCTCCTTTGTTTTTTTGTTCAAAAAACTATCTTAAAGTACATACTTACATTAATCTTGTAAGTTCTCTAAGTATTTCTTCATCTACTTCTTTTGCGATTTCTTTCGATAAAGCCTCAATTAGTCCTTTTTCTACATCGTAAGAATAGATTGTTTTTACATTAACAGACGAAGAAAAAGACCAATCAGCTGAAAGAATCTTTCGAACTTTTCCTATTATATTCTCGATCCAGTCTAGTTTTCCATGACCAAAACACTTACCACAAATTTCTGTACATAACTCATCATTATCACTACTGTTCGGTTCATGACATGTACCTTTACATCTATCACAAATAACTTCGCCTTCTTTAAGGTGTATCTTATTACCCATTTACTAATATCCCCAATGAACTCGTTGGTCTCCACGACGAATGAACATGAGATGGGTCCGTTAGTTCTTGTTTTCCAATAACAACCTCAATCCAATCTAGTTTCCCACAACCAAAACATTTATCACAACGTCTAGGATAAGGAGTATATAAGTCAGGAATTAGCTTACCAGATCCCTTACATTTATTACAAACTACTTCACCTTCATTAATTTCTACCACCTTTCATAATCCTCCGTTGTCGTTGAAGATGAAAACGAAGTTGAATATGAAGTAGTTGAACTACATGTAGTAGAAGTACAAGTTTTCCCTAATACATTCTCAATCCAGTCTAACTTCCTATCACCAAAACACTTTGGACAAAGTTTACCATCTTTCCGTCCCCACCCTTTACATACATCGCATATAATGTCTCCTTCACCTAATGGAACTTCAGGGTCTACATCTTCCTTACCTTCATCTTTAAACCACTTTGGCAAAGGAAATCCAAATCTACTTAACCACAATTTTTTAGTAATTTTTTCTACAAAACTCATATCGTTAGAACTCTTCCATTATCTTCAAGTTTCGAAAATTCATCTTTACTAAGAAACTTGCTTACCAAGTATTCACAATATTCTTCATCCAAATTTGTTAAGATATCTAACGACTTTGCAATACTATATGATTTTATTCGTTGCTTTTTGGTTATCTTTCCACCGTTCAGGTTCTTAGTAATATCAATAACTGAGTTTGTAAACTCCTCTAAAAAACCGTTCTCATAAAATATATATACCTTTTCTGCTGACTCTTTACAAATAGACTGTATCTCAGAGTATTGGTTCAACATATGTAACATAGTATATACTTTTATCTCTTCAAAGAATGTCCCTGTTTCACTACTATAAATTCCGTCTTTTCCAACTTCTTTAAAATTAAATTTTCTAAAAAGTTGGTTCATTTCTTGAATATATATATCTACTACTTTTGTTCCACCTTTAAATCTCTTATCCAAATTAGTCGATTTAATATCTACTTTATGTATGATATTATTATCGAGTACATGGATATACCTTCCAACCATCAAACCTTTATAAAGACCTGACGAGTCATATGTTATATTAACTTCAATATTGTGTTTGTTTCGGATATGAATTTTGAAAAGCTCATAAAAGAAAACATCTCTAAAGGTTGCTCCACCAAGTATATGAAAATCTAAAGCATTTAAACCACTTCTTTTACATTCATTTAACAATATAACTAACGGGAGCACATAAACAATACATGGAATTGCTAAATCACCAGCTAAATTAGCAACCATTCCTCCAACACCAAAATGATTAAACTTCGAGAATAAGTCATACTCTCGTAAAAGTTTTAAAAATATTTCCCACAATCTAGGTGTTCGAAAGTGGTGAATATAAATGATCTTCTTTATAACATCTGGGCTCAACCCCGCTGCCTTAGTATAGGACTCAATATTCATCTTTTCTACTTCATCAAAACTATCAAAAGCAACACAGTTCGGTCCAGGTATAAGATCTAAAATAAATGCTCTATCAAGAACTTCATGATGTTCTTCTAAAAAGTCGTAGAACATTCTAAGAAGAAGTTTTGTTGTATCTTTAGCTAGACCAATAGAAACTTGGTATCCCCCAGAATCTGTAATAAGTAAAGAACCATCAAATAAACCAAACTCTCTACAATTCTTAAACAACGTAGCTTCTGATTTATTAAATTTAGAATAACTTCTTCTCATTGCAAAATTTTGTCCATAAGAATGGAGGAAACCAGAACATGTTTTTAAAAGGAAATCTGAAATATCTTCTCGAGAAAAATTACTCTCATACCGGTTTTTTGTATTTTTTATAAAGTTATTTATTATTGTGGCGAGAGTTTCAAAACCTGCTACTACATATCCAGACTGTGTCATAACTAAACTGTACCGCTTTCTGCATATGCTTTACTTTCTTCATCGAGTATTTCTCCACATTTCTTACAAACCAAAACAGGAATCAGAAATCTCTGTTCATTACCATCTTTTGTGAGAAACGAAGAAAGTTTCTTGATTCTAAGAGCTTGGTCAAATATTTCATTACCACATTTACATTTCATATCTGGTAAATTGTCTAGACTCATCCCAGGTGGTAATGATGGAATATCTTGTCCATTCATTTCTGTTCTCCCTCTATTAATAATATATCCTCTTTCATCCTCAAAACTTTTGCTATATCAAAACAATGATCATAGAGATGAAGACCTTTGCTCGATGCAACCATTTCACCATCTCCAACACCTATACTCTCGGCCATATACTCCTTCAATAATTGGATAGAAGCCAAATTAGCGGGAAATCCACTCCACAGGTCCCATGACCTAAAATATACAAAGAAATGTAGTTTATTATCTTGTATTCTTGTATCTATCTGTCGTAAACAGGGTGGGTCTTTTATTAACATATCAGAAGGGTGAGCTACTTGAAGAGTTATTTGATTATTTCTAAATCCAGACTTCTTATATCTCCAAATCGCATACTCGATTTGGTTTAGAAATGTAGGAGAACTGTATCTAGGACCACTAGAAATTATCTCTTCATTATCCCACAAGTCTGATTCAATATGGTAAATAGGTTCTTGACGACAATTTACAATATCTTCTTCTATTCTTGCTAGGTAACTTTCTGGAATCTCGTATTTTGTAAGTCTTTGACCATAAGTATATGACTCATTCTCCTCCATATATGAAGTCAGCAAATAAGGAAGATATTTATCTAAGTAGTCATTAGATACTGGATTCGGAATTCCATAATGGCCAGGAATTTGTGGGAGAAGAGGTTTAGTCCCAGGATATCGAATATAAATAGTTACATAATCAAACTCAAGTCTTTTTTTACCAGAGTATGATCCCTTATCAATTGTAAAAACCTTACCTTTCTCAAGTGCTGTATAAACACATTGAAACCAAGCATCTGGTAAGTCTCTAGCGACAATATTCACTAGTTCCATATTAATTCTCCTTTTCTCGTTTAGTAGCACCGGATGGTCTTGAACCATCGACCTCACGATTATCGGTCGTGCGCTCTACCAACTGAGCTACGGCGCTTTATATCCTTTACCATTCAAACACTGTAGCGTGAAAAAGTTTCATTATTTGTTTAGCTACTTCTTCTGAGTTACTATCATTTTTCTTTGCTTCTACTATAATGTTTTTAATTTCTTCTAACATCGTCTCTTCTAGATCTTTTCCATTCTTATAACATCTATCCACAAAATCACTATAGTCTTTATTCATTTCCACTCCTTTCAACCTTCAAACTTTGGAGCGGGCGACAGGAGTCGAACCTGCAGCTTTCGGGTTGGAAGCCCGCTACTCTACCATTAAAGTTACACCCGCTAATTATTTTTTAATAGATGTTACTGTCGCTTTTTGTCTTTCTTCTAAAATACCATATACTTCGGGATAACCCAAAACTTTCATGGTCCTATTATCAATTAACATTACTTGGCCACCGAATTTCGCAAACAGAATAATATCTCCCTCTTTGATTGTAGGAACTTCTTCACCAACAGAAAGGACACGACCATATCCTTGTGGGTCTTTCTCAGCAGTAGCTGGTATAATAATTCCTCCTTCTGTTTTCTCGTCCTGTTTTAGGACCTCCACAACTATTTTGTCTTTTACTGCTTTAACAAATTTCATTTACTTTTCTCCTTTATTCTAAGTTCATCCTCTTCTATAATCCTTAAAGGTGAAAATTCTTCAGATTCAAAAACTTCTTTTCCTACAAAGATTTTAGGAATTCTATATCGTTCTATTTTACTACCATCTTCAAAATAAGCAAACTGATCATCCAACCTTGCTATCTTTTGTATCCTCATATTGACTGTAGGAATTGGGTAGACGCTACTTCCTGGTTTTGTATCCTCTAGTAGACGCGCAGGATATTGTACTAATACAGGATTACCAATGCTAAGATGAAGTGCTATTTTTATCTTCTCCATTTCTTCCCCTCCTTTAAAAGTCTTTCTTCTTCTCTTATTCGTCGTCTTCTGGCAATCTCTTTCTTCTTTTTCTTCTTTATACTAGGTTTTTCAAAAAACATCCTCTCTCGCATTTCTAAACTTAAACCACTTCTCGTATATTTCTTCTTAAATCTCCTTAATAATTCATGTAAACTTTCACCTGGCCGAGTAACTACAGAGATACCTTCTTCATATTGACGTCGATAATACATTTTTAGAATTCACCTCCATTCTAAACAAAACCATAAATTATATGTGATCTTGTAGAAAAGTTGAACTTATATTTTTCACAGGCATTAAATACTTTACCAGCTCGTTCAATAAGTTCTTCTCTTGTACTCCCTTCTGGCATAAGATAAACTCGATGATATTCGTTACTATAACCACAGAGAGACGATAACATCTCTAAATAAGTATGTATTAAATCGACATCTTCATATACTATCTTAAAATAAACACTTCGAAAAGAGAGAAAATCCTTTGTCTTAGTAATTGCTAATTCTAAGTCTTCCTCACTAAAGATTTTTGGCGAATAGATAAATTTTATAGATTTTTTTAAGTCAACTCGACTAATTAGTCCTTCAAGATTATAACCGTTTGTTTCGACATTAGCTATTAGATAATTAAGTTCATTTAAAATTGCTACTGAATCATCTATATGTTTCCCAACAGTAGGTTCTCCACCAGTAACAAGAATACCTACTTTTTTCTGGTCTATAATATCCTGAAGTTCTTGTAACGAATAATTGGCTTCATTAGAAATTCGCATCTTGACTTTCGTATCACACCATGGACAGTCTAAATTACAAGTCTTACAACGCAGAATTACCATCGCCCGTCCTAAATCTGGACCCTCACCTTGAAAACTACAAAAATTCTCAATTAAACGAACTTCTGTATTCACTATCATCCTCCTATAATTTAATATTTGTTCTAAAACGTTAAAATCTTTTCTCTAGTTTCCATTATTGGTTTTAATAATTGCTCATATCTATCTTGCCAAACAAACTTATACATTAACTTTGTATCTGGAACAAAATAATCTGGAAGTCTTAACTCTTCATCTGGCAAACAAATTACGTCTAATTTTTTCCCTTCACTTAAAAACTCTTTTTCATACTTCTTAACAACATCTTCTGGTGCTTTTAAAACATCAATTCCTTTTGTCTTAAAAAGATATCCCCGATCACCGGGACTAAAGGCTTCATACATTAACTTATTCCAGTTAATACATCCTCTAACATTCTGTGGAATTACTTTATAACTTTCAACTTTTTTAGTGAACGCAGCTGGTTTTCCAACTGACTTATTCCCCTCTTCAATCAACTTAATAACCTCTTTTCCTTTTCTTTCAACAAACTTATTAATTGTTATTAATGAAAACCTCTCATTCTTTAAGATAATATCAAGAAGTTCAACTAAAAATTCTTTAGTTACTGAAGGAAAATCTGACCTTTTAATTTCCATCCCCATATAAATTACATCATCGGTTCTTCTTCCTTCCTGAGAAATTACATTAATTATATACCTTTTCTTAGCCAGAAACAATCCTCGTCTGATAACTAACTCATTCTTCAACTCGAGTCTGTTTCTTTCTGGAGGAACATTATGACTCAAAACTAACTTCTGAATAATATCCTCATTTAAATGTTTTTGTATCTCAACGCAAAACTTATTTATCTCTAATATTTTGTCGTCTTCTGACCGATCTCCGTCTTTAATCAAGCTGTCCAAAATAGCGAACAAAGAATCTGTATCCCCAGTTATTACATTCTCAGTATACCTACTTATGTCACCAAACATCTCTTGTTTAGTTATCTTCTCTGGTTTAATATAGGGATTCCCTTTTAGTTTGTCAATAAATGCATTCCCTTCAAGAATCGATGCTTTAATAGCTTCTTGACCAGAAAGAGTAATAGTCCTTCCCGTATCAATATTAAAAAATCTAAAAACGTTATTACCAAGAACTCCATATAATGCGTTCGCAAAGATCTTAAAAACTTGTTGTTTATTATCATAAATAGACTTCAAGTTCTCGTCACCTAATTGTTTAGCCTCAAACATCTTTTGTTTAAACTCTCTCCTAGACGATAAGAGAATATCGAGAACTTCGCTATAAATAGATAACTCATTCTCATGTGCTTTAAAGAAACAACCGTTTATTGTAGATATTAACTTACATTCTTCAATTTTCTTTAATAACTGTTCTTTAGTTATTTCAACTTCTTTTTTCGAATAAGCTGGATCAATTACCATAGTAAACTTTTCAGGAAGGTTATCAATATCATAAATGAGATCATATCCATGTGTGTAATCTTTGAACTTCATTACAAATGTGTTAATTCCAATATTATAAGTTATAATTAAACTTGGATACAAAGAAGTAAAATCAAAATCGACAATGTTATTATGAACACCTACAATTGGTTCTTTTACAAACGCACCTTCAAATTGTTCTTTCTTCTCATGAATGTTTGCATTCTTTGACGCAATTCCCCTTTCTTTTAAGAATGATATTACCAGAGAATCTAACATTCCCATGTTACTCGTAGAACCTTTAAAACTATTCTTACTTATCTTCTTAATCTCATTCTGTAACAAAATATGTTGTAGTTTCTTCTCTAAGTCCACTAACAATGTAACGTCTCGCCGGTTATATTTAATAGATTTATTCACATCAGATCTGTACATCTCTGAAAAGTTACTTCCAGTATCTAACTTTTCCTTATTAATTTCAAGCTTCGCAATTGTTCCAAGTCGATAATTTTCTCTCTTTGTATATGTAAAGTTTCTATATAAAATCAATTGGTCTAAAGTAACAAAACCAAATATATCAGCATAATTCTGTATTAAGTCTATCGAAACTTCTCCAAACTTTGACATACTTTCTGATCTAAGACCTATTTTAGGACATCGATTATGAATATATGGGAGGTCAAATCCATTAGAGTTCCAACCACAAATAAAATCTGGATCTAACTTCTTGAAATTCTTGATAAAACTGTTAACCAGTTCCTTTTCTGTTTTAAAAACAATAACCGAACCTTTGTCTATATCTATATCAGCTGCGTTAGGATTCTTCAACAGAATTTTATTGTCTAATACATAGCTTACAAGTTCACCATGATAGTAATATGAAATCATACATATGGTATGTCTTGCTTCCTCTGGGTGTGGAAATCCTTTCTCTTCTGAATAAGTTTCAATATCAAGAAAAAAGATATTAAGATCAATTTCAGGTGCTTCGTTCTTTGTTTGAAGGTAATAATCTTGAGCATGTTTCGTAGTTATTTTCTCATCTCCCTCATAAGTAATATCTGAGTCTAACATAATTTTCTGTTTATATGGAATTTTAACTTGTACTAAGTCGTCATACTTAACGAAATGTCTTGACTCAACTTTACTTCCTTTCGGAACTTGATAACAATAATAATCATCTTTTTCTTTATGATAAACTTTATTATTTTCTTTGTCTCTAAAAATATATAAAACATCTCTAGTTCTACCTAAATACTGAATATCTACTAACCTATATTTGTCAGTATAGAACTCCTCAGGAATCTTATAGTAATGCACTCCTTTTTTGTTTAAAACTTTTGCTCCACCACTTTCTTTTATATCGACTTTCGTTCCTAAAATCTCAGCTACTGTTTTCATATCATCTGAAAATCTCTGTTCAAAAGAGGGATTACGATTTACAAAACTTGGGTGGACTGTCAAGAAGATATCGAAGTTATTCCATTTATAAATATTCCCTCTTAAGTTAGTAACTCCAGATTTAGCAATTCCAAAAGCACTCATCGGAACTGTACCCATAGCTACAACTAGTTTGGGATTACATTGCTCTATAAATTTGAAACAATTTTCTTTACAAATGTTAATTACTTCTTCTGTAGGATTACCAGTAGTTCCATCTTTATTTAAGGTTTGACAGAGAACAACATTTGTAAGAAGGTACTCAATTTTATTAAGACTGAACTGTCTAAAATATTTTCTAAATTTTTGTCCTGCTTTTCCAATTAACGGAACTCCCTTTTCAACTTCATCTTTCCCTGGATTCTCAGCTACAAAAACTACCTTAACCTTAGTCAAGTCATCCCTACAATTAGTTTCTAAAATACAAGAAGGTGAAAAAAGGAGGGAACAAACAGAGCAGTTAGCAAATGATTTCTTAATAGATTCCAAATAGATACCTCCATTTTAGTTTTATTTTTTGTTCTACAAATATGAAATAATTTCTTAGTTATTTTCTTAGAAACTTTCTATATATATAAATAATTGATTAGAATAATTATTGTTTAAAACATTTAGGAGGTGGTAAAATGAACCAAGAAATTCCAATTCCAGGAGCCAATCCAGTCTCAATTAGACAAGTTAAGAAACTTGCAGACCGACTTGCTTATTCAGAGATCCAGGTTCCAAAAATCGTCATGGACGAAACAATCCAATGGCAAGATATCATGCCAGAGTCTTACGGGGAAGACCAAGAAGGAAGATTCTTCTTGGTTACTCAACTTGTAACTACTATAACAACAGTTGAAACATTCAAAGAAGGAATATTCAAAGGAAAATCGATAACTTCCTTCGAACCAGTTTGTTTATGTATGTTCCAAAGATTTCCAGACAAGGAAGACTTCGTTGAATTTACATCAAACACAACAGGTCTTTTCTTCCGGTTGTCAATTAAATCTTTCAAAGAAATAGTTGACCAGTTAGACAAAGGCAAGGGACATACAGTTAACATTTATACCTAGAAAACGGGTGGACTTCAGTCTAAGAAATACTAGACTTGTCCACCTATTTATTTGTCAAAACCCTTAATCTTCAAAAAGGAGGAACAATATGAAATGAAAGAAGAACTTCTAAAAGCAACTGACCTCTTGGGACTTCAAATAGATTATAAAGATACTACGGTTCTCCAAACATACAAAAATATTTTTGAAGAAACCAACAGAAAGATTCAAAAAAAGAAACTTACAGAAGCAAAGAACTTAATAATCCGCGACATTATTGAAAAGCAACTAACAGAACAGAACTTTTTTAGTATAGAGGTTCCTCCGGACTTCAACCCTTGTGAATCATGCAAAGGAACAGGAGAAATTTACAGACTCGAAATTATAAAGATCGTAGATAAATGTAGTTATTGTAAAGGAAGTGGAACCTATACAGAACCCTGTAAGCGATGTAACGGTACTGGTCTAATAGACAACAAGAAATGTCCTACCTGTAAAGGAACTAAAATATATGTACATAAGAAGATGTTTCCAAAAAGACCCGAAGATAAAATATGTAGTCACTGTGAAGGATCAGGAGACGCAATTAAAATAATAAAAACAGGAAAGATCGACATACATACGACTTGTATTACATGCCGAGGAAGTGGAATGAAAAAAGTAAAACATAAACGAGGTCTTCCTCATCCAGTCATTACAACAGACATAGGAAAAATAATCAAAAAGTTACTCCCGTAAACTCTTCTCTGTTATAAAGATCTCTTAACTCAGATCTTTATAACAGAGAAATTTCTAGACAACAAATCTTGTAAAGAGATCTTCCCTTCATTTTTTTGTTCAACAGATGTCAACTTCTTTTTCTTTGGTTTATCAATCCCTAGAGAACTATAGATACGTTCAACATCTGGTGATTTCTCGACTAGGTCACATAATAAACTAACATCATAATTTTTTATTATAGGTATTTTTGCTCTAAGAGAGTCAAACAATTTAGTATTTTTCTTATACTGAACAAAGGGTATGTTCTTCCTCTGAACCTTAAAATCTATAACACACTTTTTTATAAAGAAAAGGAGTTCTTCTTTATCTATATATCGAAGGTTTATATTATTAAAGTAAGAATCTAAATAGAAATTTAATGGTCCATTATTTAAGAATAATGAAATAACATAAGTTGAGGTAATTGGACTGTTATATTTTAGAATATCAGGAACCTTTTCTCCTCTTGGAATAGGAGATTTAATATCATTGTTAAAAAGCCATGAGAAAAATGTTTTATACATTCTAGAAAACCTTTATAACCCTCGTTTTATCCTTTCATTAATCTCAAAAATAAGTCTCATTATTCGAGGATCATCATCAACTCTACTTCTCAAATCAACTAACAGTTTTTTCTCTAGTTCCCACTTAGTTATTAAAAGTCTCCGTACATTTAGTTCGTTTTTATCTTTGGAGTTCTCTATTGGAAACTGCAGAATTTGTTCTAAATCATATACCCTCTTTTCTTGTAAGTCAATTTCTTTATGTAGCTTATTATGGAAACCAGTTTGGACTACTTTAATACTTCCTACTTTATCCCAGAACTTATCTCTCGTATGATGTAGTATCCAATTATTTGCCAAGGTTGTTCTAAAAAGAAATTCAAGACCATGATAAATAATAAACGAAAAATTATGTCTCGCTAATCCAATATTCAATGAATTACTTCCTTTCGATGCTAATTCCATAAACGGCGACTTCCTTCCCTGAGCACTAAATCGTAACTTCATTTGACAAATCTTCGTATCATAACATGATTTCGGTCTTGGTAAAATGTTTCCAGAACATGTCCAACAATCGTCATAAATAATATAGTGATCTACTATTTTTTGAACTATCTTTTCTATATTATTTATATTATAGTTTATACTAAATAAATGGAAGGGTTCATATTTTCTATTATTAAAAAGATATTTTCCATACGGACTTATCTCTTTATAAAAACATATTAACTTCATTAGCATATCATAGTCTACTTTGTTCTCTCGTTGTAATTTTAATAGTCGTTTGAATTCTACAAGATCCGCTAGTGGCAGTTTCATCATTCTACATCCTCCAAAACACTTACTTTTGTAAAACTAACGTATTAAATTTATAACTACATCGTCCTAAATCACAAAGAAAATCAAGAGACGATTTTCTAGCAATTTCATCCATTATAAAAGTTACACGTCCCTGATTATCTTTTTCTTTATGAACCCAGTGTCCTAAGTAAGTATTCTCTACAATTCTTCTAAGTTCGTCTCTTACTGATTTAGATTTCCAACCAATCAACTGAGATATATCTTGTACTGACACTTTACCAAATTCTTTCAGGACCCACAATGTTCCCTTTCCTAGTTCTTCAAACGGTGATGTTTTCATTTACTCTTCTCCTTTCATTTCTTTTATTATTCTTTGAAAAAAACAACACATTTCTGAATGGTTCAATAAAATTGGACATGGTAGTTCTCTATCTAATCCCTTATTAATTATTTCAAATAACTCTTCTTCATTATCATATAAATATTCTCTAGGCAAGAGTTCTGGATAAGAAAACTTATTCGGAGCAACAGGAATACAACCATTTAAAACCGCATCAACAACTTGATAACCAAATGTCTCTTCCTTACTAGTTATAAGCATAACTTTACACATACTTATACATCTATAATAATTATCCCACGATATAAAATTCCTTCTTATAATTTTACCAAATTTCTTCTCAACCTTCTTTTCTAATCGTTTATTAACTTTCTGGATATTTGGACGAGCAACAGATATTGTATCTTTTACTTTACCAGCAATATTATAAGTTTTAAAAGGTGGGTAAGGCAGGGCAGTAACAACTACGTTTCTCCAGTCTGAATTTCGTCTATAATACTTTAACTTATATTCATGGTACTCACTAGCAACAAAGACTTTATCAAATAATTTAGAATGACCAGTTTCAACTAACCATTTTGATTTCCTAACAGGTTGGAAGATATCATATGCATTCCTACTTGTACCATGACAAAAAGCAAAATTCTTACTTGGTCTTTTATGGTGAAGGATATTAGAAAAGAAACCTGGATAACTTAAATCTGACAAAAATAAGATGTCATTATCTTTTAAGTCAAGACTCATAAACTCCCATATTTGATGTCGCTCTAACTCAACAGATAATTGTAAATTAGAAAATACATTTGGACTATCAGTAGGTTGGTCTTTAAAGTTACTGATAAAAGATTTTCCTAGAACAATTACTTCGTCAAATTCTTTCTTAAACTCCTCTTTGAATACAGGTAACCACCATTCTTGATACCTCATTTTAACTGGAAACTGAGGTACGAAAATCAATCTATTCATCACTCTCCTGTTTTAAAATTTGTTCGCCATATTCATCTAAAAGATCCATTTCTTTTAGTCTTTTGTTCAGATAATCTTTAATTTGTTCTAGCTTTCCTTTGTATTCTTCGGAATCCCCATTAAAAGCATATTTAAAAGGCTTAGGAACTTCTACTGGTACTTTCTCAATTTCTTCCATCGGCCAAGCAGTACCAAAACCATCACTCAAGTCAACGTGGTTTTCATCGAATAAGATGTTATAACCCGTCTTAAATCTTGAGACCAAAAAAGTTCCCATCTCCTCAATCCAAATTCCTAGTTTAGACTTTCTAGCATCAATCTTATATAAATATCGATCCTTTAATTTACTGATATTTATAGACCGTTCTCTTTTCTCATCTTCTAGTTGCTTTAACCTTTCGCTAAAGTTATAATAACTATCTGATTTCTCTTTTAACTCGTTCAAAAAAGGGTTCCTTTTCTCCATAAGCTTCTTTAACGACTTCGCTTTTAGTAATTCCTACTGGAATTTCCACTACTCTCATATAAACACCATGGCTTACATGTTCTAGATAACCCGAAGCAGTTAGATACCTACGATATACATCAACTGTTTGATATAGGTATCTATTTCGTCTAGTTTCTCTTAAACGATTCTCACCATAAAGAGAATCTAAAAGTTCTTGTCTAGAAACTTTATCTTGTAAATTTTTCTCTCTAAAAAAATCTACTACCGATGTCCACAAATTCTTTTGTTTTGACATTCTATTCCTCCTCATAACCTTAGTTCTCAATAAATATTAAGTAATTTAGATGATCCACTTATAATAACCTTCAAACAAAATATACTTCTTATCATGTTCCCATAAGTCTTTCTGACTCGGATAAACATTGTTTAACAAAGTTTCTTTCTGACTCGGATTTTTAACTTCATGACAATATGGTGCTCGCATATTTGTACTATAAAATATTACGTCGAAACCACCTCTAACTAGTTGCTCACCTATTGTTCCCTGTAAACGATGTGCTGGATGAGTCTCGTAGATTGGATCCGGAAAGTAAAATATATTCTGTCTATTTAGAAGTTGGGAAGGGATTGATCTAAGAAAAAACTGGGCTTTAATATCTACAAACTTCTTAATTCTTAAAGCTTCTTCTTTCCTTTTTTCTTCAATATCTTCTGTATAGATAATAATAGGTTTCTGATCTTCCATTAAGATTCTTGTACAACCAATTATTTCATCATCAGGGTGAGGCGATATAATCACAATATCAAACATCTACATTTTCTCCTTTCTATTTACTTTTTGTTCTACTTCTTTTCAAAAAAATCTCAGAGTTTATCTCTGTAAGATTATTTATTTGTTCATTAAAATAAAATAGTTTTCCAATGAAAACAAAACAATTATATATATTAATTACTGAGTAAGGGTCGAGTTGTTTATTTTTTCAAATTTAAGTTTAAAGGAGGAACTCTCATGGAAATGAAAGTGGTAGAAGGTATGAAAAAACTTAAGATTATTGAGAAAAAAATGAGGTCTAACTGCCAGAACATAACTAGGTATGCTAGTATGGTAGATATAGAACGACCACTTTTTGAAACGGAAAAAAAACAAGTGGAAGAAGTTAAATCTCTCGTACAGTCTAATGTAGACCTAATGAAAGAAGCATTAGGACTAAAGAAAAAGATTGAACAGACTAACCTAGAAACCACCGTTCAAATTGAAGGCGAGTCTTATACAATCAGTGACCTCCTTTTCATTCATCATAGAATGGGAGAACTAATGTTGAGTACATTCTACTCCATGAATGATACAGAAGGGCAGAAAAGACTGAGGAACTCTCCTTCAATAGAAGGAAGAACTCCACAAGTGGTTCGTATGTACAAAGAAGAAACAAGAAACGAAGGTCTTAAAAAATGGCAAAACCTTCTTGACAATATTACCATGCGTCTAGAGGTGATAAACGCCACAACAAACCTGGTCGAGGATGAACCTCAACAAGAGTAAGAACAAAATACTAAAGGGGTTCGGTAGCGTAAAAATGGAAACTTTGGGAGCCCGCTAACTGGGACAATGTTAGAGTGAAATAATAAAGTAAATCTGATTCGACAACTTCGAATATTTTTTACTTCCATTATAACAATGGTGTTAAGACTCATGACATAAGGTTAAAGACTAAGACGATCTCCACGTCGATAAAGAACGGAGATGGTCAAGTTTAAAGACAAAAGTTTCAAGATACGCTAAGGTAAAACTTCTGCGGGAAAAATCCAGACTAAGGTGTAGCCCTCTCAAGCAACCTATCACTTCTGGCTGTTATTTGGACCCTTTTCTCAAAAAATCTTAAGTAACTCTACATTATATCTAAAAATTCCCAACCCAATGTCGTATCCTTCTCAAGGTTGGTCACATGTTGTGAGGGTAAGACTATTTTACTCTCACAACAAACCTAATTCTTAGGAACTATTTTTTTCTTCTGGGAGACTGTTATGGAGACTGTGGTGAAGAGGTTACCACGAAGGGCTGTGGCCCCTTTATACGCCAGTTCGAATCTGGTCAGTCTCCCCCTTTAGAAGCTATTTAAAGGAGGTTACTAATGGTTTCGTTTGTAAATAAAGATATAACTACTATAACTGAAGGTATCATTTGTCATCAAGTTAATTGTCGCGGTGTTATGGGTGCGGGACTAGCTAAACAAATCAGGAATAAGTTTCCAAAAGCCTATGAAGATTATATACAACAATATAGAAATAATAAGCTTCAACTTGGCAATGTTATATTTACAACAATTAACACTTATCCATTCTTGGTTATAGCTAACTTATGCGGACAAGATGGATATGGAAGACAAGGAGTATTTACAATTTATCAAGCCGTCAGACAATGTCTTTATAAAGTAGTAAATTACAAAAATTTCCTTGTGGGACCATATTTATTGCCAATATATATTCCAGATCATATGGGGTGTACATTGGGTGGTGGAGACTGGAAAAAAATACTACAAATAATAGATAAAATAATACCAGATGCTATAATAACACAATATGGATAAATTGAGCGGAGGATAAAAGTGAAAATTTATAAGATACAATTTTATAGGTTTAATACTCGTGTTAAACCAATGATGGAAGCGAATGTTGATGTAGTGTTTAGAACTAATTTTCCCCCAGAGGAAGACGATTTGTTCAATGACGAGTTTCTCAATATAATGTGGAAAGAAATGTGGAAACAGAATCCTGGATGGCTGTTATGTCATGGGCCCTCAACATTAGGATTTCATGGTTGGTCATCTGTTATGTGGAAAAGGGAGTCATTAGTGGAGGTTAAAATAGATGAAAGGGATATGCCAGAAGATCTGACAGGAGAAGGGAATATGCTTACCGCATTAACATTTCATCCACTACTTCCCTCTGATATAAGAACGGCATTAAAAAAAGCCTACGAGCGCGGATTGAGAGACAAAACAAAATAACCGGAGAGGTTGACCACAGTGGGAACGCGTGGCCTGGTCTTGAAAACCAGTGGTCGTTAACAGCGGCTTCGGGGTTCGAATCCCCGTCTCTCCTTCTAATATCAAACAAAAGAGGTAATAAAGTGGGAACGACCGGAGAATTACATAAAGAATTATTCAAGATGAATATAAAGTTGGTTAAAGTACATCCATTCTATGAAACCTTCAAAGACGAACTTAGAGACATCTTAAGGAAATGTTTAACATATGAAAATAAATTTATAGCGACAAATTGTTTTCTTTCTGACAAAATTGATGAGCTAGAAAGAATAATGAAAGGATCTGGAAAATATCTTCATTAATTTTAATAAAAGGAATTATTGAACTATGATTTTAGCAGTAGGCGACATCCACAGTGAGTTCAAACACTTAAATTCTCTAATCAGTGAGAAACAACCATCAATAATTCTTCAAGTTGGTGACTTCGGATACTGGCCAAAAGACAAGAAAAGTCAGAAAATAAAAAATAAAGATACTATAATCTACTTTTGTGACGGAAATCATGAAGACCATGAAAGTTTGAAGAACCTCGAAAACAACGAAATACAACAGAACATATTTTATATGAGAAGAGGTTCTACTTTAACTCTACCGGATGGTCGAACTGTTTTATTTATGGGAGGTGCTTTCTCTCACGATTGGAGATATAAAGAATTTGGCAGTGATGAATGGAAATATAGAGAACCTGGAATTGACTGGTTTCCATTTATGGAACTAATTACTCAAGACGATATTAACAAAATTCCAAATATAAAAATAGATATTGTTATTAGTCATACTGCTCCAGAAGAATTCTTCATGCCACCAAGAGACGGAGGATTAAAAGTTAAAGATCCATCAAGAGAATGTTTATCTCAAATATTAAAAAAGTATAAACCAAAAGAGTGGTACTTTGGTCACTATCACTACTTTAAATATGGTTTTGATTATGGATGTAAATGGACAGCATTATCATATTCCAGATCAAATAGTAGATGGTGGGTTGGTTTAGATTTATGCAGGGTCGAGTAGTGGTCTAGCTCAGTGGTTTCATATGCCACGGACATGTGTCTTCATGGGTTCGAATCCCATCCCTGCTACATTAACATTAGACGGTGTAACCGAAATGGATAGGTGACGGGTTGCAACCCCGTTTATGCAGGTTCAAGTCCTGTCACCGTCTCTAACGGGCGAGTCGATTAGTATGGTGACATCAGCGGACTGTAAATCCGTGGCCCCTGGCTTGTAGGTTCGAATCCTTCCTCGCCCACCAAAATCATTATAAAAGGGAAACAAGAACATATGGGAAAAGAATTGTTATTCTCTGTTACTGCAAAGGACTGTGATTGGGGTTACTATCGAGGAAGTGGTAAAGGAGGACAAAAGAAAAACAAAACAAGTAACTGTGCTAGGTGTACCCATCGTGATAGTGGAGCAGTTGGGAAGTCAGAAAAAGGACGATCTAAAGAACACAATCGAAGAGAAGCTTTCCTCCATATGATCGAAACTAATAAATTTAAAGTATGGCACAGAGTTGAGATTGCAAGGAGACTTGGAACCCTTGCAAAGATAGAAGAAAAGGTCGATCAAGAAATGAAGAAAATTAAAGTAGAAGTTAAGTCCGAAGATGATAAATGGGTAGAATGGACAGACAATTTAGAATCTATTTAAAATAGAGAAATATGAAAGGGTAATAAAATGAACCCACAACAAATCTACCTTAAGAAGGAAAAACTACAAAAAAGCATCAAACTTTTATGTAGAAATTTTGAGAAAGAAACAAACACAGTCGTTACAGAGATTACTAACCGGAATACCGATAACAATGGTTGTCTAGATAGTACTAAAGAAGTTTCCGTAATTTGTGAAGATGACTACTGCATTTATAAATGAGAATTGTCACAACCAAACTGAAAGGAGAATTGTTATGAGAAGAATAACTCGTTCTTATTGGGGAAAAGGTCAAATAGAAGCAGTACCTGAGGAGACAAAGACAGAAGATAAAGCGGAAGTATTAGTTAGAGAACCTTCTGTCTTAGAACAAGTAGATAACAGGATCTATTTCTATGCAGAAATAAATCGTCAGAATATTTTAAAATTAAACAAAAGTTTACGACGGTTAAGTAATGATCTTATAACAACAAGCAATTTACAAGAGTTTAATATGTATCCACCTATAATTCTACATATCAACACTTATGGTGGTAACCTTTTTGATGGACTAGCAGGACTGGATGAAATAACAAATTGTAAAGTAGAAGTCAGAACTATTGTAGATGGTTGTTGCGCAAGTTCAGGAACTTTCCTTAGTGTTGCTGGAAAGGAACGATTTATAAACAAACATGCTTTTATGCTTATCCACCAACTTTCTTCGTTCTTTTGGGGTCCATATAGTGAATTTCAAGACGAGAAGAAAAACTTAGATTGGTTGATGGACATGATAAAGGACGTCTACAAAGAATACACTAAGGTACCAGAGAAGACGATAGACGAGATTTTGAAACATGATTTATGGTTCGACGCAGAAACATGTCTGGAATACGGGCTAGTTGATAAAATTCTCTAAGAAGGAAACTACTACATGGAAGAGGGCGATCAGGTAAATAATGTTGTTGTATCTACTGATGGTTGCACCTGTCAAGGATGCGGTAAAATCTATAAAGTAGATATTATAGTCCCTGACGAACTCTGGAAACTTATTAAGCCTAAAGATAAGTCAGACGAAGGAGGGCTGTTATGTGGAATGTGTATAATGGATAGAATAGAAGCCTTCAATAAATTTGATGCTTATGAATTAAGACCATTGTAATGGAGAGTGGAAATGAGTAAAATAGAGAAAGATAGTGAATTGCGTTACTATGCTTCCATTTTATGCGAGTATTTTGTGCCTGAAATGGATGGGTATACGTGTTTATGTCACGAGCCTAAAAGAATGGAAGACCCGATAGGGTTGAAAAAATGCGTAGTAAAATATTGCCCTAAGCTCAATAAAACTGACTAGGGAGGTTAAACCGTAGGGGTAGCGGGCTTGGCTGTAGACCAAGTGTCATTGCGTACTCGGGTGGTTCGACTCCATCACCTCCCATCAAAAACAAATAATGTATAGAAGAAGGAGATACTTATGAGGAAACCAATTGGATACAGCTTTGAGATCGGGATTAATGAAAACAAAACACCATCTTTATGTATGTATCCAACACAATTCTGTAACATAAGACCGATAGCTGTAATGAGTAATCTATTTCATGCTGTCATACCAAGTATGGTTCGTAACGTGTTTGGAGGGATAAAAGTAGATCTCCTCTTTGGTAAAATAAAGAGACCTGTTTCAAACCCTTTTGCAATACAAAATCCATGGACCAGCGGAAACCATTGGTTTGTTATCGATATACCATTCCCATTACCAGCATTCTTTATTTCCTTTGGGTTTGGTAAACGAGGGAAACAGTTTGGATTTTATTTCGGCTGCAAGACATACCGAATAGATCATATTTCAAATGCTGGTAAATGGTGTGATGAGTCTGAGATGGGAAACATTTACCTTTGTCCATCATGCAGTATCCGCGAAACAATGTGGGATTAATGGGAGAGTAGCTCAGCGATCGAGCAGTCGGCTGTTAACCGATTGGCACGTAGGTTTAAATCCTACCTCTCCCGCCAACTAGGTTTATTATTTTATGTACTTGTTAGGTGCGTTATGTGATGGAGGTCTGGGTGGAAGACTGTAGTTATCCCAGTTCAGTGGAAAGGATACGGTCGTACGGAGGCATGGCTGGCTACAGAGCAATCCTCCAGCGTCGAGGACGTATGGGCCATACATTTCGCGTCTAACAAGTACAATTAACTACGGGCTGTGGGATTGCATGGGGTGATCACCTCGCTTGCACCGAGGATATCAGCAGGGTTCGATTCCCTGACGGTCCACCAGTTTAGGTTGTTAGTTTGTTGATGACGATTATAGCAAAGATTAGTACGCACTATAAGCATTCACTTGGTATGATATGGGACGACGTTCCCATGATAGGAATGCGGGAAGACGTTCCCAAGGTCAGTGAGAGACTGGCTTGTCGATGAACTAACAATCTTTTAATTTGCTGAGGATACGGTAATATTATAGCCTGCGGCGTCTAAGTATAAAAGATGTACATAGGGTGATCCCGTATCTTCGGCCCATATCTGAGTGTAGTTCAGTCTGGTAGAACGCCTGGTCTGGGGCCAGGATGTCGGTGGTTCAAATCCATTCACTCAGACCATTCTGGGGTAGCTCAATGGTAGAGCTTTCGGGTGATAACCGAAGGGTTGCTGGTTCGAGTCCAGCTCCCAGAACCATGTCGATATAACTCAAACAGGTAGAGTCCTGGCGGTCCATTAATTTATTATAAAGTGAAAATAAATAAAAGAAAGAGGAATTACATGAAAACAGAAAATCAAAATTGTCTATCATGTCAAGCAATGAGGAATCGTCTTATCTCTATTGCAAAAGGATGTATACATATTGAACAATTAAACGATAGAAATAAGTGTGATGAGCATGAAGGTTGTTTTGAACGTGATTTAGTACTGAGGTCAATTTACGAGATTGCAACAGGCAAACATAATTGGCCAGAAGCAAGACCATACGATCCAGTAACAGAAGAGGAATTAAATATAGAAGAATTTTCTTGTAAAGTCTGCAAAAATGCTATTTGGTTAGAGGGAATCCAAAATTGGATATGTACAAAAATGCCAAATGTAGATAATATCCTTCATTGGGTACTCACAAAAACAATCCACAAAGAGTGTCCCCTAAGTCACAAGGAGAAAATGGAGAATCGAATATAGTGAAGAAACATAATTGTGTTCTACAAGATTGGGTTCATGAACTGTCTTTTATGCAACAATCTGTATTAATTACAGCCACTCGTGGACCAGATGGATTACGAAAAGACCATATATCTAAAGTCTTGCTACGTTGGTTAAGACGTTGTTACATGATATCTGCTTTTGAGAAAACAGTTTTATCTGACCCCTATGACCCAAGAGGAGGTTCTTTTACAGGTCCTTGTACAATGGAATTAGAAAAGGCAGTGGATTTATATCTGAGATCGATTGATGAAATACCACACCACTTCCATCTTCATCTAATGCATGCTTCAGAGATTTTAGGTTACAAACATCCTAGTCCAAAAATACGGAGCTTTTGGAACAAATTCTATTCAAGAATTGTTAGAGACGCACATTTAAACCCTGAATCTGAAGAACAAATGGACAGAAGATTAGGAAACAATCGAGATACTTGGAGACAAGCTGAAGAAGTAACTGCTTATTAGATTACAAAAAAATTAGAAATAATATGGAGTCGTCGTCTAGTCAGGTCGAGGACACAAGGCTTTCACTCTTGTAATCGTGGGTTCGAATCCCGCCGGCTCCACTTAAAAGAAAAGGAGAATTAGTTATGTATCTAATTAAATATGAAGGATTATGGGATGGAATTTCACTGTATGGTTTTGCGTTTATACCTATAGATGAGTGGGAAAAGATAATGAAACTAATATCAGATTATAAAGATTATCCAGTTATAGTAACAATCGGTTCAAACGGAGAGAAAATATGTTACAATAACAGTCGTGAAGTACTAAAAGAATATACAACACAAATAATCTCATATGATATGAGCGCAAAAATTAAAAATATATTTGGAAACTTTCAATTCGGTATGTTTCCAATATTCCTAGTTGAAGAAGAAATAAAAGAAAGAAAAGAATCATGAAAAATGCATTCTTAGAGATTCTTACTTGGAAGGGTACGTCTGCCTTCGGGGCAACTCACTACTACGGTAAAATCCGTTTCGGTAAGGATAGTGTCGATGTTGAGTTCATCTTAACTAAGAACGAAGCTACTAAAATGAACATGGATAGGGATGTTGACGTTTTTGGTCGCTATCACGCAGGAGAAGAATCTACTGCATTTACTGACGAGAAGAAAGTCATAAAAGAGGCGATTAAATTATTCAAGAAGGATCCTCATGGATATGATGTCTTATTAAAGGGAAACCATTGTACCTGTGATCCCCAAGAAATAATAACAGGCCCTAAGAATGTTATGATAAGAGCTAACATTATATACGAGGAATTTGAAAGCTATAATGGATGGGGCTGCCAGGAAGGAGATCATAAGAAAGTACAAGCGATATGTGACAAATGGGACATAGTTCTTGGAGGCAAGTTCTGGGAAAGAGATTAAGGTTTAATTTTATTAAAAGGTAAGAATCATGAAAAATGGATACGGTAGAATCTTTCCAGGAGGCAATAAGAAAGATTTTGTATGGATAAAACGATCATTAAAAAGAAGAAATATCCCATATAAACAAATAAAATTGCACCACGATGGATGTATATTTCTAATTCAACAAGAAGACTTACACAAATTACCAAAAGATAAAGATGGTCCTTATCTCGGAAACAACCAAAGGGGTTTTTCTATTTACTCTATAACAGAAGAGATGATAGCGGACGTATTAAAATAAAGGTAGTCCTTACTAAACCAAGTAGATAACAACTTTTGAAAGGAGATAGAAGACAATGAAGATTGGTGACAAAGTTTGGACATATAATCATTGGCATAGTTTAATAGAGATAAAAATTTGGTCTATTATAAATGATGATAAGACATATGTAGTTAACGGAGAATTTCTATTAGACAACTGTTCTCTTACAAAGGAAGAAGCAAGAGACAAGTTAATAGAACATATGTGTCGTCAAATAGAAATTAAGAAGAAGAATATTATTCACCTAGAAAAAGAGGTACAAAATATTCGGAAACTAATTTTGTAAACTAAACACTAAACTAATAAACTGAGGAAATAAATGGGAAGAACTTTTATTGGATGGATAGAAGGAAAACTTCAGGATAAACGTAAACTTCGAAAGTTAGGCGTTAAAGGAAGAATGAAATATAATCTAAATTTAAGATGTTTTGAGAACTGTGAGATCGATGAAGATATAGTAGACAACTTAAGAAAAGAACATCCTCCATTCTGGTCACCTGCTTTTACTGGTGTAAGTCTTAATGGAAGTCAAGAATTTTTGAATTTCAAAGTATAAGGATTAGTCATGGGAATAATAATGTGGGACAAACCGAAAAAAATGATGACTGAAAAAACAAGACAAAAAAGATTTCAGTCAGACTGTGATATTCCTGGAACTTACTTTCCAAATATGAGTCTAGAAGACAGGAAACGTTGGAAAGGTAAAGTTGTTGGAAAAACAACAGGTTCTCCACAAGTAGAAATAAGAAAAAATACATTTGTTATAATAGTTTCTTTAGGTGGTGGATACAAATACAAATATTATAGTAGAGACAAAACAAAAAGAACAAATATACATATTGGAGCTTCTGGACCGATCCAATTAACTTTTAAAGAATGGGAAGAGATGAAATATGTAGTAGATGAAGCAACACAGGTGTTAAGGGAGTTAAGTGATTAGAAACATATCGGCGTGTAACTCAGCCTGGTAGAGGGCATGGTTTGGGACCATGCAGTCGGCGGTTCAAATCCGTCCACGCCGACCATTAAGAAAGGAGCGAATATGGGTTTACTTGGTGGAACAATAAAAGAAGGTTCTTGGTGGTTAAATAGCAAGTCAGATCCTAGATGGAACGTAGAAGGACGTTCATCATATGTGGGCGGACTTGTGATGCCATCTGACTGCGAATCTAAAATTGAAGAACTAAAAAAAGAACTTGGTGAGCCCCCAGACGATTTGGAATGGGGATACATGAAAGATTAAGAAAAGGAGAAAGAATGGCAATAAAATATCCACCTTTACCAGTAACATTTAATGTTGAGAAAGAAGTGGCTTTTTATTATTCGTCAGTTATTTCGCAAATACTAAATTGCAGTTTCAAAGCGAGATTTAATACAGATGGTCTTTTTGAATCGTCTGAAATTAAACTCCTTGCCGAATATAAATGTGGTGTTTCACTAACTAAAAAAGGTTTAATTCAATGTGTTGTACAAAATTTATTCTATATCAAAAGGATTGAGAAGGCAGGAGAATTATTACCAAATGTTATTTTTATTGGTAATGAAGAAAACTATTGTATCTTTGATTCTTCAAATTTAAATGAGTATCTTAAATTAGACGTAAATTGGTTTGAAATATCTCCAAGTCAAGCTTTTATAAAACCACCAGAAGTACTTTATAACGCTATCGAAAAAAGTTTTACTGTGCACCTATATTCATTATCTAATATACCAATTTTAGAACAAATTATTAATAATTTTAGGAATAATAATATAGGATTAAAGATGACAGTAAACAATGATAATGTTGGAATGTTATTTGAAGAATTTATAACTTCAAATATTGTAGCGCAAAAATTAGAACCGCATGAAGTGGTAGCATTATTTGCTAGCATTCTCTTTGGTGAATGTTCTGATATTGTGAAAGATGAAAACAAAATAACAACACCCTTGTCAAACAAACAAATAGTAAAAATTTATCGAAAAAATTACGACTCATTTTTAAAGATTGTAAAAGAAGTTGGTGATATAAAAATAAAAGACGAGATAATGGCTCAATCAGATCGCCTAATCGAAGAAGTTTATCGACGATTCCACGGAGAATTCTACACACCAAAGATCTGGGTTAATGAAGCTCATAAAATGATTTGTGAAACAATTGACCCACATTGGTATGAAAATTATGTTGTCTGGGATACTTGTTGTGGTCTTGCAAATCTCACTAGAGATTATACATTTACAGAATTATATATGTCAACGTTACATCAAGAAGATATTGATATCATAAAACAGAGAGGATATAATCCAGAGGCTAAAGCAATATTTCAATATGATTTTTTAAATGATGATGTTCTAGCAGATGAAAATGTACTACCAATGGTTCCAAACAATTATATTTCTAAACTAGAACAACTGGCTCCAGGTTTAATCGAAGCTTTTCAGGAGAACAAGAAGATCTTAATTATTATGAATCCACCATACGGAGCTGCAGGAGGAAGCAAGATCCTTTCAATTAGAAAAGAAAATATTTCGAACACTAAAATTAAAAATATTATGAAAAATCAAAAGTTAGCTCACGCATCTTTACAACTATTTTGTCAGTTTTTATTTAGAATTATTGGATTTAAGAAATACTATAACGAAACAAATATAAGTATAGCATCTTTTTCAACACCAATATTTTTAGCTGGTCCTTCATTTAAGAATTTTAGAAAGTTATACTTAAATGAATTTAGCTACATAAGAAGCATTTTTTTCAGATCAGATGAATTTGATTCTGTTTCTGGAATTTGGGGAATCTTATTTAGTCTTTGGAATAGCGGTAAAACAATAATTCAAGACTCCTTTGTAACAACAATGGTTGACAAAGATACTACATTAAACAAAGTACTATACAATACTGACAATGTGGAACCAGCTACTAGTCACTTAAAAAGAACAGTTCCAGAAAAAAGTTGGATTGAATATCCGAACTTTAGTAGTGGATTGGTAGTTAAAGAGACACATAACTTGTTTTTGAAAAATTCAATTGGTACATTTGTTACAGCAAGTAATGATGTGAATCAATCAATTTTTGTTACTGGCGTCCTAAGCGGTGCATCATCAATTGGTGGAATTCCTATTACAAAAAACAATTTTTTAGATTTTGTTAGCTTATTTACTGCAAAAACAAGAGCTCCCAGACACTGGAGTACAATGCATGACCAATTTTTAGTTCCTAATAAACAAATAGATGGATATCAACAATGGAATTATGATGCTATTGTATATACAATTTTTAAAGAGGCACAAGTATCTACGTCTGTTCGTAATATATTTTATAAAAATAAGCAATGGAATATCAAAAACGAATTCTTCTGGTTACCGAACCAATTTATGCAAGATTTAGCAAACCAGAACAATTTTGAAGAGTTATACAGAGATGCAAATACATTTAATCAAGAAAGATTTGTATATCAAGAACTACAAAAAGTTAACTTAAGTCCAGATGCAAAAGAAGTATTAGATAAAACTATTGAGTTAGTAATAAAAATATTTCCCTATAGAAAAAAGTGGCATGATCTACATCCAGATTGGCATTTACAAACTTGGGATGCAGGTTGGTATCAAACTAAGTTAATATTAAAGAATGAACCAGATTTGAAAAAAGACTTCGATGATTTTAAAGAGCTTTATAAAAAGTTTGAAGACAGAATGAGAGAAGGAGTGTATAAATTTGGATTTTTGAAGTAATAAAGGAGAATAAAATGAACGAAGAAACAGTAGAACTAACATTTGATGACATTGAACCTTTACAAAAGGCTTTAAATGAAATGAACCCCAGTTCGGGTGGTCTTGAATATAAAGGTTTCTTTTGGGACTGGAGGATGGCTCAAAATGCTTTAGAAGATTTGAAGGAAAGGCAAGAACATTTACAAGAGGAAGAGTAAAATGAAAAAGATACTAATAATGTTGTTATTCCTTGGTGGATGCGTAACAACTCCAGCAACATATAATCCAGTAGCAGAAAGACAGTTAGAACGTCACTATGACTCACGAGGAAGATACAGTGGTTATACTCAAATAAAGATATATAAAGATGGAAGTGTTGTTAAAGAACATTTTGATAAGAAAGGAAAATACATAGGACGTTCTCGTATAAATTAAATGAATACTAGAACTTAGAAAGGAGAGTAAGAGTGAAATATTTTTATCAAATATATAGAATAACAACTTACGAAATTTTTATGAACAGTGACAGAACAATAACTGGAGTTACAATTCGTTCGCAAAATCTATGTGATAAGGTTGAAGTCGGTGATAGATTTATATGTTATTTATCAGGTATTAGTAGATGGTTTGGAGTTTTAGAGGTAGAGTCAAAAAGTCACTTAGACAAAGAAAAGAAAATATTCTACGAGAAAGATCCTTTCGTTATTCACTTTAAAGTGAAACCATTAGTATTGTTAGATATTGAAAACTCAATTCCACGTTCTGACCCGTCTCTCGCTTCTACTTATTTTTCGTCACATGACAGATCTGTTAATATTAAATTATGGCGATCAATTGGTCCATTAGATCCTTCTGACGGTTCTATTTTAGAGAAAGAACTAACTTTCCAATCTTCCTCTAAAAAAGTTTTTCCATTGCAAAAAAATATAGTAGAAAATTGCAGATCATTTGATAGACGAGAACTAGAAAAGAAAGGATATTGTACACTAAGTGAAAATCAAATAACAACCTCCAAGGAGTTATCTGAGCCAGACAAAGAAGAGAACGAAGAAGATATCAATCAAGGAACTAGAGAATCATTAAAGATTCAAGCTCTCCTTGCCAAAATTGGAGAGACAATGGGATTCAAAATTTGGATACCAACACAAGACAGAAATAGAGTCATCAAAGAGTGTCAAATTAATGAAGAATCTGTTCTGTCTACTTTACCTTTTAATTACAATAATATCACAACAAAAACTATTGAACAAATTGATATTATCTGGGTTCAAAAAAGTTATATCGTTCGAGCTTTTGAAGTAGAAGACACAACTTCAATATACTCTGGTTTATTAAGAATGTCAGATTTAATTTCTTTACAGTCAAACTTAGATATTAAATTACATATTGTTGCTCCAGATTCTCGAAGAGAAAAAGTTCTCGGCGAGATTAAACGACCTACTTTCGACAGTCTTCCAAAGCCACTACCTGATATATGTAGTTATTTATCATATGACAGTATCGTCGAGATATCTAGAAATAGACATCTTAATAGACTAAAAGATAGTATCTTAGACGATTATGAAGAAATAGTAGATCCATTACTATAATAAGAAAATGCACATGGTATACAAAACTGGATATAATCACTTTCTAAAAAAGGTGAAGAAATGAGAAAAATATTAAGTTTCGAAGAAGAAAACGGACTTTATGTTTGTCAAATGCAATATAAAGAGGAAACTACAGGTGTAGCTTACCTTACTAAAGCAGAATTCTTTCGAGCAAAACTAGAAGAGAAACTTGAGACAATTGACCCTTCTTTAGTTAACGACTTAAATAAAGTTATTGATCTTACTATAGAAGAAGTAGAAAGTTGGTAGATTAAAATGAGAAAGTTAACACTTAAATTCATAGATGCTTGGAAAATATACTCAGAAAAAGCACCAGTAAATTATCTTGGACCACAACTTAAAGCAAATCAAGCTTACAGAATTATTGAACCATATTTAACTGGAGATGAAAAGTTCTTATTAAGCGTAGCTCGAAATCATTCTTCTATTGGAGAGGGACGAGAAGAATTTGACGATATTTGTAAACAAATCAGACAGAGGTTAAAGTTAGATGAGAAAACGAGCAGTAAAAGATACAGAAAAAGAAATTGATGACGAACATGATTTAGACTTCTGGAGGAATAGAGGTTTATACTTCTGTACTAAGTGCTTCCACTCTGCAAAAGAAGCATCAACATGTATCAAATGTAGAGAAGAAGCAGTATACCTAAATAGTCTACGAGTAAGACCTCCAAGACAGAAAGCATCTAAAATGAGATGGAGAGAATTTTTCGAAACATGGTTACCAAATATAGATTTTAGTAATGCGTGGGAAAGAAGAAAATTGTATCTAAAAAACAGGTAAAGAAATGGGAGAAATAATCACATACATATCTGATAAAAGACATGAAGGCATTCTCCTCATTCTCTGGATTTCAATGGGTGGTATATCACTTATCTTCATGATAATCTTTGACTTTCTTAAAAACAACGGTAATATAATTGCTGATCTTGATGGTGATGACATGATAATTATCATAATGTTTATGATGTTAGGACCGATGGGCGGTGCTTTCACAATAATAATTTACATGAAAGAATATAAAGAGTATAGAGAGAAAGCCAAGAAAGACGCACGATGGTGGGAACTAAGAGAATATGGAGGATGGAAATGAGAATATATCAATTACTTTCTACACTGAGTACAGATCCTAAAATCTATGTTATTATTTGGCTCTTATTACCTACTATAATGATCATGACTCTTTTAACCATCGATTTATTCCGACGTGGTATTAAAGAATTTAAAAGAAAATATATAAACGGTTTTCCCTTTACGGGTTGTTTAATATTAATACTCTTTGGTCCAGCAAGTTGTGGAGTTTTAATAGTAGCTTACAAAAACGCAATAAAAAAAGAAAGAGAAAAAGCTGCAAGAATGTTTCCATGGTGGCAACTCAAAGAATATGGAGGATGGAAATGAAAAGTACATTAATAATTTGGTTTTCAATTTCTATCATTACTATGATTTTAGGTACTTGTATTAATATCAAAAAAAGAGGTTTTAAAAATGCTTCAAAACAAATACTTTACTATTACCCACAGTTTATAATACTACTTTGTCTTGGACCAGTTACTCCTCTCATGTTTATACATAGATACATACAAACAAAACTTTAATAAGAGGAAGATAAAATGGAAGCATGGAAATTAATTATAACTTTGATTTTATCGACAATAGTTGCAACATCATTTGGAGTACTAATAATTCCTCCAGAATGTAGATCATTATATATGATATTATCTATAGGAATACCTGTATTAATAATTGGAACAATCTGTTACTTTATCATATATATAACAGATAAGAAATTACGTAGAAGAAAAACTAAAACTGGTCGAGTGATGTAACTGGCAGGCATATCGGACTTAAAATCCGGTGGGGTTTATCCTCGTGGGGGTTCAACTCCCCCCTCGACCACTAAGGAGAATATATGAAGTTTATACTATACAAAATCGAAAGATTTCTTATACGAATTGAACTTTTCTTCACCGGACACTGGACATATTGTGATGGTTGTAAAAGGTTCAGTCCACAATATTATTGTCCTTATTGTAGATAGCCTAAAGGAGAACTGACATGAAAGTATTTCTGACTAAGGCATTTGATGTTACTATCTTCAGAGCATTTACTCCGTCGCCAGCAGGATTTGTACATGAGAAAGTTGCTAAAGAGTACTGTAAAACATGTAACGATGCTCATCCAGATATAGTTTATGCTTACGAGGAAGTAGAAATCTCTGAAGCAAATAGTTTAAAACCCTAGCCTGAGTGGTGGAATTGGTATACACGCACGGTTTAGGCCCGTGTGTCTTTGACATGGAGGTTCGAGTCCTCTCTCAGGCACCAAACATTAAAAGGAGGTAACATGACTAGTTACAAAAAGGCTCTCAAAAAGTATCAAGAGTCTTTCGGAGACGATCTAAGTTTTTTTAATAAACTAACAATATTTCTTACTAAAGACACTCCGACTTACGTACTGTTTTGCCTTGGATTAGTTTTAATCGTGGGAGTAATTATGTTTATTTCAAGTTAACCATATAGTAATCAGGTCTGAGTGGTGGAATTTGGTAGACACGCTTGATTCAAACTTAAGTGTTCTTAGAACGTGGGGGTTCGAGTCCCTCCTCAGACACTAACTTAGAAAGGAGATTTTCAGAATGAAGTCCGAACTATCATTAACGTTCGATAACGAATTTCAGTTATGTTTCAAAAGTTTTACACCAAGAGGAGAGTGGAAACTTACACCAATCAAATATGGTTGTCAAATCGTTGGTTTTGGGGGTGAAATAGCAATCGTTGTTCAATATGTTACTCGTCAGAGTGGTTACGCTGATGCAATGATCTCAGTTACCGAAGTTGATGGAGAAATTTTCTTAATGAAAGAACATGTTAAAACTGATAAACTTATTGATACGATTAACAACATGATTAATACAATGTTACCACATGAACCTGGTGAAATACCTGGAGAAAGTAAATCCCATTCTCGTAAAAAAAGAGATCCTGAAATGAATAAAGAAATATATAATATTGCCTTAACAGAAAAACAAGTAACTGGTCTTCATATTGAACCCAGAACTATTGAGAGAGTTATTGACAACATTACCAAACAAGCTACAGATCAGGGATATATTCCCGTTAGAAAAATAATCAGCAAGAGACTTACCGAGATCAAGACTGACCTTGAAAATCTTATTTCTGAAGCAGATGGAATTCTCGAAGAAACTGATCCCGAATTACATAAAGCCGCTGCTAAAAAGGGTATGGGCTGGATAAATATTATAACAGCTTCACTCAGTCCCGAGGAAATGAACGTCTTCAGTGAATCAATGATTTACATGGAAGATACTATTCATGTTTTAGAAGGTTCGGTAGACCGTGGACTTGGTTTACATGGCCGAGGTTAAATACACTGTAAGGAGTTAATTGGTAGAAAGAGGAGAAGAAAAAATGTTAAATTACATAAGAAAGGCAGTTATCTGGTTACAGTGGTATTGGGTCAAGAAAACAAGATGGAGGAAGTACGATACCACCTTACCAAAACAAGGAGAATGATATGAAAAAGAAAGAAAAAACATATCTTGTAGTACAGTTAACAGAAACCGACGGTGAAATTGTAGTCAAAAGAATGACAGGAGAAGAAATAAGGTCACTGACTCAGGATAGTTCTGAACAAATAGGTATGACTATTATTGAAGGTAACTTAATAAAAGGACCTGATTCTGTTATAGATCTTAAACATTTATAAGCCGGTGTAGCTCAGATGGCCAGAGCTGGGGTTTTGTAAACCTCATGCCGGGGGTTCGACTCCCTCCGCCGGCCCATTCAAAAGGAGTAAAATGTATAAAGTAACACTTGTGACATTAGAAGGTGGTAAAAATCTACGCACTAAAACAGTTAAAGGGATAACTAATAAGTTACCCAAAATAAACGAAAGATTTTTCATGGTAAGTAGCGCTTTAGAAAAAGGAAAAAGTATCAGAACAATAGATACGAGTCCTGTAGAAAGTATTGAATATAGCGACGAAAAGAATACAAGAGTATTTAAAACGAAATATTCTAGATACAAAATTACTCACGAAAAAATAAAAGAGGTGAACTATGGACGTACTTTTAATAATATCGTCAATAATAGCAGGACTTGCCACTGATATTATTATTATAATGTTTTGTTTAATAGTATTAACATCTGTTATATGTTACTGGAAAGAAATCGAAACCAAATTTGAGAACAAACGTTATAAAAGAATATTTTGGTTAAGTTTTGTTATCATAGCTACTATTATGATAATAATAAGCTACTCAATAAAAACACCTGGTGAACATCTATGTAAATTTTTAGTCAGCGCAATAAATTAATCGCGGGTCGATCAGTGGTTTAGGTCACAGGGCTTTGAACCCTGCAACGGAGGTTCGAATCCTCTCCCGTGAGTAAAAATTGGGGGTATGGTCTAGTTGGTCAAGGACGTCTGCCTGTCACGCAGAAGGTCTCGGGTTCAAATCCCGATACTCCCGTCAAAAAAGAAAGGAAAATTTCGTGGATCTGAATAATCAAACAACAATACAAATAATTAAGTGTGTAAAAGATTATCCGATGGTTGGGGGCTTTGTTAAAAAAGATACAATATTAACAGAAGATTTAGAAACCACAAAAAACGAATTTGATGGTACAGTATTCATTTCTAAAGAAGGAACTGAATATCACTTCAACAATAGTGAAATAGTTTTTTCAACAGATTTCCAAAAATCATTTAAGTTACTCTGCAGAAGAAATATTAGCTAAATTATAAAGGATAGGAGAGAATAAACAAGAAAAAGACTACTATTAAGAGACAGCATGTTCGCTCAAAGAAAACATGAAATGATCGATAAAATATTAACATTGTTAGATTTTAGGAGGTAATAAAATTGACAAAGGTATTGATAATCGAGAGCGAAGCTGGTTGGGGGCGAAAAGTTGAAAAAGAAAAAGAGTTCGATAGTCGGGAAGAAGCCATACAGTATTGTAAGGATTATAACAACGAATATAATCCGGCTGACAAACCTACCCCAGTATGGTATATGTATGCTCGATTGGAAGATCAGGTTGAATATGGAATGTTGCGTTAAAAATCTAACCAACATATCGAGCAGGCCAGCTAACGCTAGCAGCTCATGTAAGACTGTTAGAGAAGTCAAAAAACTCACAAATAGCAAGATCTTTAAGGAAGAGGTCTGGAACTGAACTAGTTAAGATTTATCGTAGAGAAAAGGCTAAGAGAGGAATAACATCAAGTTTAAATAGAATATCAACCAAAACAAGGGAAATAAATGAATCCATTTGGAAAGATCATAGAAAAAAAAGATGGTACCCTGGATGCTATAATGACTCGCCAACTTACACAAAATGAATTGGAAGGGACAACAGTAGTAAATTTGAGACATATGTGTATTCGCTACTATAACATTCCAGGTATGACCCATAAAAGAAAAAATGTGATTATCGATGCTATCCTTAAAAAATATAAGACATTAGATAAAATAAAATATCAACTATTTATTTCTGAAAAACAAGCTAGAGTAATCACATCTGCTCTTGACTTGTTTTCTAGGATAGGAATTGGTCAACTCGAAGAAATTTTGAGACATCCACAATATGCAAATGTAATTTTCAACAACAATGCCACTTACAAAGTTTGCAAAGAATTATTAGATGAAACAAAAAAGCTTCTTACGAATTTTCCTCCTAATGCATCTTATGGCATAGGAAATCCTGAAGTACATAGCGATTGTACTATATCTTACGATCTTATGCAAGTTATTAGACATAGACTTGCATGGGATAATAATCCTGAAGGAGGATTACAAGTCAGCTTTGGTAAACCAATGCGCTTTTCTAATGAAGAAGAATTAGCAAAGATCAAACAGAAGACAACTAAATTTTAGCGCCTGTAGCTCAGTGGATACAGAGCACCAGGCTACGAACTTGGGGGTCGGGGGTTCGAATCCCCCCAGGCGTTTCACAAACTAGAACAAATCTGAAGAGGTTAAAAATGTTTCCAGAATTATTAGTACATCCACTAACTTGGATAATATTAGCTTTTAATACAGCAATATTAGCACTTATAATATGTATTCTTATGGGAATACTTATAATAATAATCCTATTGTTTTTTCCAGAAAGATCAAAATTAAGACAACGACTTGTAGACTTTGCAAGCCAAGAATAAACGCCTGTAGCTAGAGCACCAGGCTACGAACTTGGGGTTCGAATCCCCAGGCGTTCTATAGAGAAGATGTATAAAGAGAAATATAAGATGATAAACAAAATATATAAAATAGCTGAAATTAATGATCCTTTTTATAGTAAACTAATTCAAGAAACATGTACAGAACTACAAATTAATCTACATAAAAGGGACGAGAAGAATCAATCATTTATTGCTGGAAAAGACATTTTCTTAGGTAAGTATGAAGACGAAGAACTAATGATTATCTCATTCTTTCATGAAGTGGGACATATTTTAGTCAAATGGAAATACAAAAAAAGAACAAGACTTAACACTCTAATGATCGAACTAAAGGCATGGGACTTAGGTATTCAATATGCATTAAATAAAGGGTTATTATTTTCCGACAATGCTCTCAAGTGGGGTTACGAACGGGCGATAGGATACGCAGGGCATGATAAAAGAGAACGTGTAGGATGGAAATTTAATAAACATGCTTTAGATGTTTAGAGTACCAAAATTAGAAAGGAAATAAAATATAATGGCAGGAATAGATAAAATTTATGGAAATAAAGCGCAGTATAGTGAACTTCGTTCTTGGTGTGAGAGAAATAAACCAGAGGCATTATTATATTTCTATCCTTGGGAAGGTGAATGGTTGACGGACAATGAACAACATCCCATTACTAATTTCCCAGAAAAAATTGATAAGTGGCTCTTAAAAAACTGTACTCTCAGTTGGGTAGTTAAATACATCAAAGAGCAGTATGGTAACAGATTATAAACGCCTGTAGCTCAGTCTGGGAGAGCGTCGGTCCTACAAACCGACAGTCATAGGTTCAAACCCTATCAGGCGTATAATTATAGTACTGTAGCTCAGCGGTCCAGAGCACGCGACTTATAATCGTGAGGCCGATGGTTCGAATCCATCCAGTACTACTAAAACTTAGTGGACATAAAGTAGAGACGGGGAACTTTACAAAGGAGGTAGAATGAGACCAGGCGATAGAAAACAAAGATGGCAGAGTACATGTACCATTGAGGGAATAATATTATTCCTGATTGGGTTGTTTTTTGCCTACTCTGGATTGATGGCTCCAAGAAACGGTTGGATCGTTTTATTAATAGCCTTGGGTGCATTATGGGGGTCAATGAAATCTTTTACTGATGCAAAACGCGGATGGAAGATGACGGATAAGCGCCCGCCTTGGGCTGATAGGCATGACGCTATAGACAGGGGCGATTTAACATTATATAAAAGATACCCTCATTGGCGACCTAATATACAATCTAACAAAGTACTCAACTCCAAACCAACTAAAGCTGGCGGGGTTAATTAATTGTTAAGGAGAGTCTTATGATTACACCATCAGAGAGAATTCAGGCAGTTAAAGAATGGAACGAGTCAGGGTTTCATGAGTTAACGTGTGGAATTGATTCCAACCATCCTCCACTCGTAGCGGCAGAAACTCCATTTGGCGTGTATCTCTTCTGTACAGCGAATAAATGTGGATATACTCAGCCATTTTGGAAAGTCCCAGCTGTGGTATGGTTATCGTTTTTTGAGCGACACGCCTCCCCACAAGTCACTCAAGATGAAGTAGACTCACCATGGTTTTGTATTGAATGTAAACATGATGGCAATACAGGCCCAAAGTGTGACAATTGCCTTATGCCACGCCGATGATCTTAATTTGGGAGGCTGACAATGAAAAAAGCTATATGCAATCGTGTAGATCTTAAACATAAGAAATGCCAAATAACTTCATGTTATCATTATAGCATACATGAATCAATAGGATGTGAAAAATGGCACGAATGTCATTACTACAAAGTGCCAGTTAGATGCTTTTATGTCTCCAGAAGAATATGGAGTGAAGAGAGAAGACTAGAGCAGCTTAGTTCAAATATTAGGACGAATTCTAAAGGAGACATTTATGAGTTTATATTATGCTGAAACAGGTCTTGGTTGTTGTATTAGAGAAGCAACCAGTTTAAAAAATGCAAGAAATATAATTCTTAGAGAGGTTGGTACATATAATGGTCCCAAAATTGTTCGTAAGGCCAGTAAAGATGATATAAATTGGGTTAATAGTATGGGTGGATATGTACCAAAAATTCACCCCCAACCAAGTACTTAACTCCAAACCAGCCAAAGCTGATTAGTTTTTCGTTATGTTTCAAGGAGGATAAAATGAATGAACAACTTTATGAGCAAGCATCAGAGGCTATAGAAAAATTGTTCTCTGATAAATCTGTATCACAAGAACAGGCAAGGGAAAATTTGGAATCACTCATTGGTGAAATCGAAATAATGCTTGAAAGTATGGAGGAAACCTAACAACGCGCTCAACTCACTGTTAGGATTCAAACCAAATAACAATAACGCAGTATCTTAAGTGTAGACAATCCAGTAGTTGTGAGGGTTAGCTCCACGTTAGATTGCTCTTTAAGGAGTTATTATGAGTTGTAAAGAAGGATATAGGGGCGAATGTTGCTGTGAGTGTGAACATCAACTTAAAATCCATGTTTGCACTTGTGGAATCTGCCCCACCATAGAAGGATATATCTGTATTTTATCCCATGTCATAGATCATAACTATCATTGTACCTATAAGACGAATAAGCATGGTGCGTGTGAGTGTTTTATGTTGAGAAAGTAATCGAACAAAACACTCAACCCAGACCCATAAATATCAAGCTGATGAGTTTTGTTATACAGAAAGGAGGAAAGAGATATGAGTTACTTTTGGTTTTCATTTTCTAAGAATGGGAAAAATCAGGGATGTATTAATGTTGAAGCTGATACATCAGAAATAGCAATGAAAAATGCGATAGAATTAAATATCGTACCAAAACATGACGATGTCGAAACATACAAAATCGATGAACCAGAGATACCCATTAATGTTTTAGTGTCTCCAGAAGAAATGAAGCAGATGGAGTATGATTCAGTAAAATATAAAAAAAACTCAACCTAAACCCATAAATATCAATTTTGTTATGCCGCTATGTATGGTGCAAGATCATACTCATCGGGGGCAGTAAACCTACGGGCTGCTGGCTGTCTATGGTGCCTGAGATGGAACCAGCTAGCGGCATAACAAATCGCTGAAGTCGGAATCGGGAATGCTATGGAGTAAGTGAAGAACCCGAGTGCACTTGGGTTGCAGGTGACCGAGCCTGACGTTCCCGAATTTTCCTTAGCCCAACTGATTAGTTTAATGTTATACAAAAGGAGGAAAGATGAAGAAATGGCCAGAGGATGGTTCTACGGTACAGTTTGCAGAAATAGTTGAGTCCGTCAGAAAGGCAATACTCTTTGCATATAATATTAAAAGGAAAAACAGGAATAGAAGCATACCTTGGGATGGACTTGATATTGGAAATGATTCAAAAGCGACTTGCTTTTCTCCAGAGGAACAACTTCAACTAGAACATTTGCGTTATTCTGAAAATGATCAAGGACGGGATGCTCTAGATGAAATACTAAGTATAGCTGTCCGATTAGGGATTGAACAAGGACAGAGGATTTTTAAAAAAGGTACAGAATATCAAATGATGAAAATACGGTTGAACTTAATAGAAAATCTAACAAATCACTCAGTCCAACCGAACAGACCAACTGGTTAGTTTAACCGTTAACAATCCTTCTTCAGGAGATTAATATGCAAATATGTAAATTTTGTCAAAAGTCCTATGATGTAAAAGAAACCAAAAGGGTTTTCGGTGATATGTGGTGGATATACATTTATTGCTCTGCACAATGTTATACAAAAGATCAGGTTGTTAACAAAACACCTAACTCAGACCATGCTAACCGTCCGTCCGGATGAACTCAGCTGCGTAAAACTCTATATAAAATGTAAGTGAAACTGCGGGCCAGGCTTTAAAAGAAAGGAGATAAAGGCCATGCGAATAATTAAATCCAAAAGATTAATGTTACTACTCATTAGTTTCGCTTCGATCTTTGCTCTTGTAACGACCTCTCTTGCACAGGAGAAGATTAAGCTCGCGGGGAAGCGATACGGGGTCAGAACTAAAGCGGAAGTGATTAAGCTTGATGACACCAAGGGGCACATCCTTATCCTCTCGGAGTCAAAGGGCACCGATGCCACTACTGGTGCCCAGTTTGTTAGCACTGCATTCGGTGATTATATTAAGGGAAATGGACCACATTGGGGCTACGGAAAAGCTATAGACCCAGATGGCGATGTCACTTTTAGTACATTTAAATCAAAGTTTACCACCACCCTTTCCCCCGAAGGCAAACCGATCACTACATTTGAAGGGACTTGGTCTTTCACAAAAGGAACTGGTAAGTATGAGAACGCCCAGGGGGGCGGCACCTTCAAGGGAAAGGTTATAGGACCAGGAATATTCACATATGATTGGGAAGGCGAATACTCTATTAAGAAGTAAGAGACAGCCTTCTCTTACAACCCCTAGTATTACAATCTTTTGCTAGTTCGCAGTTTCACTTACATTTTATATAGAACATAACTAATTAGTTTTTCATTGGGCGGTTTCGTCCAGAAAGGAAAATCATGAGCGAGAAATTAACTGATGAACAAATTAAGAACTGGCGCGAAGTTCTTGTCGGAATGATTGGACCATACGCTCTAATAATGCCAAGGGAAGAAATCCAGGCATTTCGTGACAAAACGCAAAATGCCGTCCAACAAGTCGCTCAACCAAATCTGGATAAACCGGCAGCTTAATTCTGTCGTTAGACTATACAGGAGATCATAATGATAGAACTAAAACGATACACCATAATGTCAAGTGCTAAGGGTCCAAATCGTGATACTATTGAAGATCCAGATGGACAATGGATCTTCGATCCAGGTCATAAGATAAATTTAGATAAATCCAACGATCGTCGTTGTGAATATTGTGGTGCTGAGAAGGATCCAACAATAAAAACTTTGTGTGGCAAATGCCGTATGTAAGAGGATGTTAAACCAAAGAAATAACAGGAGGTAAAAATGAAGACCGTAACTTCACAAGCTGAATTTGAAGAGAAGCTAAAAGAAGGTTTGAGATCTTTTAAATTTAAGGGTTTCAGTGGTGTATTGAAGGGAGATACTCATATTCATCTTTATGGTAATTCTCAAGCCTATCTACTGGGAAACTCTCACACTACATTACATCAAAGCGCTTTTGCTGCATTATGGGGAAACTGTCATGCTAGGCTTCATGACAGTTCTCATGCCGTGTTACGAGGTAACTCTTCTGCTGAGCTACATGGAACCCCTTATTCTTCCCCCCATGTTTCACTTCAGGACAATTCTTATGTCATACTACGCGGACATTCTCATGCTGATTTATGGGGGCATTCTTTTGCTGAGATACGGGAAAGTTCTCATGCTATACTACGGGGATATTCCCAAGCTATATTATGGGGACATTCTCATGCTGATTTACGTGATGATTCTTTTGCTGAGCTATGGGGAAGTTCTTCCGTTATCTTACAAGGGAGATCTCGTGCTATGCTACGGGATTTCTCGATAGGTTATCTAAGGAGCAAGAGAGCAAAGGCTAAAGCTGGAAAACGTGCAACCATAATTGAAATGATCTACCCTGAAGATATCAAACAATGGGCAGCACTGAAAAGGGTGTGTATTAGACGAAACAGAATAATGCTTTGGAAAGCTGTGAGACAAAATGGTACTGACTTCTATACTGGTCAAGTTAATTATGATACTAAGAAAGAAATTACCGCACCAGACTGGGATTCGAAATATTCTCAAGAATGTGGTTTTGGTTTGCACCTTGCCGATTCTCCTAGTGCTGCACGACTATTTTGTTCAAGAGATCAGCGTAAAACTGCCCGGTTATTCCGAGTGTCAGTTAATATAAATGATTGTATCTGCTTTCCAGGCATGCCACATTATCCAATGAAATTACGAGCACGAGCATGTCGGAAAGTGAAAGAATATCCAATTAGTTATAACCTTTGGGAGGAGTAATATTAGACTAAATACTTCAGAGAGGAGGTGAATAAGGAGTGTGGGGAGCCACAGCAATTATAGTAGGTTTCGTTATACTTTGGATTATAGCTATCAAGCTTATAACGAATAGGTAGAAACCTTAAAGAGAAAGAGAGGTAGTTAAGATGAAAAAAGGAGAAATAAAATTACTTAGCTGGGGTTTCGTGATTGGCGCAATTGTAATGCTTATTTTCATTTTCGCGTCAGGATGGGCAGTGACAAGAGGCTCTGCCAAAGCTAAAGGTGAGGAAATGGCCAAACAGGCTGTTATAGACCAACTGGCACCGATCTGTGTCGAGCAGTTTTTACAGGATCCAAACAGGGAAGAGCTATTTAAGAAGTTGGAAAAAGAAAGCTCCTGGAGACGGGGTGATACTGTAAAAGAAGCAGGTTGGGCGGCAATGCCTGGCGCCAAATCTCCTGCTCCTGGTGTTGCCGATGAATGTGCAAAACGGCTCATAGAGCTCAAGAAGACCAAGAAATAAGTGATATGAGCTAGGTGGTAGCAAGACATGAGAAGTATTCGGGCAATGGGCAAGTGACTGCAGGCATGACCCTAATCTTGAATGATTAATCCGTAACGCTTCTCATGTTTTGTTAATTTGGCCACTTAAAACTAAGCGCCTGTAGCTCAGTGGACATAGAGCACAAGATTTCTACTCTTGGTGTCGTGGGTTCGAATCCCTCCAGGCGTTTAAGCGTTCGTAGCTCAGCCCGGTAGAGCGGGAGGGTGAAGTCCTCCGTCGTCAGAGGTTCAAATCCTTTCGAGCGCACTTTTCATGCGTCCGTAACTCAGTTGGTAGAGTACAGGACTTTTAATCCTGGAGTCGCAGGTTCAATCCCTGCCGGACGTATTAACAACAGTTTCTAACAAACATTTATAGAACAAATAAATGTATAAATGTTAGATCGTAATAACATTATCTACCAGAAGAAAGAGAGGCAAAAAATGAAAGAAACTGAGTATTAGATAAAAATCCCTCCATAGGCTCAGCCAAGAGGTCCTCCGAACTTTTAAACTTTTAAGGAAATTTTGTCAAAACGTCAAAAAAGTTTAAAACTTCAAAAGTTCAAAAGGAGGACTTGTCATGCATCCATTAACAGAAATCAAAAACCAACAAAAAGAAAGAGGGTTTACAATACGTAAACTCAAAAAAGAAAGAAAAGGAATCAAAACCGAAGACGAATTTTCCAATACATTATGGAGCTTATACAAACTTCGGATCGAGTTCAGACATACTCATATTGCTTATTGTGAAGTAAGAGGAAAAACTAGAGAACAGATTGAAATACCCAGAGAAGATAATCAACCCAATGAAGACAAAATTAGTAAGGTTAAAGAGGAAATTATTGGGAGGATTAGAGAACATGAAACTCTACGTAATAGTTCGTAAAGATCTTACTTCATCGCAACAAGCAGTTCAAGCTGGACATGCACTTGCAGAATATTTACTTAGAAGATCATGGAGTTCTGATTGGAATAACGGAACTTTAGTTTATCTCGGAGCAAAAAATAAACTCGAACTAGAGAAACTAATGTACAAGCTTGAAATGAGAAATATAAAGTGGGTTAGTTTTATTGAACCAGACTTAAACAATGAAGTTACTGCTATAGCAACAGAATATGATGGTAGTTTAATATCTGGACTAGACTTGTTGTAAATAGTGAAATGGAGGATATTATGTGTCTCGACTGTATCGACTGTAATATAGAACCCCATGATGAAGGTTTCAAAATTCTGCAGAGACTAACGTCAGGAATATTTACACCGATCTATTTCCCTAAAACGCAATATACATTTAGAAAATGGTTTAATGCCAAAACCTTCGATAAAGATAATGAAATCAAAATAGTTAAAACTTCAGATGGAAAACCTTATCCAGCTGGATTTCATTATTATCTAAATCTTGAAGACGCTATATCACATGCTGCAAGAAACAGAATAGTTGCTCGAATTAAAATTAAGAATATTCTTGTAACTGGTCTTCAAGACGAGAAACAAGCCGGAGTTTCAGAATATATAATGTTAATGAAAATAGTTAAAGATACTATACCAGTTGAGAAGTATAGAATTAATCCACAAATAAATGATATCATAACTGAATCTCTGAAACCCTTACTAAATATACTAAGACATAGTCACGGAAAAGTTAGTGACAAAACAGTACAAAAAATAGGAGAGTTAGTTTCAGAAACAGATGAAAACTTCGTTGATTATGTCACAATTGTAGACAATCTAAGAAGACAAGGAGAAGCATTTAAAACTGCCACTACAATACACTATAGAGCTTTAAAGTTAGTACCGAGATATTTAGACTATCATACTAGAATAATGTCATCAGACTCATCTCTTCTAGACAAATTATCTTCTCGTAAAAATGAGCTTTTCGACCAGGGGTATCGAGACTTGTAACTATACTTTACAAATTCCCCTGTAGCTTAGTCAGGTCAAAAGCAGAGGTCTCTAAAACCTTGGACGTGGGTTCAAATCCCACCAGGGGATTTCATAAATAGAACATAAATACTATATATATTAATTACTGTTAAGGAATAAGGTATGGTTGTTGACTTGTAGCCGAGTCCCCTTATTCCTCTTTTATTAGTTTGAGAAAAACAGAGTTGGTCGCTTGTAGTGACTCTTCAACCTTGCAGTGTATATGTAACGATCGCAAGAAATACCTGACGTTGGGGCATATATACTGTTTGAGAGAGAAACACCAATAAACAGTGATACCGGCTATGTTGTTAGCCCTAAACTGGCCGACGGCTGCTCGTGAATCCCAAAACCGGGACACGAACCGGGTCACTGCCAACAGGAGACTATCCTAGAACATTGTATTCGGACGTTCATCTTCGGACGAATATTTGGTCGGTGTTTGAAATAGTAAACGGTAGGTTTCTCTACTAACCAAAGTAGGGGGAAATCCGTTCTCTGTTTTTCTCATTCATTTTGATTCAGTTAACCTAAACGGAGGAGTATAATGAAAAAAATACTCATAGTTACTTTAGTCTTAAGTTTTATTATGGCTCTGTCAGTTCCTACTCTGGCAATCTCTGGTTCACCTCCAAGCCCTGGTGAGTGGACAGGGAATATCAATGCTTTTCTAGGGATGAAGTATCTTGATGAAGGTGATTGGGAACCCCTTGACGAGCAAGAAGAATTCGGCATAAAGGTTGACTTTAAGCAGCAAGGCTGGCCGGTGAGCATTGCTATTGACTATTTATCCTCAAGCGATGATGGAACTATGCTGATGTATCATCCAAGGTTTGGAACTGTTCCATTCAATTTTGAGGGGGAGACATCGGAGTTATGCTTTGGAGTCCGAAAAATCTGGGACTACTTCCCAACCATGCGACCCTTTATTGGTGGCGGTATAGCGTTTATTAACGCTGAAATAGAGGGACGTGCGTTAGGAAAAAGACTCTCTGTTGATGATGACGCAGTAGGAATATGGGTCAATGGTGGAATATACTGGACTCTAGCTGAACATTTCAACATAGGGTTTGACTTGAGATGGTCCAAAGCTGAGGTCACGTTACTCGGTATAAAAGGTGAAGCTGGAGGTACCCACGCTGGGGTATTAGTAGGCTATCATTGGTAATTAGATTTTCTTGACTCTACTTTAGAGACTAATAGTTTTGCAGGATAAAAGATACCCTAAGTCCAAGACAGCATCATGCTTGAGGCAGCTATCTGCGGGTCCATGACTGACCCATCCTGCAAAACCCGATAAGTATTGAAGTTTAACTTTTATTATTTTTTTGTAAGGCGAGTTGTCCGAGTGGCTTTAAGGAGGCAGTTTGCTAAACTGTTGAGTGTAACAGCTCCCCGGGTTCGAATCCCGGACTCGCCGCCACTATTAATATATTAATTTCGGTACATCACTCATTAACCCCTTTCTTGGGTCCCAACTCCAATTTCTTTTTTCTATCATTTTCATAATATTATCTATACTTCTATGTTTAGAATATGCCTCAAGAAACACATTTATTCTTTCTTTTTCTCTAACACGTTTCAATAATATTTGTACTACTGAATCATCAGAATTCAAATTAGTTTTTAACCTATCATGATCAACAATATACACTTTCTTATCTTTAGTCCAAACAGCATTCGTACTACTAAACTCTGCATTCGTTAAAAACCTTTTACTTACCGGGTCTTTAACAAGATTAAGCCTTCCAACTAAATCTCCCGATTTCATAAAAACTTCTGCTATATTCCAAACTCTAACTAACATAACACCATCTATCCATTCACTAAACTTATGTTTTCCATCAACAAAAACAACTTTCGGAAACTCAATATCATTTTTGACTGCTACATTCTGAAGTTTCATTATTCTAGAGTCAAACTTCAGATCAAGTCTTAAAGACGAACTACCTCGAATATCAACTTTATATGTTTTTACTCCTCTATTAGTATATATCTTAGTAACACTAGTAACTGTTCGTCCTAGTTTTCTCTTTACAATATTCTCTGTATATTTTAATAACTTTCCTTTAACTGGCGCAACTTTAAATAGTTGTTCCATGCTACCTCCAAATCTTATCTTTCATATAAAATCAAAGTTCTTTTTCCCTCAGGTATAATCTTAGACGGAGTAAACCCTAAACTTTTAAAAATACTATTGTAATATTCAGGAGTCTTATTTTTTCCAGTTCTTGCTCTTACAACAAACTTATTTGTAATTTTTGACAAAAGAGAAATCATATTTTTTTGTTCTTTAATTGTTTTAGGAGTCCCTTTACCATATTTATGCTTACCAATATGGTATAAAATCGCTAGCGCAAAAATACAGTCAAACTTTCCAAATTTGTCAAAATCTACATCTAATATATCCTTATTTATATACGTAATATCTAACTTCTTATTCCATAACTGCTCATAAAAATCTTTTAGAAATATAGCCTGTCTAAAGAAGACCTTAGTTAACTCAATACCAACAACTTTAGCTCCTTGATTTGCTGCCATAATCGAGTAGAAACCTGCATTACAACCTAAGTCTAAAATATTTAACCCTTCAAAATTACTACCAAGAAGATTTAATATTTTTTTCCATGTTGTTTCAGCACTCTCTATACCAGAATAAGGACCACCTTTTGTAGTTATAATACCATCTATATTTATCTTCTGATACCAAGGTCTTAACTGTTTTATCTTAGACTTCAGTTCTTGACTTTCCATAAGTTACTTCCATCCCTTTATAAGGTGGAGGTGGGACTCGAACCCACATATCACGGGTTAACGGCCCGTTGCTCAAAACCATTAAGCTACACCACCAAAACAGGTCATTCTTTATTTAAAACTCCTTATAAACCTCATCAAACTTGTCTCTTGCTTCCTTCTTGTTCTTAAAAGAGCTCTTCTTTATGACCTCTCCATCCTTGTATACTAAAACCCTATTGTCTGACCAAAGTTCGACTTTGAGATTATCATCACCTTTCTTCGAGTCTATTACCTTAACTTTCTCTTTTGCCTCTAGTTCGTCTAAAAATTTTTGAATTAGTTGAGTCATCTTCTCTTCCTTTTTAATTAAGATATACTACTAAACAGGCCGCCGAGGAATTGAACCCCGAGTCCATGATTTGGAGTCATGTGGTTTACCAGTTAACCGAGCGACCCAATATTTATGATGGACTGAAGGAGAATCGAACTCCCAACTTCCTACTTACAATGTAGGGCTTTCCTACTTTAAGCTACCAGTCCATCTTTTATTTTACTTCCACCCACCATGTTCCTTCAACTGCCACCATGGAGTATGTGGCGCATGTAAGGGACATCCATCATTAACCCAAAAACAAGTTTCTTTATATGGTAATCCCTCTCCATGATAGTTATCTAAAACTGGACATGTACAACCTTGTTTAACAGCCTCATCTGAACCGGGGTTGGGAATTTTTTCTTTCTTATCCATAATTAAATATGTGGTAAAGTCTGTATTATACTAAATAACTCCTGTTTACAACTAGCATGAACCATAAAGTCTCCCCAGAGAGAACTACAAAAACATTTATCCCAGTAAGCAAGAACAGCTACTCCCTCAACACAACCCCGTTTAACTTTATCATAATGACTAATAACTTTATCACTTAATAACCCACAAAAGTTCCTCTGTGACTGAATATCGTTTTTTATCAAACCTGCTCTTATACATTCATCAATACACTCATAAACAACTTGATCTAGGTCCGACAACGATACATCACATATTAAGGAGATAAACAAGGGCCAACCAAATGCCTGATATTTTCTTACTATCAAGGGTGAGTAATTCTTCTCTAATAAACGAGTAGCTGTTTTACTGTCATCCACTTCTATTCTCTTTACTTTCTCTTCTTTCGCCATTACATTTCTCCATTCTTTGTTTTTTGTTCTTACTAAAACAAATTCAATCTTTTAAACACCATCTATAATTTCACATGTTTCTGCTATTATCTCTACTTTATTATAATCAGAGAACTTTACAACAAATAAAATATTCCAATCTCCAACTTTTATTTCACCACCATTTCCTCTATATATTCCTTCTTCTTTCACAGAAACTTCTTTCAATATAGGTAAATTTAAATATTCTGTTTTAGTAATTTTTCTATGATTTCCATGCTTACTCTTTATCTTACTAAATTCGTCTCTTGTTATTTTACCAGACTCAATATCTTCTCTTGCTTGTTGAATAACTAGTTCGTTTTCGTTCAATTTACTTTTATCTATTTCATAATCAAAAATTCCTGTTTTCATTTTATTCTCCTTCTATTTTTTGTTCTTACTAAAACAAATTCAATCTTTCTCGAGCTCGTACCAAGGACTGGTAAAGTCTTCCAGCATCATTAAATGCTCGATGCTCCAATTGTTTTGGATTTCCAATTCCAGATAACTCAAGTAACATAGAACTATCCCAAGCAGAATAGTGGAAAGGAAATTCTACACTCGAATCTTCAAATATCTTCTTCATAAACCAAAATTCAAACTGCGCATTATCAGAAAGTATTATAACCTTTCTTTCTCCTTTATTATAAATAGAACATAATTCATAAAGTTGTTCTGCTATAATATGTGGTGGTTTTATACCTATTAATCTGTCTTCAGAGCTACCAACTTCACAAGATATAACTAAAGCGTCAATCTTATGTGTTTTATAAGCATCAAGGTATTTCTCTGGCCACTGATCAGCGTTCTTCGTAATTTCTGTAATTAACCCAGAAAATTTTATTAGAGACCTATAAGTTCCTAAAACATTAAAATTAGAGTCTGTAAACATACCTCCAATCTCAATCGGATAATCTTTCCTAAAGTCAAAACCGGTAGTTTCAAAATCACATATAAAAAAAGTCATATTTTTATCCATTACTTTTCTCCTCTTCTTCGATAAACTCTCTTACCTTTTGAGCACAACTGATGGGAATAATAAAAGTTTTTCGTATTATTCCATACGACCTTCTCATAGGGAACTTATTAGCAATTCTAATTTCTTCCTCTTCAGTCTCAGGAGTGACCAATAGAACTTCCTCGGTCCGGAACATCTTTATAACCCTCCTTATCTTCGTCATGTTCATGTTCCAAATAAAATCCCATCTTTAACCATATAATATAAAGATACGTAGTAGCTTTTAAAATATCCTTTTCACGAAGTGTGTTTGAAAATCTTCCTAAATATTTTATGATAGTTCCAATTACCCAATCAACTCCAGTCTTACCAGGAACTAACTCACAAACAAGATCTGTCATCTCCTTATCTTCTGTTAACTGATATTTCTTCTCTCCAGCAAACTCAAACTGACTAGAAATTAACTTCACAAAAGCAGGAAAATTTTCTCTTTTTGCTTTCAAACTTGTATTATAAATCTTCTGTTTCATTTTTTTCCTTTCTCCAAAAGGCTCGTTCTATAAGTTCTCGACCACTTACCTCTTTAGCACCCATGCTAATAGCTTTCTTTATCATTCTTTTTGTAGTCAAGTCATAATGAGGACGTTTAAAGTTAACACTTAACTGAAACCAACTACGTCTCAAACCTAACCACTCAGCAAACCTATGAAGCTCTTCAACATTATCTGTTGAAACCATATGTCCACTTTTGTCTATTAAAATCATAGCTTCCTCATAAAATTTTTATTAAGCCAAAACTCAACTCTAGGTTGACTTGCATGTTCCATATAATATTTAGAACAATACGGTGGTTTCTTCGAAACTTCCGCAGGAACACATCTTTTAACAAATGGCCAAATAGTATCATTAAATCTACCAAGGTCACCACTCTTTATCCACAAACAGTCCCTACGATACCAAAGCACAGCCATTATGAACTCACTAAAATCATACATATTGAATTTGTCTTGTTCATCATGGTCATCAAATATTATCAATGGTTGAACTGCTGGAGACGAATAAAGTATTGATTCAATTATCCAATATGTATGTTGCCAATCCATCCCATCTACCCATACTTCAGCATAGTAACAATCATTAGGAACACCAGATCTAAACTTAGTAGGATATGGCCAATTCTCTGAAGCTATATCAAAGTCATTCCTTGCTTGTTTAATCAACTCAACTGGTGCTAAAAGGTAGGTCGGGTGGACTGTTGTTGTATTACAATCAATATATTCTTTCATAATAGACCCCAATTATAAAGGTTTAAGATTATAACGATTCGCTATTCTTTTATATTTCCCATAAATGTAATCTATATTCTTCAAATGGTCTCCATAATTATACAGAAAACATGTTGCAAGTCCAATGGTAAAACATAAGTAAACACGATATAATTCAACATAAATTCTAGCTATTCTCATATTACATGCCTCCACAACCACATAAACAAAAAGGTAAATTAATATTTTCTACCATCTTCATATTCCCTTAAATGACCAAACACTCTACATTTTAAATTTGAATTTCCAAGTAAATATTTTGAAGGGATATCATAAAAGGTTTTCTTTATAATAATTATCTCTTCAATTCCCGCATTTATAATTTCAGTCAAACAATCCTTACAAGGAATTCCACAACTCATATATAACTTAGCATCTTTAGTTTTAATACTCTCTCTCGCTGCATTTATCAAAACGTTCCTCTCTGCATGCCCAGACACACACCATTCTAACCCTTCTCCTGATTTAAAGCCTAACACATATCTTGGACAAGTTGTATGATTTGAAACATCATCTGGATCTATGTTCTTTTCTATTAAAGCTTTTCTTAATTCTGAGTCAATATAATAACGTTCACCACAATGAGGAACTCCTCGTGGGGGTCCACAATATCCTGTACTAATAATCGACTTATCTTGGACTAAAATTGCTCCAATTTGTCTTGACAAACACTTACTATTACTAGCCACTGTTTCACATACTCGGTGATAATACTTATCCCATTCTATTGTCATAAACTTTCCTCTCTTCTAAAAGTTGTTTATATTCTCTAAGACCCCCTGTTTCATGATAATTTTCATTCGAAAATTCCACTATCATTGGTTCGCCACAGTTTATACACTCAGTTTTTATAAGCCATTTATTTTCTATATAGACCGGACTTCCACATATCCATTCATGTTTACATGGTTTAACTTCGTCCATAAAAGAAAACGATAACTGTTCATATATCCCCACTATTTGACTCATAACACAAAACCTCTATTTCCGGTCTGGTTTTTCGGCATACCCACTAAATAATTCTGACTCATTTATTTTAAAAACTTTCTCTAATATTTCAAAAACGACCTCTTTCGACATTCCTAAAAGTGGCGCTTCAAGCTTCATTGGCTTACTTCCATTAATCTGAAGGAGTTCATTTACTTTTACAACCCATTCTTGAGTACAATCTGGAAAAAGATCAAGCCGGTCTGAAAAATTTGCTCCGTACCAAATTGTATCAATTTCCCAACTTTCAGCAATTGAACAAGCTAATGAAACAAATAATAAATTTCTAGAAGGAACATACCACTCTGATACATCTTCATATCTTCCTCTTTGATTATCACCAGTTAAAGCACTATCTACAGACAAATCTTTAACAGTAACTATAGTCCCTACAACTCCAAGTTTTTCTAATTGGTTCTTAGCTACTTCTAACTCTTTGCGATGTTTTTGTCCATAATTAACCAATAAACAATAAACATTCTTTTTCATCTTTAGTGCTAATTCTAACATTAACCTACTATCAGCACCACCACTATAAAGAATTAATATATCCTTACTCATTCGTTACTCCTCTTTAATTTTGTTTTTTTGTTCCAATAAAAAGAAGAAATTTCCAGGTCTAAAACACTGTTCTGAACTGAGATTCTATATATATAAATATTAGAATAAAGGAAAGGAGGTTTTTATGTATATTCCCCAAGTACTAAACGAATCAAAGAAACGAGATAGAAGTTTACCACAAGGACAATCTTTTGAGTTCATTCTTGGAAACTTCTCAAAGATAGCGTCCAGATTCATAGCGATCCAAAAGACAAAAATAAACAAGAGTAGAGTTAAGAACGAACTAAAGAAAGTCCGGGCTAGGGAGTTAGAGTTTGAAAGAAGTCAAAAAGAACTTTCAAGAGCTGACAAAATGGAACTAAGAATAAGAAGAGAGGAAATTGAAAAAGTACTAACAGGAGAAGTTTACTTCAAAGATGGAAGCCCAGTAATGACTGACCAACTCACTTATATAGCTCAAAAACATATTCTATTCAAGTCACTTAATTTCCTTATTGGAGCTATCAGAATTGAAGTTAACGTCGTAGCTTACATCCTAAAGGAAACAATAGAAAAATCTCAGCCAATCATCTCCATGTATCTAAAAGAACGGGAACGACGAAAAGAAGAGAAGCGACAAAAAGAAGAGAAACGAAAGGAAGAACAGGATGTAAGAAAAGAAGAGGAAAATGGTTCTATCATTCTTGATTCCAAACAAGTACATGACCGTATACTTGAACTAAGTAAATCATTTAAAGAAAGAAAATGGAGACAACTTCCATTTTCTAAAAAACCAAAACCTAGAGGAGGACAAAAACAATGAGACAAACAACCAAAAATCTAAAAAACGAGAGGGGATCTGTGATGGTGCTAGTTTTAATGATACTAGCTGTGCTGACTGTAATCGGTATATCAGCAACAAAAACAACGCAGGTCGAACTGCAACTTGCAGGCAATCATAAACTTATAACCCAGTCTCTTTTCCATGCTGAGAGTGGAATAGCAGTTACTACAGCATTTAACTGTGATATTCCAGAGGAATACGGTGATTCTGATTTCCACTATGTTGATCCCAACTACTGTGTAAATGTATTCATAAAATTAGACGAGAACGGAGACGAGGTTCTAGTAAACGACTACCCAGAACTTATCGTCGAAAGTACGGGTTACGCCCCGAATAAGGACCACCCAAGTTGTGCTATTACGGTTATAGAAGCGACCTTTATAAGGATAAAGAGTGGCTGGGAACAACTGGAAGCTACATTATATGTTGGTGGTAATTTAACAGATAACGGAATTGCCCATGTTGCCGAAGGAGAGTACGGAACTAGTCAAAGTCAAGAAAACTGTGAAGCAAAGTGGGATATTATTACTACTGGAGACGCCGACGAGGGTTATGAAGCTTCTAACTGGACTGGAGATTACGGAGACTACTCAGAGTTACATAACGACGAACCCCCATTCCCATTCGACCAGGTGTTCAACCTATACAAAAGTAGATCCACAACGATAGAAAAGGACGTATCTAATAACTTAGAAATTGGTAGCGAAGACGATGCAACTGAAGTTTACTACTACCAAGCAGACGAATTCAAAGTGAATAACATTACAGGTTGGGGAATTCTGCTAATTGACGGTGATATGGTCCTCGGTGGGAATATTGAGTGGCACGGAATAATTATGGTAACTGGTAATTCTTCCACATTTGATGGTGGCGGAAACCAAACCGTGTACGGTGCTTTCCTTGGTAAAGGAGACGTTACAATTAATGGGACACCCAGCTTCTTATGGGATTGTGATGTTATCAACGCTATTAAGGATAAACACTCAATATACAAAATGACTAGTTGGCAAAACAAAATAACGTAAACTTAAACAGGGAGGTAGAAGTGGACTTATATCAAGAAATCTTGAATTTCCAAACAAATGACATTTTCAAAAATGAATCGCCAATACTCATAACAGACCGTGAGCTTCTATGCTACCAGAATGAGATGGTCAAGATTTATTTCTCACGTCAGTTTAACAAAATGGGTATTCCTGGTAAGATACGTGCAATCTTAGACTGGTGTAAAGAAAACGACCGTATAGTGAGTGAAGAACAAGTCTACAGAATAGCACAAAATCCAGTTTGGAAACTCATCGAGTGAGTTCATAACCTCACAAAAAAATCTTACTCCGTCAGACGGGTGAGATTTTTTGTTTATTCCCATAAATCCAAATTCATCTTACAAATAGTATCAAATGAAAGTCGATTAATAGAAAGCATATTATCTTCAAAATATTTTTTATAATTAGAAAGAGCTTGTTTTACTTTTTCTTCTAGAGTATTATCACTAAACTCAACAACTCCTATTTTCTTGTAATAATTTAAAAGTCTAGTTTGGTCTCTAATTAATAACGGAGTTCCACTACACAATATTTCAGTAGATGCTCGTGGACAACCATCCATGGAGTTGCTAGTAACAATACCAAACTTACTCTTGTTTATCAACTTGTTTAGATCCGGTCGTTTCACCCAACCCGCAAATTTAATATTAGTTACATTAAAGCGTCTACAAAGCTCTTCTCCAACTTCTGGTTTATTACCAACATGTACTATATGTAAACTTTTTAAGAAGCTAGATTTAGCAACAGTTGAAATAAAGAACTTTTGACCTTTATGGCGGATTTGAGTAAAATTGCAAATCCAAGATAAATCATATTTTTTTGTTTCAAAGTCTAATGACTTAAAGATTCTAGGATTAGCAGTTTTATAGAACGGAAAGCAATTATAAGATTTGTTAAAATCCCTTTCGTCTTCTAGTAAAATAATATCATATTTACCACCATATTGTGGAAAAAGTCTTCTTCCGGCTCCAAGATAGAGCTTTTTATTGAAGAGACTAGAGTTCTCTCTTACGACTTCGCCATACTCTGGAAAACCCCCACGAAACAAAGAAATGTCTGGGCTTGAGTACTTGTAAACTTCTCTAAAAGACTTAACCCACCGTTGAATAAACTTCTTACCATTGACGTCAAAAACAATATCTCTAGTCTTTCTCTTGGAGAGACGCCAAACAATCACTTCATCAAAAATATCATTTTTCAAATAATACAATAATATTAACAAATAAAAATCATGACAATTGTTTTCAAACGTCTCTAAGTCTCGGTACTTATGATAGTACTCTAGTTCTAAAATGTTACTTCGAAACAACCATATAGTTCTCATTTCACATACTTCTTCAACCTCTTATGTGTTGTGACACTTTTCTTTACTTCTTTAGGAGTTTTTCCTTTGCCTCGCCAGTAAGTACTCGCATGTGCTATATCTTTTACTGAAGCACAAAAACCTTCTGGATCTTTCATAGTTCCCTTCATCTTCTCAACGCACTTGTCAAAAAACTCTTTTTTTGTTGGGTCGATTGCTAACGACTTCGCAAATTTAATTACACTACCCTTATCCCAACCTCTTGGAAATTTCTTCCAACCAGCTTCTTGTATCTTTGTTAAGTATCTTTCTAAAATAGTCATCTTACTTACCTCTAATTTTTTATTTTGTTCTTACTATATATATTAATAACTGAACATTAATTGGAGGTTTATCATGAGAGAAACTCAGATTTTTGGTCTCAGTGACATAGCAAGGGAATTCCTTGAAGAGAACGTAAAACATGTACCTTGTTCTCCATGTCCTCACTGTGGGAAAATGATGTCAACTCGAATGGATATGGAACAATACGAAGACGCTCGCCATGTTGGAATGTTCGACGATGGACCAATGCTCCATAAGTACACACTGAAAGACAACTCTACTGTTAAAGAAATAGTACAAGCATCTCCATGGTCTAGTGGACCTTGTATCTTCTTATGTCTGGAGAGCAAAAGGGGAAAACGGATAGGAGAGTGGCTTGAAGAGGAAATCAACAAGGCCTAACAAATCTCGTATACTTTTATACGAGTAAAAGGAGTTTCTAACTCCTTTTTTTTGTTTTACTCCTTAATATTTAAAGTCAGGAATTTGTTCCAATCGACAATCATACTCTGTAGGTTTCTTATCCGGTCTCAGTCTTTCAAAAGTAGGATTCGAAAACGTTACTGACATCCTGTTACCAATAAAAACATATCTTCCTTTAACAAACTTGTACGTTGGAGTAGGTGTAATCCTTACTCGATAGTATTTCATTTGTACAACGATTTTTGGACTAACAAGAAAGTCTCCTTTCTCTTCATATAATTTGTTACTCATAATATACTTGAAAAAATCTGCTCGTTTTTTATGAGTAAAACCAGTTCCGATCTTAGAACTACTTCGAAAATTTCCATCTTTATCAATAAACGAAGACATAAGATATGATATATGTTTCTTCGGCCAAGCAGGCATTCCAACATTACCAGCACCAATAATTGCTAAATCAACAGTTCCTGTCTCTTTAACTTTAATATTACGACCTTTAAGATCTCTTACTACAACTCCCTCAATCCCTGACTTATCTTTTACTTCAGCAAAAAGTCTCCTAAAAGCTCTCATATCGCCATAAACTATCTTAGGAACATGGACATGTGGAAGACCAATCTTTCCATAGTTCTTCGCTATAAAAGTAATTGCCTCTTTAAAATTTAAACGTTTATTTCCAATTGAGTAAACGTCATAAACGTAATGGTGTACTAAATCTTGATGTTGAGGAAGATATGCCGTTTTTACAATAGACAAAGTTTGATTAAACGGAAGAATTGTTCTAAACTTCTGAGCAACTAATTCACCAATCAAAATTATGTCTTTAATTCCAAGTTTCTTTAACCAACTAGCTTGTTCATATAAAACTGGAGCATCACTCATTACTCCACCACCACTAAATTGAAATACAGGTGGTTTTCCTTCTCGATAAACTAAAGCACCAAGCATACCATCTACTTTTTCTAAAAGGTAAGTATTCGACATACCATAGTATTTAGTCACAAAATCATCGTAAGATACTTCTTTAAAATTAACATGTTTCTTCCATAAATCAGCATAATTTTTCATATCTTAGTAACCTCACCGAGGTTTTCTTTTCCCTCCTCAAGGTTGTCTCTTTCCGAACTTGGTTCTTCCAAGTAATTCTTTCCTTTTGTCTTTCGGAATTCTTCTTGTTCGTGGACGACTAACACTTGGTGTCAGTTTAAGTAACTGATCTCTAAATTCAATCGCATTTAATGAACAAAAACCATAAGCTTCGTCAAGTCTTGTAAAGAAACGATCTATAGGTTCTTTTATTGGCTTTCCAATAATAGACACTGAAAGTTTATAATTCGTAAAATACATTATAACTTGATGATTCATATCTTTCTGTTCTTTACTTAAAGACTTATCTCTTATATTCAAAACAAAATGAAAAATCTCATGAAAAAGAACTGTCAAAGCTAAATGTTTATCTTCTGGAGTTACCATAACTTTTATATCTAACAAACTATGACTCTTTGTATAAGCTACACCAAGAAGATCATTAGCTCGTTCGTCTTTCCTTCCTACTACTAATATTGTAATTCGCCCTATTAAAGTCGTTAAGTCAATCCGACTAATCTCACACATCTTATCTAAATAATTATCAAAGCTATCTTCTAAGTAACTACTGTATTGGTCAAATCTTTCGAGAGAGTCTTCTAAAGTAGCCCTAATCTTCTTTTTCCTTCTATATTTTCTTATAACTCTTTCTTCGAACAACAATCCAATCGGAATTCCAGTAGTAGTAATCTCTTTAGTCTTATAAATCATCTAGGAAACCTTTACTGTCGCTTTAAAGGGAGTAAAACCCAAGACGTCACCATGGTCTACTTCCATACAACGAAGTCCCCATATTGACAAAGCATGTAAACATACAAAATTACCGCGGAATTTATTTGGAGCTAAGTCAAGATTAGGAATCCCTGATCGCCGTCTTCCAGCAATCGTATATTTATCCCCTAACCCGCTTTCTCGTAAATGACTTGCTAATAAAACCCTTATAGCGTCAACACTAAATTTCTTTCCAAAAGTACAAAAAATATGGAAACTTGTTTTCCCAGTATAACGTATCTGGACGTCTCTTACAAAAGGAGCTTTTATCATTGCTTCAAATGTGTCAGTTGTTGCTATCTTAGCTCGTTTCCAATCATCTGCATCAATATCAATAATCCCAATTTCTTCATAACGTTTCATAGCCGAGTGGACGCTAATTGTCCTCCCAGTTATTACAGTATCATAGTTTGAATTAGTTAAACGAATGTAGATTGTCTCTTTTGCCCGTCTTCTCACAACTGGTTTATTGACATCTACCATAATAAAGAATAATAAGTCTCGACCAGGAACTTCTCGTAGGATAGGACTTTTCACACGCTGGTAATAATTCCATACATCTATTTCTTTTAAACCTTTTCTATAGAAACGATTTCTTAAAATAACAGTAGCAGGATGCTCTGGATATGACATATCTTCTTTCTCCCTATTTTTATTTTGTTCTACTATATATATTAATAAATGAATCTAATTTTAGGAGGTAGTTTTATGAGCGAATTAACTATTGACTTTGTGATAGACATCCACGATCACATGAAGGTTAGGTACTCTTCGGACGGAGAAATAATTACTACGGCGTTCGTAACAAGAGGAGAAGGAAGTAGTGGACTTGTATATTACTTCATGCCTTGCCAAAGAACTGAAGTAAAATCTGTAGAAGTCCATGAACAAGAACATAACATTAACCATTTTGAAAATGTATTACGAGACCTTCATGACAAACATGTTCGTTTTATCTACTTCTAAATGTACTCAAACAGGAGTACTAAAAATATTAGAGAGTTCTACTTTCTAATATTTTTTGTTAATAGTCAGTTGTAATTGTTAAATGAAACGGGTTAGAACATTCTTTACGTCGTAACCAAAGCCATGAATCAATATCGGAAACTGTCCAACCAACCAATATAGAAAGCAGTTTACTAACAATAATTGTCGCAGCTCTAATCTCACATTCTTCTAACGAGTGTTTTGGAATTAAAACATGATTACCAATCTTATTCTTCAAGTCTTCAGAATATATAATACATTTGTAATGTTCTAACATCTTTGGAACTTGATAATCTGCTGGGATTGGTAAAGACTGAATTGATTCTGGATACCAACCAAACCTTCTATTTAATTGAATAAAAAACAATGAAGCACGTTTTAGAAACATATCAGAAGCATAACCTGGAATTGTCCTAACAAGTGTTTCAAAAGGTTTATAAACAAACTCCTGGTCTTTAAGGATTTCTCGGATAACATCTGTTGAACTATCAGCAGCTTCAAGAAGATGTTTAGCCCTCTCTTCTAAAAGAGGAAATCTATATTCTGATAACAAACAAACATATTCGTCAATTACCTCTGTATCGGGAGTCTTTTCAGGAAACTTTTCGAAAGTTTCTTCTAATAATTTATACATCATATTTGAATCTGAACCACTCGGTCTAATATTATATTTCCCGTACCAATAACAATAGTTTATTGAATTCCCCAACAACTCCATAAAAACTAACTTCTTAACTGCTTTGGGTTCAAGTTCAAGTGGGTCAACTTCTGTTCCAAAACCAAACTTATTAACTCCAGTATCTTTCATCACTTGAGCAACTTCAGGTATTGTATCATAATCAATTGTTACATGTTTTGGATCTTTTATAAACTCTTTCGAAATTTCAAATACTGAATTAATGATACTCATCATTCACACCTCCACTCCAATTCAAAAATTTATTTATAGTATGTTCTATCTATATATATTAATATCTGAACGAGAAAGAGTAGATTGTAACTAAAAATCTCCAATAATGAAAGGAGGAAACATGATGATTTAGTTAAACTTCAGGCTAGAAAATAAATCCTAAAATCTTTTTTTATTCAAGAAATTAACAAGGAGGAATTATGAAAAAACTAGAGTTTTTAATTATTGACCCACAGAACGACTTCTGTGATAAAAAAGGTTCCTTATCAGTTCCTAGAGCTGATGGGGATCTAGAACGACTGGCTGAAGTAATTAAGAGACTCAGTAGGAAAATAACTGATATCCATGTAACTTTAGACAGCCACCACTATTTCGATATATCACATCCAGTTTTTTGGATCAATTCTGTAGGAGAACATCCCAGTCCAATCACAGTCATAACAAAGGATGACATGAAAAATGGTACCTGGAGAACAACAGTCCCAACATGCCAAAATCGGAAATCGATGGAATCTCATGGTCTAAACAGAGATGGAGCCAAAGAATATTTGGAAGCCCTCGAAACAGGAAACAGATATCCCCATTGTATCTGGCCTCCTCACTGTTTAATTGGTTCTTGGGGATTTTCGATTTTCCCCGTTCTTTATGAAGTTATATCCAACTGGGAGAAAGAAGTAAATGGCCGTTCAGTTAACTTCGTTACAAAAGGGTCAAATTTTATGACTGAACATTTCTCCGGTATCATGGCTGAAGTTCCAGACCCTCAAGATCCTTCTACTCAACTAAATACAAAACTAATCGAAACATTACAAAATGCGGATATCATCGCTTTGTCAGGTCAAGCATTATCTCACTGCGTAGCTAATACTGTCAGAGACATAGCAAACAACTTTGGAGAAGAGAACATCAAAAAGTTTGTATTAATAAAGGACACAACTTCTCCAGTCCAAGGATTCGAAAATGTTGGTGAAGACTTCGTAACAGAAATGGTTGGAAGAGGAATGCAAATATCGACCTCTAAAGAGTTCTTTGTATAAGGAGGTCCAGAATGTTTATATTCTTTATAGGCCTCGTTTCTGGTTTAACTTCTTTATTCTTTCTCATGCTATATAAGTACAGTGACCCAGAGCTTAGGAGTACGGATTCAATAGTTGCATCTAAAGTCTTTCTTATAATTTTCTTGCTTGTTTCTTTTGCTTCTATTTTTGCGACAGTCGATTACTACGTAAGTCAAAGAAAAGATTTCGAAGAACTTAAGAAAGTAGAAAATGTAGAAATAATATACAAAAAGAAAGCTGTAGTACTCACTGAGTCTTTCACTGCTCACCTCTCAGGAGCATACCCCGACTTCGAAAAAGGAATATTTGAAGAAATTAAACCAAACAATGTTTCTGTTTACTTAGTAAAGTATCCAGAACTCAAATCTTCACAAACTCTTATGTTATTGGTCGAAAAAATTAACAAACTACAGGACGACAGATACGACCAACAAATTAATAAGGAGAAAATCCTAAAAAGACTAAGATTTCGTACAAAAAATATATGGTTCTGGACTTATTTCATTCCAAACATAAATGAACTACAAAAATGAGGAGGTTACATGACACAGAACTCAGAAAACATGCAAGTAATTAATATTCCTGGACAGGGAGGTTTTCACTTTTCAGCTGTTCGACCAGAACACTTAGGTGCGTCGGAATATACTTTAGTAAGTATAGTTGTTGACGTCACTGGTTCAGTAGCACCTTTTGCTGACGAACTTCTAAAAACAGTCAAGGCAATTATAGAGGCTTGTAAGAAAAGTCCTCGATCTGAAAACCTACTAATTAGATTAGTGACTTTTTATACCCAGGTTGATGAGATTCATGGATTCAAGCTCCTTTCAGAAATTGATCCAAATAGTTATCAACCCTTCGATCCAGATGGAATGACTGCTCTTTACGATGCAACTTATTCGTCAATTGCTGCATCATTGTCATACGGGAAAACTTTAGTTGACCAGGACTTTGCTACAAACGCCGCAGTTTACGTCATAACTGATGGGCGAGACAATCAGTCACTAATGAAACCACACCATGTTGCAGACAAAATGAGACAAGCAAAAATGGGTGAAGAAGTTGAGTCACTAATCTCTATTCTGGTTGGACTGAAAGACCCCGCTCTTGGACAATTAGAATATGACAAAACAACAAAGGCACTAACTACATTTCAAGTAGAAGGTGAGTTAACTCAGTTTGTAGACGTTGGAGATGCTACTCCTCAACGACTAGCTAAACTAGCTAACTTTGTTAGTCAAAGTATTAGTAGTCAGAGTCAGTCACTTAAACAGGGTGCGCCAAGTCAACCATTAACTTTTTAAAACCAAACATTCTATTTGTTTTCCACCCCGATAGGATGTTTAGGTTAGTAGACATTGGGAAGGTGGATTTTACAATAGGTTTTGTTGTTTTCCTGCTGTAATAAAAGCCACCTCCAGCCTTCCCAATGTCTCAAACTTTAAAACTCTAAGAAAGGAAAGAAAGGAAAGAAAAGGATGACAAAACCAAAACACATATCGAACAAACTGTCAAACATATTAGAACACCCGGCAGTAATAAATATTCTTGACAGATCAACTGAAATAGAAGAAGCTACCCAGTGGGTACAAGATCTATGGGATTATGATTTATACTCACGAAGACCAGGTCCCGCTTACGCTGATGGTGTCTTTACTGGAACTGATTTAGACTTAGCTGCTTTTCTATATGCTCTAGTCGACAGAAACGCAGTCATAAATCTTCCCACTTACCGGTCAATGAGACAAACAAAGTTCAAAACAGGACAACGTTTAGTTTCTAACGCAAACCGACATGGTCAAGTCTTAGGGGTTACAGCAAACAAAGAAACATTCATATTCTCCGTTAGAATCAAGGATATGAACGTTATGAAAACAGATGAAGTAGGAGACTTTCGAAACTTCTCTCTTACTAAGTTTAATGGTGAATGGTATTCCGGTTGGAATAAAATCGAGTTTCTTCCAACTGCTACAGAAAACAACTTTATTACAGAGAACAGACTATGGTCTGGGAACACCGTTTACTTCACAAACTTCGTACATCCTAATCGATGGACTAGTTTCTTTGGAGAACCATATTTCATAACAAAACTCCTTATCGACCGACTTACTGAAGAGGCTAAACACTATTTTGAAGAAGTTAAAATAATGTTAGAAGTTGGCATTGAATTTCCACCCAGTGACAAAGAGAAAGAACATACATACACTGACGAAAGTGTTGATACAGGAAAACAAGTCAAAGTCAGAGCTTTCGAAGTAGAAATTGATATGCCAGAAAATAAAACAAAGTTTCGAAAACATAGAAGTACTCAACAGAATTTAGTTAAGTTATATAAACTCGGTAATCGATACAGATACTCAATCATTCCTAAATTAAGATTTATGACCAGGGCTACCGAACTCGCCCACCATAGGAGACCAGATTTATTTCCTTTCTGGATAAAAGATACTAAATGGGAAAGTGGATTTAAATTAAAGGGGAAAAGGAAAGTCTGGGATCGTCTTGTATTATTTCAACCTGAACCCTTCCAACAAGGGGTTTCTATCAGGAAAAGAGAATTCGAAAAATCAGAACGAGTTACTGAGACGTTCTTAGAATAATGTTAAATTAAAGGAAAAAATTATGGGATATTACATCAATCCGTTCACAAATATAAGTAAAGAAGAATGGCTTGACAAATATGCAGAACAAGTTTCTCGCAACGAAATGGTTTGGGAAAAAATTCCAGAAGGTCACTTGCCAATAATTCTCGTCAACAATCCAGGATTTACCGCAGCAGGAATAGCTTACAGTGAACAAGAACTTAAGACATTTCTAGAACCTGACGGAAGAGAAAGAAAATATTTTGTTGCTAAAATTTCAGATATAAGTAACGCCTCTTCTGGAGAATTTCTAGCTCTTTGTAAAAAGAAAGGATGGATAAAAACAAAGGGTTTTCCCAAGAAAAAAACATAAAGAGAACTTTCAAACTAGTCTTTACCTAACTTATAGTTTCTTAAGTTAGGTAAAGACATATTCATGTTATTATTAACTTACTCCAAACATACACCTTCTCAACCAATTAGGAGGATAAAAATGTTATGTCCACATTGTAAGAATAAACTAATTGCCGAAGGAAATAAATATCGAGTTGTTAAAAGGTGTATAGATAAATGTTGTAGATATCAATTTACTTACACAACTAAACCTTATACTCCAAAAGGAGATATCTATGAAGGAAGTAAATGGACGAGTTTATCCGTTATGGAGCCAATTCGAAGACAGAAAAGAAGAATGGATAGGAGGAATACTCGAGGACTTCGGGGACAGTTTCGACAACCAACTGGGTTTTAAAGGTGCTTTAACTGAAATTACAGATATTACTCTTGAACCAAATGGAAAAGAGTCAGCATTTTTCTCCGTAGAAGGTAAAGACTTTTCTTGCGGATTTGACGCTCAAGTTGGCGGTGTAATTGGCGGCGAAGAAGGTTGGATCACATTAAGTGGTTATGGAGGTCATACATGGAGAATCAAACAGAAGGAGTAAAGTTACGAGTATGGTGGATCCCACAAGTTCCTGGAACACCATTCCATGTAGAAGTAAAAGATATTGAACAAGCAATCTTTCTTATGAGAGTTTTAGCAGACTACGATAAGTTTCAATTTGAAAACAATATTAAACCTGATTATTCTAACGCAGGAGGTCTTGAAATATTTAATGAAGAAGACCAAGAATGGGAAGATTGGTATGATAACGATGGAGAAGACATAGATCAATATTGTTATAGAGGGAAAAAATTATGATTAACATTGATACATTTACAGAAATTGGCAAAATACACAAAATTTGTGAGGATTATATCATTTCTGGATTCGACCCAGTTCCTTACATAATTCTGTCAGACGGATGTTCAAGTTCAAAACATACTGACACTGGCGCTAGAATTTTAGCTCATCTAGCAAAAAAATATCTTAAAGACGAAGCTAATATAATGGGGTTAGAAAGTTTAGTAGACATAGACTATAAAGAAATGGGAACTTCCATTATTTCTCAGGCTTTGCTACTTGCTGAGTACTTGGACCTCAACTTGTCTAACTTAGATGCAACCTTAATAGTTTCTTTCTTTATCAACAATTCTATTAGAATTTATGTTTATGGAGACGGTTTTATAATCTGGATAGACAAAAACGGAAACGTAAGATATATCGAAATATCTTTTAGTAGTAATGCACCCTTCTACTTAACATACTTAGTTGATAAAGAAAAAAACTCAATATATAAAGAAGCAAATTTACATAGGATTGAAAGATTTTCAAGCTCACCAAATTTACCAAATAACCTCGAGTCAGTTATAGAAACTCCATATGATCAAGAAACTCTTCGCATATTCAATACTAACAAATTTCCAACAATTCTAATTGCGTCTGATGGAATTTCTTCATTCATACATAAAGACAACGATATAACAGTAACAACTAACTCAATAGTAACAGAGTTTACAAGATTTAAAACCATGAAAGGAGAATTTATAACAAGAAGAAGTAAGAAAGCTATTCAAGATATAAAAACAAATGATATATTCCACTTAGATGATATAACTATTGGAGGATATCATTTAGAGGAGGAATAAATATGAAAACAGAAGAACTAATTACCAAAATTGAAGCAACAAAAGAAGTAATTACCGAAGAACATAACAAATGGAGAGAATTATATGAATCCAGACCTTTGGATCCAAAAGATAATAATTTTCTTGGTTATGGAATTGAGGGGTTAGAAGATAGTTTTATTGAGATTGAGAATGCTATAGATTATTTTCTATTTTCGATAAAAGGATAAAAGCTATCCAAGATATAAATATTCCGTTCAGAGGAGGAGTAAATATGAAAATAAGAATAAAAAATCTAATTATTAGCATAATTATTGGAATCGCATTCGTTATGTGTTCCTTCTTTCTACAAAATGTATATTACAAAATCTCCTTAAAACATGAAATCAAGGAAGAAATAAGAAACGAACTTCCAAAAATCCAACAAGAGCGGATGGAAAAGCTTCGTAAACAGCTTAAATACAACCAAAGAAAATGTTAGAGGTTTATCATGAACTATCATATTAGAGGCAAAGGAACAGTTACTTTAACACAAAATGATTTTATTGCCAAAGGAGGAGAAGGTTCCGTCTACGGAAAAGGAAAAATTATATATAAAGTTTATCATTCCAAACAAAAGATGATTCCTCCAGGTAAAATTAACGAGTTACAAGTACTAACAGAAGCAAACATCTTAAACCCAATTGATATATTACTAGACAAAAACAATACACCCATTGGATTTACTATGGACTGGATCAAAAATGTAGAGGCTTTGCCAAAACTATTCTCAACTGACTTTCGGAAACGAACAAATATCGATAATAAATCAACTGTCGAACTAATTGAGAACTTGAAAAAAACCACACAGTTGATACATAACGCAAACTGTTTAATAGTCGATGGAAATGAATTTAACTACTTAGTTGATACATATAAATTTGTTGTACCATATTTCATCGACGTCGACTCATATCAAACACCCCATTTTCCCGCTACTGCCATCATGATGTCAATTCGTGACTGGCATACAAAAGGTTTCTCAGAACTAAGCGATTGGTTTTCTTTTGCAATTATTGCTTTCCAACTATTTGTAGGAATCCACCCGTATAAAGGTGGTCACCCAGGATACAAGAAAAACGACTTCGAGAAACGAATGAGAGACAACATATCAGTGCTTAACCCAAAAACATCTACTCCACCCTCTGTTAGAGACTTCAGCTGTATTCCATCAGAATACTTTTCTTGGTTTACTGATCTATTCGAAAAAGGTAAGAGATACAATCCCCCGTTACTTCCAGGAACAATCTCAATTCTTCCAATAAAGAAAATAACTATTCAGAGTACTGATAACTTCGAAATAACTTTCGTTAGAGAGTTTAACAACGACATTTTATATCATGGAACATGCTATGGAATATCAATAACCAAAACAGAAGGGAAACCAAATTTATTTATTAACAGGACTGGTTATCATGTTTCGCATAAAACAGAAGTTTTATTTTCCCCTAAAACTCTTACGCCAGTTCTAATTAGAATTGAAAGTGCTAATAGAATAAAGTTCATGTCCTTAAATAAAAGTCAAGAAGTAAAAAACCTTGACCTCCAATGTACTGACAAAATGATTATTAACAATACATTATTTGTAATAAACGAAGGAAACTTAATCGAAATAAAACTTCAAGAGCTTAACACTACTATCTCACCCTTGGTTTATAGTACATGGAACATTATGCCACTATCGAGTAAAATGCTCAGCGGACTAATTTATCAGGATGTTCTAGGAAAACCATATGTTGTAATTCCAGTTCCAAAAGAAGATAGCGCTTGTTCTTGTATAATTAAACCAATTCCAGAGTTAGAGGGTTATCGAATCATCGACGCAAAACATGACTCAGGAGTTTGTATCTTTATAGGAAGTAAAGGAAGTGACTACAAAAGGTTCATACTCAGATTCGATAAAAACTATAACACTTACGACTGTAGGATACTTGATATAGTAGACTACAATGAAATTAACTTCATCACTTTAGATAATAATGTTGTCGTTTCAATAATAGAAGACAAAGTTCTTGAAATATTTTCCAGAGATCCAAAATCAAAAACAATCAAAGAAATCAGGGACCCAGATATAAACCCTTTAATGAAATTATGTAAAGACGGAATAAGAACTATGTTCTTTAGACAAAACAAACTATACGCTATCAGATTAAAAAACAATTGATTTATAATGTCTACTCACTTGTCTCTTTATAGGATTGGGATTTTTGACTCTTCCTTCCTGTTCTGTTAGAGACAAGTGAGTTATTTTTTTGTAAAATTTTCATATAATATCTTAACAATCCTTTCTGAAGCTCGTCCATCGAACCATTGACCACCATTTATAAGTGCCCATTTCTGATTACCAGAAATTACTTTAAAAGTTTCTTCAATAATCTTATCTTTATTACGACCAACAAGGAGGTTAGTTCCTTTTTCAACAGTATATGGTCGTTCTGTATTTTCCCTTAATGTAATACAAGGAACATTTAACGCCGTTGTTTCTACTTGCATTCCTCCCGAATCAGTAACGACTGCTTTAGATTTTATCATAAATGCTAAGAAATCTAAGTATCTCATTGGTTCTACTATTTGAACTTCTCGTATATACTTACCCAGTTCAAAACTTCTAATCATTTTCTCTGTTCTTGGATGAATAGGAAAAATAACTTTAATCTTCTTTGACAACTCACTAGTTGCTTGTAAAATTGGCTTTAGATTTTCTTTTACATCTACATTAGAAGGTCTGTGTAAAGTTAGTAGTATATAAGGTCCCTCTGGAGTCTGGATATTTCGAGTTAGAGGCAAATTATATTGTAAATTGTCAATCATTATATCACCAACATGGAATATCTTTGTTCTATCTACACCTTCTTTTAACAAATTATCAATATCATACTGTGTAGCTACAAACAGAAAATCTGACAAGACGTCAGTAACTATTCGATTAATCTCTTCTGGCATAGTCCGGTCAAACGAACGCATTCCAGCTTCAACATGTGCTAACTTATAACCAGCTTTTGAAGCTGCTATCGCAGTATACATTGTTGAGTCAACGTCTCCAAATACAACTACAACATCTGGTTTCTTTGACATAAATACATTACTTACTAAATCAATAATTGTAGTTTTAGTTGATTTGACTCCTAAATTCACATCCGGTTCTGGTATCTCCAAATCTTCAAAAAAGACATCAGACATATTAGTACTATAATGTTGACCAGTATGTACCAACGTATATTCTATATCAGGATATTTTTTTATCTCTCGAATTACGGGCGCTACTTTCATAAGATTAGGTCTCGCACCTACAACTAAACATATTTTCATTATACCTCCTTCAAGTTTACAAAAAAAATAATTCTCGAAAAAAGAAGTTCATAAGAACTCCTTTTCTTCTACTTTGGATCTCCTAACTTATGTTGGCGTACCTGATATCCTTCTTACGAAGGTCCATCTGATAACTCTTCTCATGACGTTTCAGAAGACTCATCAATTTAAGCCCAACAATACAAATCACTATGATAGTAATTAAAACTTCCATAATAACCTCCCTACAATATTAACAATACTTCCTATCCAGTAATTAATATATATAAGTATACTCATATATAATGATTTTTTTAAACAAAAAAACTTCTTCTAGAACTATACTATGGGCCTACACCAGAAAGCTTAAAGGGACCGGGGAATATGTCCTCACTAACCGGTGTAAGCCACAAACGATAAACAATACTTACTCCACCAAAAATCGAAGTAGCGTCTTCAACTAACTTCCTCTCCTTCTTATATATTAATCCCACCAACATCTCACATATTTAACAAGTAAATGAAATAGATATTCTAAATCTTGTTTAGCCAAATAATCTTCATGTTCATGACATTTAAAATTTTCCTTCCTTTCTAATTCTTTATTTTCTGGAGTGACGTTTGGTCTGTATATATTCAAAATTCTATCTGGTTTAAAATCCATCTGAATCTCACCCCATTTCTCATCATGTTTTTTAAACGCCATTTCAGAATAATCTTGTTCTAAGATTCGATCTATTAATCGTATACATTTTTTAATATTATCGGCGTCTCTTTCTCCATAAAGACTCCATGCATCTTCTCCTCTAAAGAATTTTTCCATACTTTGTAATTTATGACGAAGTAAAACAAATAAGAAATGGTGGTCCCAATTTCTGTCTTTCCATATAATCGGAAACCAGTAAAGCAAATTCATAATACCATTATGAATTGTTCTTAAAAATCTAAACGGAAGACGCATATTAAAAACCCCTTATTTTGTTGAATGTTCTAGACATTATTTTGTTCATATACTAATAGGAATCTACATAACACACTTGCATAATATACTTGTTTGGCTTATATTTCTTTCTAGCTTGTTTCTGTGTTTTTCCACAGAACGGACAGTAGGACTCATTATCTCTTGCATTCTGTAAGATTCCAACAAACTCACTAAAAATACCACAAAATATACACTGTTCGAAAGTTCCAATTCTAACTCTTTTCATCTTCTTCTCCATTTAAAGTTCTGTTAAACTCTTTTTCAAGTAGTAATCAGCACCCAATGAATCGAGTAAAGAGCGGACGTTCTCTCTGAAGTCTACCCAGTTTACATCCAGATTTTTATAATTCAATTTACCAACTTTCCAATGGCCGACTATCGGATACAACTGTAAAATGACCTCTAGTGCCTGGTAGGGATCTATCACAGGCTCAAGACTTACCCATGTCGGTATTCCCCTACTGAATGCTTCACTTATAGCCTCAACCCTATTCTCAATAGTAGGGGCATTAGGCTCCCAGTCATTAGCATACTGTTGGTTCCAAAAAATCAATGTTGTGCCAAATCGAGCTTTATCATACCCCCTCAGAAGATCAAAATCTCTTACTGCTCTCGTTCCACCCTTAGTAAGGACAGTAAAAGGTAAATCATGCTCTATCAGAATTTTTATTGCCTGTCTTGTCAACCCCAGATTCATTTCTTCATGTTGGTAAACATCACCCGTAAAACTCAATAAAATTTCGGGGCAGTTACTACTTAGCTTACCAGCATCTTTTCTGAGTTTTTCAATTACATCCTTTTTGGGATTCGCAGCCTCGTGATACTTCTCAGCTGTCCAAGGAATTTTTGCACAATAACAGTATTTACAACCATGAGTACAACCTTTGTAAATATTGATGGCTAAATCGGCGTATTCCTTTGCCTTTCCAGTTGGTTTGTAGATGATGTCCATTTTCCCCTCCTTTATTCCTTATTGTATTTTCTAACTTCCATTAATATTCTCCCTAACCAGTTCTCACCTTTTCCTCTGTATATTCCCCAAAAATCATCTCTCCTATTATTGCCTTCTTCTAATACTTCATCGCCAGTTAAGATTAGCTTGTCCATTAAGTACCGGTTTTGTTCAAATTTACATGTAACTACGTGTCTCATAACACCTACTCTAATACCTTTCCAACTCGATCGAATCTTTATTTCCCTACCTCTCCTTCTCGCTTTACCCGGAGTCGAAGCTTCCTGAATATACTTTCTATCTTCTTCATTAGTAGCTTTCATAGCTTGATATGCATGTTCAGCGCTTTTGTAAACTATACCATAAACTTTTACATTACATAAATAAAAGTTTGAAAGGAATCGATATCTTCCTTGAAATTCTCTTACAGTCATTCTTCCACTCATTCCTTACTGAAGACATGAAGTTCACGGTTAACATTCCATAACTTCCCAATAGGAGTAAGAACCTCTTTTATAATGTCACTAGTACGGTCGTCCCAAATCCTTATTTTAACACCAAATCTCTCTTTCTCCCTTATAGGTTCCACTTTATAAAATATCTTTGGAAAAATCTTGTTTAACTCTCGGTCGATTCGTCTCATCAAACTTTCGGACATAAAACAGTGATGACTAATAATTATATTAGTATTAATACAACCATCAAATTTCAATTTTTTAGACTTACATATAATTACATGTTTCATAACTTATTCTCCTATTACTCTAATGTTAGCACAGTGGAAGTAATCACCTACAATTATATACATAGGTAGACACCTAACAGTTAACTCTTGACTTACATAATATTTTTCTGACTTTGAAACATATATAGATATGTTATTATCTTCTATTTCTACTCTGAAAAATAACTTTGGAATTATCCGATTTATAATATTGTAAACATCATCTAAACATTCAATTAAACTTACTCCAGCTCCTCGCAGATCTATTACCACTTTTATTCTCCTATTACTTCTACTATAGTAATTGGTCTTTGTTCTCCTGGATTAAAGTCAGACATAAGTATATCACTATTCAAAGCCCTTATCACATCCAAAGCTAGCCGCTCCGGAACATATATATTCATACATAAGTCAACTAATTCAATACTAGAAAACATTCTCGGAACTATTCTATCAACAACCCTACGAATCTCTGTGCCTAGACTATCTCTAAACCAAAATTCAAACCTAAACTTAATAGTCATTTTTCTATTCTCCTATTACTTTTATTAGAAACAACTTTTCCCTCTAGTAATTAATATATATAGATAATAAATAGACAAACTCGAAAGAGTAATGTAATTACTCATTTTATATATATTGTAAAACCAACATATATCTATATATATTAATTGGTATTAAAGGTAGGGTTTGATGGTTGATACAACGGGATTAATTATGTACCTATGAGCGAGTCGAGGGGGACTCAAATGCTCAGGCCGATTAGTTAGTATTAGTATATGGGTGGAGCCTTAAGCCAGGGCTTTGAAGCCAGTATATTTTACGCTAGCAGACACCGTATCGATGACACTTAATATCGAGGCTGTCAAACCCTATTCTTCAATTTTTTTAGAAGACTAAACAAAGATAGAGGAAGGAGAACATGTTATGAGCGACAAACGAAAAATCAAATTTGGAACTCCGTATGGAGTGGTTATCCGCATTGACTTTGACGAACGCAGTTTTATGCCAAAATATGCTTGTTTCATGGCATCTGGGAAAGGCGTTACTCAATTGTTCCAAAAGTCCATAGACATTGGATATCTTGTAAGTCTAATGTATCTCTACCAAATAGACCTCCAAAAGATCCAGTCAATGTCTGATCAACGTCATACACCTATAGTATTAGTTTACTCTGACGGTCTTGAAGACGTTATAGTAGAATATACTTATGATTAGTTATAGATAATAAAGAAATGGGAGAGTCCGTAGATTTGGACTTCCAGGATACTACTGTTTAATCCTGTCTCCCCTTTTTTTGTTCAGGATTATTTAAACCATAAAGCTCATCTATCATCTCTTTTACAACGTCATTAGAGTCTAATTCAAGTTTTAGATGCTCTGTAAATATAGCAGCAATTTCATCTTTTATATGAGTATTATGAAACGCTTTTAAATCCTGTTCTATATTGATAGTCCAATTCGCTTTAATAGTTCTTTTAACAATAACTTCATCGTTCTCATCCAAAAAACATAAACCCAGTTTTATATTCTTCATTTTCTCTCCTTCTCTTTAATAGTTAGAAGACGTCCACACCACGGACAATATTTAAAACTCTTACCTGTATAACCTTCCTTACTTCCCCAAGCCATGTTAGTCTGTATTAGAATCATACCATCTATTATTTTAATGTTTGGTTTCCAGTCTGGACAATCACATCCCCGTTCTTCTCCCATTCCTTACCTCTCTTTAGTAGTTAATAGTTTCTTATTGTTTGTTCTACCTATATCTAATAGAATCGCTATATATATTAATTAGTAGAAGATAATTAAGTTTGATTAGTTCACAACATTTTAAAGAAGGGAGAATTAAGAAATGAGAACAGAGAAGAAACAAATAGAACATAAACATCCCACATATCGATGTGAAATCTGTAACAAGTGTATGAGTATCATTGATTACATAATTAGCAACATTTGTGGGAAATGTACTGATAAGCAGGTGGAGCTTATCAGTATCAATCGTTAACCTTAATTGGGGTGGAATAAATGAGAAGGATATTTATTTTCATTACGCTATTATTAGCGTTAATCATTTCTTCTAATGCCATTGCCATGGAGTATTCTATTTTAGGTGTTAATACAAAATGGCTAAAGGAAAGAGATTGGAAGAAGGTAGTATTAGGAGCAGCCACTTCGATGGCTGTTCATATTGCAGGCCATTTGCTCTATCTAGAATGGCAGGGAAAAGATTGGCACATGGAGGATCCATTCACTGAGGTTTGTGAGGATCCCCTGACCCCTAATGAAGCAAGATGGTTTGGTCGGGCTGGATTCGTGGCTCGAGTAGGTACAGCTCTTGTCCTATCTTTAACTATGAAAGATTCAGACTTTACTAGAGGGTTTTGTGCTCTCACTACTGTCGGAACTGTTACTTATCCGTTCCTACAGGATTCGTCAGAGATGCCTGGAGATTTCGCAGTGATAGACAAACATGGTGGTAATTGGAAATTTGAGTATGCTTTGTATTCAGTTGGTTCTATAACCAGTTTGGTTTTATCAATGAAAGAAGAGGAAGAAGAGATATAGAGAGTAGAAATATAGAAGAGGAGGTAAGTCATGCGTGAAACGGAGATGTCAAAAAAATGGATTGTACTCTATTGTATTCCAGCTATCGTTCTTGGAATAGGCTTCTGGGGTACAGTCCTTTATCTAGGCTGGCATTTCGTTACAAAACTCTGGTTTCCGGAGTAGTAAACTTTATTTCAACTATTAATAAGTAGAAAAGAAAAGATCGCTATATATATTAATAACTCGAAAGGTTTATTATTCAAGACTAATTTAAAGGAAAGGAGAGACAAAATGAAAACAGTTACAAAAATAAAAGCTAGAATTATCATATATCCAATCTTGCTAATTACAGCAATTGTACTGTATCATTTCATATGTATAGATAGTATTGGACTGAAGTCGCAGGAATACCTTGCAGAGCATAACACTTCTTTTTCAATTAACTACATTACCAATACTGTTACTGTACATAATGTCATCGGCGAAAGAATCATACCATCAAGGGTCTATAGCTTCTCCGAAAAGCTACTTAGTAATGTATTGAATAAAGCTTACCTTTCTAAAAGATATAGTAGGTATGATGTATACACTCGTATCATACCAATCCGCGTAGAGTTTAGTTTAGATAGTTAGAGTGATGGAGGCCCTTGGTACATATGGGGAAATTGGTTGGGATTGATCAATAATCTCCCAACCAATTTTTTGTTACAATAATAGGAATAAGAAAAGTTCGCTATATATATTAATTAGTAGAAGATAGAGTTTGATTATTTTACAACATTTAAAGAAGGAGAATTAAGAAATGAGATATACTGATTTAGAAACACAATTTAGAGATCATCAATGGGGAAGTCGCAAAAGTCTAATAGAAGATACGTTCCTTAAAGAAGGACATGATTTTACCAAAAGGAGTCATGTTATAATATATAAAGATACGATCATAGGAGAGGAATCAGATGTACATCTTTATTTTACTCCAAAGAGTAAGATGTTATATAAAGCAGTAGTATCTATGATAAATATCTCATCATATAAAGCAATGCAAAAAGTACAAAACATATTAGTAGCTAAATATGGGTTACCCGAACCTCGATGGTTCAATGAAAATGGCGGAGTTTTTCGAGATTGGGACTTTGATAAATATCTGATCCGAACGAGCATTCTCTTTCATCCTAGTAATTCTTATAGCTTTGGTGTGACCTATATATCTAAGCATTATTATAATATTTATAAACTAGAAGAACTAAAAAAAAGAAAGGAAGTAAGAAAAATGACAAATACAAATAATGAAAAAACAGTTCTTTGTAAGTGGTGTGACGAACCCACTTCTATGTTAGGTACTGAAGAATGTAATAGATGCTGGGAAGTAACATCTCGTCTGAGCAGCTTTCTGAGATCTCAGAAGGCTAGAGATTTTGTAAGACAGATTTTGTTAAGTCGTGAAGAGACAATATACTTTCGATATATACGGGATCCATTCGCTACAGAATCTAAAGAGAAAGTGGAGAAACAATATAAGGATTATTATGAAAGGATTCGGGATCAAGACCAAGAACCGCTCAGTTTTGACGAATGGTGTGATACAGTAGAATATATACCAGTGAAGAGGTAGATAGATTCTAATTCTAATATTATCTAAAGAAGGAGGACTAAAGATGAAGAAGTTAATTATTTTAATGATTGCAACTCTGTTTCTTGCAAGTTGCATTACTCCACATTCGCCGAGAGGCCACCACAATAGAGGTGATGGTGAGGGTTCTACTGTTTCCTCTATTGATGGAGCACGTCCTGGTTACGGATATGGGGACGAAAACCACGACCATTATGGGCCTCCTGGTCAAGACAAAGGTGAGGGTAACAATGGTGAAGGTCATGGACATGGTCATGGCTACGGTCATGGTAAAAAATAACCGTCTTATAAAGAGGGAGAAAATGAGTGAATATTCCAAAGGACAAGCAGAGGGATTACAAAGAAATCTGGATCTGATTAGAAAATATGGGACAGATAAAGACAAAGATTGTTTGAGAGGCTCAGGAATGGCAGGTAATAAGCCACTATCCAAAACCTTTTACAGACGACTTTATAAGGCTACTGGACTCAAACATTTACCATAAAGAGAGGAGAAAGCAATAACGATAATGTTCTCTTGGTAGCAACGATCCCGAGATGGATACATGAATGGAGGATATATTATGAAACCAGAAAAGATACTTAATCCAGCAATCAAAAAAGAGAGTATTGCTTGGATATTAAGTCATCTGGATATGTACCCAGAAGTATCTGTCAAAGTTAACGATACTGTTGACAGAATCGATATTAACTTTCACAGTGATGTTTGTGAATCATGGTTTTTTCAATGGAAAAATATCCGTAAACGGTGGATTGGTTACATCAAAGTCGATAGAATCACATTTTCGATGATACGGGAATTTATGCCAAATTTCCAAGGTTCACGAGCATCATGTAATCTTATGTCTACTATAGATGCAACAAAGTTCGTTGCATCATACATAACTCGTATGAGTCTGTGTGCTAACCGAAGGAAATAATTTAATCTACCATCTCGGGATTATTTGTATTCTATATACTAAAGAAAGGAGAGTTAAAATGAGATCTGACTATCGATGTCGGCGCTTTAGTGGTGGTTATGAAGGTAGCTACTATGAGATCTCTTGGGTAAAGAATGGACGTAAGATCGTGTTAAACGTGAATAAGAAAAAAGCTACTCAGTTTTGTAAAAAGTGGGGTATCAAAATCTACGACCCAGAAGATAGGTTGACACCTGGGTATTATGGCAATAGCAACATGCATTTGAGATGAAAGGAGAGGAGGACGTTATAATACTATGGAACTAGACATAAAAGTAAACGTACCAGATAAGATATTCAATAGAATAGTAGAAAACACAACAAAAGAATATCCTCAACATAGTAAAGAACATATCATACAGGCGTCGAAAACAGCGGTTAGAATACTTGCTAGAATAGCTGCTGAAGAAGCAATTTGGAAAGGGAAAGTCAGGTTGTAGACAATGGATCTAAAAAAAGAAGTATTAGAAGCGAAAAAAGATTTACAGGATAACATTAAGAAAGAGGAGAAAGAATGACAAAATGGGTAAGAAAGATAGAGATGATTGCCGAAGTCAAGATGTTATTTTCACAGTATCGTAATGGAACTATCACTCGTACGAAACTGGAATTTGAGATTATATCGATACTTGGTGCAATTGAGACTGACGACTAGTAAGTATTAATTAGAAGAAAGGAGGGAAAGATTAAGAATGAAGGTAACTCGTGATATTGTAGAAATAAAAATAGACTCTCGTGAAGAGGACCAACAATTACAACGATTGTTAGAAGAGCACGGAATACCACAAATTTGGTGGCCGTCAGGAGGTTGGATACCTTATCCAATAAAGTATACATTGTCCGAAGACGAGTTTAAGAAAATTGAGGGAGCCGAAATTTTGCAACAGTAATTTTTAAGTTGGTTGGGAGTCTAATACATTCTTCCAACCAATTTTTTTGTTACAATAATAAGATAAGGAAAAGATTGTTATATATATTAATTAGTAGAAGATAGGCTTTAGTTAATTTTATAACACTTTAAAGAAGGAGAATTAAGAATGAGAAAATTATTCATACTATCGGCCATAGTGGCTTTCCTGAAAAAAGTATGGAACTGGGTACGTTCAATCCACCACCCGGTTGGAACCAAGTAAATAATCTCGATAAAAGGAGAATAAAATGACCAGTCCAAGAACAATTAAAGTAAACCCTTGGGACCTAGACAAACACCCCTCCTGGAGAAAATTCCTTGAAGAGAAGGATGAAAGACTTAAGAAAAGGAAAAGGCAAGCCCAGGATAGGGGTAATAGGAGTAGAGGTCATGGTCGTAGTCGTGGTAGATAAACAGAATTGGTTGGGAGAGTGTATAGTAGTCTTCCAGCCAATTTTTTTGTAACAATGGTGGGAATAGAAGAGATCGCTATATATATTAATTAGTAGAAGGATTAAGACTTAGTTAATTTAATAACATTTAAAGAGGAGAATTAAGAATGAGAAAATTATTTGTACTATCGGCTATGGTGATTTTCCTGATGGCAGGATGTGCTGCGACTTATAAACCACCGGTTACATCTTCACATAATATTGTGGAGGGAATCCAAGGCTTAAAGTCGGATTTATTTAAGGCGTCAAAGCAAGTTCTTGTAACGGAAGGTTATCAGATTCTTAGCTCTGATGAAAAGTCGGGTACGATCTCGACAACGCCTAAACGATTAAATCTAGATGAAACGTCTTGTGACTGTGGGACAACAATGGGTTTACCTTATATCAAGGACAAAAGGACTGTTACGACTGTCTCTCTAGGTCTGTTGATTACCGCCAATAAGATAATCATTAAGGCAACTATTGATGGTGAGTATCTTAAAGGTGACATAGTTCATGGTGTGAGTATGGTTTGTGTTTCAACAGGAAAGATAGAGAGAGATCTAATACGGAAGATCAAAATGCAGCTGTAATCGTTCTCGATGATATTATGTACCTGGAACGAATATTGAGAGTCACTAAATATTATTAACATCTGTATAGAATTGGTTGGGAGTATGTAGTAATCTTCCAACCAATTTTTTGTAACAACAGTGGGAATAGGAGAAGTTCGCTATATATATTAATATTAGATTAGAAAGGTTTATTACTCAAGATTAATTATAAGAACTTAAAGAAAGGAGAGATAGAATGAAAAGAGTAATAAAAATGCAGATCGTGTTTGCAGTAATAACGTTGGTACTCATGGCGTTATTCATAGTATTTGGAGTAAACCCGAGGAGGGCGAACGCTACTGAGATACAACCACAATTTGAAGATTATAAGTGGGGCAGTACTTTCGATGAAGTAAAAGAAATGATAATTTCAAAGGGACATCACATGGATCCCAGATTTACTCAACCTGATCTCGGCACTATGATTTCTTCAGATAAAATTCTGGGCTGGGAGGTTAAGGTTTACTTTCACTTTACCCCAAAAACACAAAAGTTATATCAGGTATCTTTGTCCTGGGACGAGCTTGGAACGGTAATAGTATATGACTCCTTGCTTCGAATATTAACTAAAAAATATGGTCCTCCCGAGATAGATAAAAAAGATGAAAAACTATATTGGCAAAGAGAATCTGTGTCATTATGCCTATCCCTTACTCGTACCAAAAAGAAACTTCACTTAATGTATCTCTCAGAAAAATATTCTAAACTAAATATGCAAGAATGCAGTGAAATAGCAGAAACCCAAGAGAAAGAAGCTGAAGATAAACTTTAATTAAGAAAGGAGAATTAAGAAATGAGAAAACTATTTGTATTATTAACTATGACGGTTTTTTTGATGGTAGGATGTGCTGTATCTCCTGAATCTCCTACCAGATTGAATCCAGTTATAGACCAAGGAAAAATTCAGGAGTTAACCGACGGTCAGGTGTTGGGTCTGTATCTTTACAATGTCAAATATAAAAATTTGGAACGTGCAGCAAAGATCCTTATGGACGTAGAGAGGAGAAAGCTCTTTCCACTTGAAGAACGACATTTAATACTTAGTCAGACTCTCAAGGTTGGTATGTCCGAAAGAGGGATGTGGCTAGCTATGGGACGAAAGTGGAATCATATTAACAGATCTGTAGGGTCTTATGGTATACATAAACAATACGTTTACAAATATAGACATGGATGTAGCAGATACGAATATGGTTATAGTGGTTATTGTAAACGAGTTTATGTCTATGTTGAGAATGGTAAAGTAACGGGATGGCAAAACTAGGGAGGACTAAAAATGAAAAAATCAGTACTAGCATTAGTTATGGCGATTTTTCTAACATTTGTCTTGTCACTTACTATACCTACGCAATCGTATGCAGACTCTAAAATACAATTCGAGAATTATAAGTGGGGTAGTAGTATCGATGAAGTAGAGGGAATAATACTCTCAGGCGGTTTTGGAGCTAGACGACTCGCAGGTTGCATTCCGGGAGTTAGTTATTTAAATAAAGTTTTTGACGAGGAAGCTTACATACGATTTTTCTTCACTCCGAAAACGAAAAAATTACATATGATAAATGTTGAGTGGGATAACAAACCTGGATGGGAGAATGTCTATCTAGTAAATTCGATACTCAAGACGTTAACTAAAAAGTATGGCAAACCACGAGATTTGAGTAAGTCCAAAGAAGGTTATATGTGGCTGGGAGAGAACGCGGAGCTGAGATTAATTGTGTCCAGTTTTAAAACTCGATTGATTTATTGCTCTTTACTCTGGTGAACGGTATGAGAGAGGTTGGTTGGGAGTCTGATAGTCTTCCAGCCAATTCTTTTCATTCGGGATCACTCGTATTCTGTAAACTAAAGAAAGGAGGAAACGAAAAATGGACAAGGATTTCGAACATATAGAGCATTCTATTAAATTATACACTAATTTATACTTGAACACGGGAAATTCAAAAATTCCAGTAGATTTTCATAAATTATATGATGCATTATTTTTCTTCTATGACCAGCATCTCCAACATATAGAAACAAAAAACATCCCCCCAATAGAGATAATTCTTGACCCGAAGGCAGCTTCCAACTCATCAGAGGATCTTCAAATGAACTGTTCAGGTTGGTTCTCCCTAAAAACTGGGGACTCACGAGTAGTAGAAATTCTAATCTCAACAAGATATATATTGATTCCAGGAGGTGCAGGAGAGATAAGAGACGAGAAACGATCTCTTGATTCACCTTTGGAAGCTCTATTTACGACTATTCTTCATGAGACTTACCATCTAGTTTCTTTCTTAACTAACTATAGTGATATAAACAGAAAAAGAAAGATCACAATGGAAGACTACTTTAAGGAGATTTATGGTAAGAAAATGAAATTTGCTGATAGAATCTCTCAGAAGTATAAGTTTATTTACGGTGAGAAGATAGCTCTTATGTACCATAAATCGGAAATAGAAGCTGCGAGATTTGCTTATTCTAATTTAAGTTACTTTGAAAACCTATATAATAAAAGTTGCCAGTTCTATACCTCGTTTACAAAGTGTGTAAACGATTGAAAATTACTTAACTTTGTTTTTGGTTGGGAGTCTATCAATACACCTCGATAGTCTTCCGGCCAATTTTTTATTGAAAAGAAAGGAGGAGGAAGAGTGAGACGACCAAAAACAATTAGTTTAATTCTTGCAGCTATCGCAGGAATTCTGATGGGGCTTGCTTTAAGTACAATGAAGGCAAGTGGAGAAGCCGAAATTATGCCAGCAATCAAGGTACAAATAGACTTAATAAATACGGCACTATACAAAGGACATTCAGTTAAAGAAGCAATGTACATAAAATCAAGGTACCATTCTAAAATTTATTACATAGGTGCGATTGTTCGTACTAAAGATAAAGGAGATGTATTAACATTATGGGCTACTAATGTATTCTACGATAGACCAGTTGGATTACTATTTTCTGTAAATGAATTAGCTTATGAATTATCTGGTATGGGAAAAGGAAAGAATACAAAAGCTAGAGTTTGGAGAAATGATCCAGAAGCTCGTGCGTTGAGAAACTATTTTAATGTAGAATGGGATTATTAAAAAAAGAAGAAAGGAGAGACAAGATGGAAAGAATTAATATCGGACACCCAAGATTCGAAAACTATGAGTGGGGGGCTCATATAACTACGGTAAAAAATATGGTAATCGCAAAAGGACATGAACTGATTGATGATGGTGACAAGTCAGGTATAGTAGAGTATGAAGATAAGATTCTAGATAAGGAAGTTAATATAAAACTTTGCTTCACTTTCGAATCGCGAAAGCTGTATTTAATATCCTTGCTCTGGTATGATAGTCCGATACGTAAGGCACTGTTTAAAATATTAACTAGTAAATATGGTGAGCCTCAATCGATGGGTAAAATGGGTTGGTATAAATGGAAGCGTGATCGATATCTATTGGATATTATTAACGCCTCCTTTGAAGATAAAGGTGTTGTCCGGATGCATTATCAATCTGATGATTATTGTTTTATTCATATAAAGGAAGCAACCAGAGCAGAGTATGGCGAAGATGTAGACAGGTTCTGATCTTGGCTTGAATAGAGAATAGAGACTGGATGGATTTTTTCTAGTCTTTATTTTTTGTAACAATAAAATTCGCTATACATTTGAAAAAAATTGATCTGGTAATGAAGACGGTATCCACGTTCAGTCACTAGATCTAGACATTCCCAATTTGTTTTTCCGATTTTCTGTCACTCGTATCCTACTAGAATCAAAAAGTTTCTGCGCACAATATCTCAGAAAATGTCAAAGAGACCGTCTTTTCGACCAAAACTCCCAATCTAACCAAAAGTCAAGTTATCAGTCAATCGCCGTATTAACACCAAATCTACTAACAATTAGGTTTTCGATCCCCCTCACTATCATAAGGAGCGGGCCAGATATGATAGTGTCTTCTATTCATTGATAGTTTGTCTTCAACAGTAGATACATTAAGCCCTTCTAAGTTATATTCCTCTGTTAAAAACTTAGATGGAATATCTGGATTGTGTATAAAGACATATTCCATAGTATGGTCTATTCTTTTATAACTCTCATCGCTTACATATATACCTATAACCTTCTCTTCAACAACACTACTAGCCCCCATATACACTGGTAATACTTCATTATTAAAACCAACTATATGTGTTGGATAGAACTCAGATGTATAATCGACTTTATCATCCATTATTAACCAAGCCATATCTTCTCCTTTCTTACAGTTCAGAACTCAAACGTTAATTCTATGTGGTTTCGAGTGGTGTAGACAGAACTTTTGATAGAGTCAATTATAAGATCCGTTCTATAACCCGTTTATATTGTGTTTGACTATATCAATGAACTCACCTACACGTCTCTTACAGCTATGATACTTCCTGACAAACTTCATTCCCTGTCTCGCTATATGTTCCCTCTCGCTATCATGTTTGAGATAATATTGTATCTTATCTCGTAAGTCGTTTATATCCTTATATAAAACCAAATGCTTCCCGTCTATATAACCAAACCTATCAAAGTCTTCTGGCTTGTCAGCTAGGAGAAACCCACCACAAGATAATACTTCCGTATATCTCATACTGAGAGAGTTGTATATGTTGTTACTAGTTATTGTTATCTTAGACGCACTGATAGCTTTAATGAATTTCATCTGGGATACACTCTTAGTAAGAGTCCTTAAACCTTTCATACCCTTTAACATTCGATGTACTTTACTTCTATTTGGATACACGTCGTCTCTCACAGTAAAAGCTGCTAGCACATCTATAACCTTAGTGGTGTCGGGAATCTGTTTATAGATGTTAGTGTCTACTGAGAATGGAAGGAGAAAGATTTTATCGCAGATATTATTCTGTTTGAGATTCTCTACTACAAGAGAAGTGACGCCGAATACTATAGCTGGTTTTAACCGTTCAAAGAACTCACCCTGAGGCAAGATTGTTCCCTTGAAGCTACCCTTCTTCCCTACATAATCAACGGCTATATGGACTCTGGGAATGTTAACCCTATCAAATCCTTGGAATGGTCGAGAATAGCGCCACCCGTACGTTAGTAGTACATCCGGAGACGACACATAGAACTTCCTTATTATTTGAGATACACTTAGGTTCGGATCCCACCCCTTATATCCCTCTCCATAATACACAACTTCATGTTCCTTCCCTATCTCATTCCGAAATAACTGGTGACCCCAATTATATCTCGCTATCTGATTTGGACTTAAAAGTAGTATACGCACCGATCTATTTCACCCTCCATTTTCGACATAGTTAAGATATTTCACCTTTCAGATCTGATCTATATAGACTTTACTAGGATATACCCTTCCATTCATTTTTCTACCCCCATCAATAACAAATTGTAAACCAATATATCTAACTACTGTTCTCTCTGTTATTTCTTTTACTCTATCTCCATATTCAACAGGTACTACTACAAAAAATACACCTCTATTATCCATCTCATAATGATAAAGTATTTTTGAAACAACACGTGATATAAGAAGATCCAGACCTTCTATATCTGGAACTATTGTTGATATATGTTCATAAGATAGACCCGGATCATTCGTTTTAGTAATTACTTTAATTCTTATAAAATCCACTTTTTCCACTCAGTCCCTCCTTTCTTTCGTTTCATATCTCTTACTTACCATTTCTACTAACGATTTATCCTTCTCAACTATCCTTTCTAACAAAGTCTTCGATTTCAATAAATAAGATAAAGCTATAACATTAACCAACCACTCTTCCCTCTCTTCTTCTGACAACTTTATTTGTAGAGATATAGAGCCATCATCAAATTCAGTCTTCCCTAGTATATCCATTCTATTCTCCTAAAGTTTTCATTACTAGAATGCTGCAATCCGTTCATTCAAAATCTTGGAATATTCCTTCATAACTACTAACTGTCGTTGCATCCGTTCTTGCTCTTCACTTGGTAATGTTTTAAACGTTTCTCCATCCAGAAACACAATTAGTAAGTAGAGTTTACGATCTAACTCTGACTTCTCATTTACTACTCGCTGTTGATATTCTTCCATGATTTCTTACCTCCTCTTATTCTCAAGGTTTATATTACTCCTATATAGATCTGATCTATACAGACTCCACTAGGACAATCTCACTTATACCTTCTTATCTTATCCAATTGTATCCTTATTTCATGTAACTCATCTCTCATGTCTACTAAAACCTCAATTAATAACCTTTCAAACCTCTCTAATATAGGACCTACATCACCCCCGATTTTAGCTACTTCCATTATCTCTTCTTTAGTTCTTGATTCCATCTTCTCTATCCTCCTATTCTCATACCATAAAACCACCCTCTGATACTTTTGTTTCTGGTATATCAGCTACACGTTTCACTGGCGGAGCTAACTCTACTAGTTCGTATCTAACAATATTACTTAATATCTTATTCCAAGTCTTTTCAGTAAATGGACCATTTGTTATATCGTTTCCTCTCATCCAATCTTCTCCAGCAAGCGGTTTTCTAGCCGTCCCTGAACAACCTAAATAACTTCTACCTCTTCCCCTATCAATTGCTGTAATATGATATCTGTTATGGTCTGTATAAAAATTAATAATTCTCTTATGTTTAAAATCTGCTTTGGGTAAACCTTCCACTGGAGAGCTATCATATTCCACTTTGATATACTCGGTTTCTTTACTAGGACAAACGTCTTTTAACCATTGGTCCAACATTTCCATTTTGTTTTTCATTTTTCTTCTCCTTCTAATTGTTAGGTTATTTACGTTACTCTATTATAGTTTCTCCTATCCATTTCGAGTACTCTACTATAAGTAGAATAATCCTTCTCACCTATTCTATACAACCATTCAATTTCGTTTTTCTTCTTATCATGACTTAACTTGTAAATCTTTCCAATCAATGGAAAACTTATAATATAGACTTTTATATCCCTTACTGGAGTTCTCGTTGATATTTCAAATAACATCAAAGGTATAATGCCGCTTATACTTGGTATTTCTATTTCAACTGACTCTTCTTTTATATTGATTATATAAAACATTTTAGGGTAAAGAATATTTAACGAATAGTCTATCTCTTCTATTATACTCTTACTTACAGCTTCTGGGAGTTCGATACTAATAGTCTCCATTTGACTTCACCACTATTGTTGTTACTTCACCACTTATTAAATCTCTAATCTCTCCTTTCACTTTTTTTCTTACTTCATCTACTAATTCTTTTGGAACCAAAATATATACTTCTTCCAGTGATTTATATTGAATATCATAAAACATTTTTGGCATAAATGAGTTGAGGTACGCCTCTAAACTTTCATAAAAAGGCATATGACTTAGATCAACTTCTTTCGTATAAACTCCCGGTTTTATCCATTTTGCCATCTTAAATATACCTCTTCAATTACAGGCTCAAAACGTAATCGTCCTGTGGTCTTTCAACTCTATTAGATATGATAGACTTCGCAAGGTGATCTAAAAACTTCTCGACATCACATTTAGGCATTCGAATATACAACATATCCTTCCTAGGAACATAAACCACTCCATGATAAAGGTTGAGAGGAAACAATTTACTTTTATCTACAGGTGATTTACTATTATCTATAAACTCATTAAGCCAGTCTTCTAATCTCTTACAATCATCATATGCTAAACCTACTCTTATGGAAAGATAGAAACCAACTTCTTCTGGAGACTTTCTATCAGTAGGCATCATAAGATTAAAGTCCGGAGGATGCTCAATTAAAAATCTAATCATCACTCCAAGTCCTATACTGTCACCATTACTATAACTATATTCTGATTTTATCCATTTTGTCATTCTAGATACCTCCTTATTTCAACTCATCTAACACATCTTTAGAACAGTAATTCAATAATTCACCACATCCTTCACATCGTTTCCAAGGTCCGTTTGGGAGTTCTCCTATATATTCAGGAACCCTACATTTTGGACAGTACTCATACCACTTATAATCATTACTAGTCATAGCTACCTCCTATAAAACTCATTCTACTTTCCTTATATGATGTGCTGGATTCCCTCTAACAATCCAACCATCCCTTACATCATTCAAGACAACACTCCCCATCCCAACCAGTGCATTCTCACCTATTGTAATATCAGATCCGATAAGACTACCTGCCCCGATACTTGCTCCTTTTTTAACAAGCGTTTGACTATAGATCTTCGCCTCCCTTAGTCTAACCTTAGGATATTTCATATTTGTAAAAATAACTCCAGGACCTATGAAAACACGATCTTCTATCGTTATCCCTTCAGGTATAAAGACGTAACTTTGTATCCTTACATTTTTACCTATCTTAACAGGACCAGTAATGTTCACCCCAAAACCTATAACTGTACCTTTTCCTATTTGAACGAAGGGACTAATTGAGCAATGACTCCAGACAGTAACCCCATGTACTACAGAAGGAAGATGGAATGGGTACTCAGACTTAATTCCCTTAATAATATTCATAGCAGTATCAAACTTAATATCTTGCTCGTCCATATACTTCTCAAATTTCTCTTTTGTCCATTCTTCGGTTTTAGACCAATCTTCTTTCATAACTATCTCCTATAGAACTTAAATTCCTTCTCCACTTCTTCCTTGGGAAAGAACTTACCAGATAGTTTATTCTTATCAAAAAACAGTTGATAAGCTAACTGACCATTAGGACCTTTACCCAACTCACCAACGATTGCTATAACTTTAGGGTTCTTCTTACTTCTAATCTCATCGCCCATTTGGAATATAAAATCCTGACTCTGATTTTCTACCATCTCACTTCCTCTACTACAGGTTCTAATTCGTTTCCTACAAAGTGGTATTCTATTTCTTTATTATACTCTGATACTTCATTTATCTCTACTTTTACACAACCTATTCTTACCCCTTTTCGTTCGTCCATTACTATTACTGTTAAATCATTTAAAACTCTATCTACTTCTTTTACTGCCTCTTTTGGGACGTAAACATATAGTGTCTTCTTATCTATACACTCTTCTATCCTAGTAAATAATTTTGGTACTACATTACTAACTATATTGTCAATATCGTTTATCGTTACTTTGACACTACCAGTACTATCAAGGAATTCGCCGTTATACTCATAGTCAAATACTGTTTTATCAATACCCTTAGTAATAGAACCAAATAACCTTCTCATCTTCTCTACTCTATACCAGGAAATGCCCTTACTTCAAATTTTATATTTTCATAGTGTTTGCTTCTAAAATAGGGCCAATTAGTTACTCGTCTTTTTACTTGTGATACATGTCTTCTTGGAACACGAACTAAGAACAGAACGTCCTCTTCTCTTTCTATACATTCGATCGAAGTAAAAAGTTTAGGAACATATTTTACTAGATGATTAGATAAAAAGTTAGATATGGTACCAAGTAGAAGAGGACTGTATTTATCCATAACTAGTATATTCCCGATTCTATGAGGCCAAACTGCCTATAACGATACCTTGGTTTAGTCCTATCAGGGTTCTCTTTTATAAAATGAAATAGATCTTCATAAAAAATCCATCCTTCAAGATTAGTTACATACTTAAAATTAGGTATCCTAAATGAGTCAGTTCTCGGCTCATAATCAACTGCTAAAACAGAATGGAAGCCATATATCTTATGCCAAACTACCATCTCTAGAGGTAACAATGACTTCCTCTTTTTTATTA